TCAACGTGTACGAGTGCTCCTATACGGATGCTCTTTCTCAGCGGTATTACAAACTGGCCCGCTAACCTTATGTGTTGCTTAATTTGCCTAAGTGTTCTTTTAGAACTTTGGAACCGCCGACCCTTACATTAATAATTCCGTTATAATACTCATCTGTCTCTAGTACTCTACGGTCAAACTGTTCCTTTGCCTCTAGATAACTCATAATGCCTCTGCTTGGACACATATATAATATTTCTCTAGTGAAGTTTTCTGGGCCTAATTCTTTTACATCTTCAAGTAAATGATCTGAAGATCCCCAATAGTCTCTCCAATCACTTTCTTTGCTTCCACGTCTTTTGTTTTTCTTGCCTTTAAGTGGTGGCTTTGTGGTTTTAAACTTAGCTAATTTTTTGCCTACGTACTTTTTGTTATTTGTCAAATTAGTAATAAGATAAACAAATCCTTCTATGTCATTAGGAATTTCTTCAACTTTGTTACCTTTGTACGTCCATTGCATGAACATACTTACCGTTGCCTATTCTTTATTTGCCTCAATTTTGGTTTGGAACTTATCATGTATTTCGTTAGCTCGTAATTTGCACAATCTACGTATTTCCCGTAGCCATTTTCTACTAGCACGATGTGTTCTATAACTTACACGCTGTTCAAAATTCTCGTTTGCCTTAAAATATTCTAAGTAAGCCTTTACAAGTTGGTCATGCACATCATCTTCAATCATAATACATCGCCTTTAGTGTAATAGGATTAGTTCCTGTTGCATGCCCTGCAATTTTTGTATGACAATCTCCACCTATTCCTTTTAAGAATGCTCGTTCTACTTGTCCTTGTGCATATGTTTTTTTATGATTTGCCTTTTTTACTATATCTATTGTATCTTTATCATTTGCTCTTGTCTGTAAAGCAATAATACCTTGTCCTACAGCTGGAATAATTGGTACTTTGATTGTAGTCCTCGTAATACCTAGTGCTTTTAATCCAGCTTCAGCAAGTACTATAGCATCATATTCGCCGTTGTCAAGTTTTTTTAGACGAGTATCTATATTTCCTCTGATAGGTTTTATGTTTATGTCTAAATTTTTATACAAATCTTTAAGTTGTGCAGTTCGGCGTGGACTACTAGTGCCTATAGTGCAACCGTACCCAACACTGCCTACAAGAACATCATGTGGACTGTTACGTTTTAGCATTGCTGAAATAACTAAGTCAGGATTTTCTTCACCAGGCATATCTTTTAGGCTATGCACAGCCACATCTATTAATCCTTCAGAGAGTGCATATTCTAAGGCACTACAAAAGACTCCTTTGCCTCCTATTTCATATATAGGAGTATCTGGATTTAGATCACCATCAGTTTGTATTATTTCAATTTCAGTTTCACAAGAAAGCTGTTTACATGCTTCGTTTGCATATGCTAAAGCTAGTTTACTTCCTCGTGTTCCAATTTTTAAGTTCATTCTATGTAATCAATATCATTTTCGTATGATGTAAAGCCATTTTCTTTTACGACTCTCATCACATAATTGACCCTTCCTACTAGTTCGTCTTTATGAGATATAAGATAAACATTTTTATCGCCTTCTCTACCCATTTTCTTAAGTACAGCCAACGAGCCTTCGACACCAGCAGTATCCATTCCACTATCAATAAGCTCGTCTATGAACAATAAGTTAATTTTTTGATAAAGACTTTCCCAAACATCACGGAATGCAAAGCTCATACCAAGTATAAGTCTGTTTCTTTCACCTCTACTCAAGTTATCAAAGTCCAAATCTTGTCCTAGCTGTGTTATTTCAACTGATAAGTCGTTTTGAAACACAACACTATGCGGTAATCCAAGTTTATCCAAATAATATGTTAGCCTATTGTTCAAATACATTAGATTCTGATCAATTATCTTCTTACGTATAAAAGAATCTTTGTTTGTAAGTAGTTTGAATAAGAAATCTTGATGTTCTTTGAATGTTGTAAGTTCATTTACAGGAGTCCAATCAATTTCTTGTACTGCTGTTGCATTTAGATCATCAATTTGTTTCTGATACGGATCTATTTCTTCTTGTTTTGCATTTAAAGATTGCTTAAGACTGTCTACATTTTGTCTATGCTCATATGCTTCTTTAGCAGTTTCATAGAATGTAGTAGGTTTTCCATTTATATCACCTATTTCTTGTAAGTCATAGAATATTCCTTGCAACTTATCACTTATTTCATCTAAGTATGACTGTGCATCTTCTAATTCTTTTTGTTTTGTTAATTTAAGTTCTTCTAATTTATTGTCGTGTAATGCTTGTCCACAGGTATAACACACTGCATCATCTAATCCTGCGATGTCTTTTGTAACTTTTAATAAAGACTTATTGGCACGTTGTAGTGCAGGCTCAAGAGTGCTTTGTTCTTTTTTAAGAGCCATAATAGCATTGTTATGTTCATTCCAATTTTGTAGTTTTTCGTGTGAATCTAGCTCAGCATCAATGTCTAAATGCTCTAATTCGTCAATAGCTTTTATTAATTTCTCACTATCTTGTTGTTTTTTAGCTAGCCAAGCACGTTGCGTACTACGTAATCCTTCAATTGTTGTTTCTATCTTACTATTTGCTGTTTGTATTGCGTTAATTTTAGCAGTTTCTTCAGTAATTGCTTCTCTTGTTATTCTTGTTTGTTCTTTTAGTGCTTCTGCCTTTTCAGATAGTATTGTTATACCTAGCAACTGTTCTATTATCGCACGTTGATCATTTTGTCTCATGCTTAAAAACGGGTCTGTATAGGTATTTAGAGCAACAATGTGCTTAAACATATCGTGACTCATATCTAATAAGTCATTTATTGCTTCTTGAGTCTTTCTGCTGTCTCCTTGAGACTCATCTGTCATTTCTTGTTCATGTTCATTTATAAAAAACTTTAAAACATTAGGTGATCTACCACGTTCAATTCGGTAATCAACACCATTTTTTTCAAAATGTAGTGTAACCAACATGCCTTTACTGTTGGTTTTGTTTATTAGATTATTTCTTTTAATATTTGTAAGTGCTTGTCCATATAAAGCGTAAGAAAGGGCATTAATAATTGTTGTTTTACCAGTGCCATTACGTGATCCGCTATCATCTCCGCCTTGATCTAAGTTTTCGCCAAGCACAAGCGTCAGTTGTTCGCGATTAAAATTTACAGCCTGAGTTTGATTACCCACACTCATAAAGTTCTTTACTGTTAAGTCTTTAATTTGTATCATAGTTCGTTATAAATGTCCAATAGCATCTTCTTATTGAAGTTGTCTGAGTCTATTGCAGATATTTCACCTGCTACTATTTGATCAACACTTTCAAATTGTTGTATATCAAGTTCTGTGTTGATCTCTTCTAATTGTTTTTGTGGTATAAGACTTATTTCTCTACAACCATAATTGTTTATAAATGTTTCTTTTACAAAACTTGCTTCTTCGTAACTTATAGGCAAGTCTAAATTTACACGCAAATACATATTTGGCTTAATTAATGTAGATTGTTCATCTATTAGTTGTGATAATTTTACAGTTCTGTATTTAGGACAGTCAGGCCAATTAATATATGATGGTTCTTCGTTGTTTTCTCTGTCAAGTATCATCATACCACGTGCATCATCCCACGCATCTGCATAGTTGTGTGGAAATGCATTACCAATATAGTGTATTTTGCCTTGCTTTTGACGTTTGTGAAAGTGTCCTGAGAACACATATTCCTGATTCTTGAAGTGTTCAGCTTTAAGTTCACCGTGATCAGGCATCTGTACCATAGCATTCATATAGAAGCTAGGCAATTCGAAGTGTCCAAATAGATATTTTGCTTTAATTTTGCTAATTTTTTTCCATTCATCACCTACTAACCAAGGAACAAGTGCTACGTCTTCTTCTTCATATATTGAATCAATAAAAGTTATGCCCGGAATATGTTTTGCAAACGCAGTAGAATTAACATCTCTCTTATCTTTGTAGTAAAGATCATGATTCCCATCAAAAAAGTAAAATTTTTCAAATGATTGACCTAATTTTTCCATGCAACGGATAGTACTATCCATTGTTGTAAGGTTTAGACTGTTTCTGTTATGATGCCAGTCGCCACAAAATATGCCAGTTTCGCAATTATTTTGTTTTGCTTGATCGATATACCAATCGATAAAGTTTTCGCAGTCTTGATTGTGTATTTTACTATTGCCTTTAAGGCCAAAGTGTATGTCTGTAAATACAGCGGCTTTCTTAAACAAATTTTATCTCTCCATATACCTATTCTCGTTAACTATAAAGTCAAATCAATGCTTTGTCAACGATTAATTTTGGGTTTTTTGACTATCTAGCTCTCTTTTCATGGCATTATCCCATTCACCAGCCGCTTGTCTTGTATAACTAGGATTCATATCGTTCATTTCTAAAATATCGTCTCTTATATTTTGATTTCTTTTTTCTATGTTAATTACACGTACAAAACTGTTTGTAACTGCCGCTGTATAGTATGCAAATGGGTTTTGCGACTTAGATTCGTCAAATTGTAAGCCAATTTGTGCTAATTGGAGTATTGCTTGCCCACGCATTTCGTCATTATAAGTATATCCGCGAACATTACCTCGTGTAGCGTACCTATCACATAGCTTCATCCACATCATTGCCAATTTATTTGTAGCTTTTCCATGATCTAAATTAAAAAACCCGTTGTCCATACCACCTTCCCAGTGACTTTTACCAACACAAATTAATTCGTCGTTATCGTTGAACTTGTAATGTTGAAATGGTGGAAAGTTTAGTTTTACTTTTCTATCAGCTTCTGTTTTTGGTGTCTTTTTTCGCCCAGGCTCATCAGGAATGTGTTCAAATGACATAATTCTGAAAATTAACTCCGTTTTTTCGATCTTTCTGTAATCAATTTCGCACTGAGCAAGTTTTATTTTTTCGCCCCTTGCTTTTCTTGCATCGAAATCCGCATGTTGCAATCTTTTTGCTTTATTTCGTTTTGCTTCTGCTATTGTTCTAACATTTATTTTTTCTAAACTAGGTAAAATTATGTCAAATTGATGATATTCAGGATCTACGTAGCTACAAAATGTACTTTTCGACTTATGTATTTCCTTTAAAATATCTTTGTTGTTAAGATAATTTATTCTTTTCATTTTTTCTCCAAATTGTTATTACATTATAATATACGCACATTAAAAAGTCAACTAAATAATACATATAGGAGACAAATATTATGCCAGAACCAGATTTAGATGCCTTTGGTGGACCAGGTCCAGCTATTACAACAAATTCTGCAAAATCACAATCTAGAAATTCTAAATCTCCAGTACAATCTTTACAAGATTTAGGAGGTAGTTCTATTAGCTTTGGAAAAAGCGTAATACAAAATGGATTTAAAAACACAGTAGAAGATGTATTTGCAAACGGAGCATCTGGACTAATGAGTTTGTTGCGTGGCAAGGGTATTCCTATCGACGGTTTAGCTGGAGGTTTGTTTTCTAGTAATACAGCAAGCTGGGCAAGAAACGATGACGAAGACTGGAGAGTAAAACTCAGTATTCCTAATGGTTTATCATTAGAAGGAAATTTACAGTCTAAGTTAGTCGAAACAAACGGAATGATTTTTCCATATACTCCAACAGTTATATTTTCCCATAGTGCTGCTTATTCGCAGATCAAACCTACACATAGTAATTATCCTTTTCCTATCTATCAGAGCAGTCAACCTGACAATTTACAAATTACTGGAGAATTTTACATAGAAGGTGCAGATGAAGGATTATACTGGGTTGCATGTGTACACTATTTACGAACTATTACAAAAATGGCATACGGAAAAACTTCTAATGCCGGAACTCCACCACCTATTGTTTTGTTAAATGGGTACGGAGATTATGTATTTAAGAATGTTCCTGTTGTTATTATTAATTTCTCTGTAGATTTACCAACTGATGTAGACTATATCCATGTGCCTGAAGCTAATACGTATGCTCCTACAAGAAGCACTATTACAATACAAGCAATCCCAACATACAGCAGAAGAGAAGTACACAATTTTAGCCTTGATACATTTGTTAAAGGGGGTTATGCTAAAGGTAGAGGAGGCTTTATTTAATGTATTCTGAAAGTAGTCCTTACTTTAAGACACAAATAGTATCTGGTGAATATTTGGATATTTTACAAATACGTCCTGTACCAGCAGAACCAGATGATGTATTATACACAGTAGAAGTACAATACACACATCGTCCAGATTTGTTAGCATTTGATATGTATGGAGACAAAGATTTATGGTGGGTTTTTGCACAAAGAAATCTAGAAAAATTAAAAGATCCTATTTTTGATTTTGAAGCAGGTACAGAAATATTTGTCCCTAAAGGACCAACACTTAAAAGATTACTAGGATTGTAGTATGGATCCACAAAATTTAATTTCAAGACTGAAAGCAAAAGGTCAAGACTTAGCAGATAAAGCAGAAAATGCCGCAAGTACTGTTGCTAATAATTTTAATCAATCTGGCAATATTTCAGTAGGCGGAGTTGCTAGTGCAGTAGAAGGTGCGTTATCTGACATTACTGGTTCTACAGTTGATATGACAAAAACTGTTAACGGAATCACAGGTCCTGCTCTAGGACAACTTGATCTTGCATATGGTGGACTTTCAAATGTTTTACAACAAAATATGATGAGTAATCCTATTATGCAAGGAATATCTGGATTTTCTTCTGGGTTAGCAGGATTGACTGGCATGTTTGGTTTAGGAAAGCAACCAAATATACTTGAAGGTTTTGCAAGTTACAATTATGTTTTTACTTTAGGATGCTTGACTGACTTTGAATTAAATTTTCCTGATCTAACATATAGATATAGAGATCCATTAATTACTATATTAAAAAGTGGCGGAGGCGACTTAAAAGGTAGTAGAACTGTTTATGAAAGAAATGGAAAAACGGAGTATTTCATAGATGACGTAGAAATTGAAACTATAGTAGCAGGAAATCCGGGGACTAGATCAACTAATGCAACAAGTATAAAGTTCCAAATTACAGAACCATATAGTATGGGACTATTTTTACAAGCCTTACAAATTGCCGCATTAAGTGCTGGACATAAAAATTACATAGAAGCTCCGTATGTTTTATCAGTTGAATTCAAGGGATACGATCAAGCAGGTAGGAGGTACACTGCAAGGCAAGGTAGAAGAATATTTCCATTAAAATTTGTTAACGTTGAATTTGAAGTTACTGAAGGAGGAAGTATGTATGCTGTACAAGCAATTCCTTTTCATGAAGAAGCACTTAAAGATCAAATGCAAACAACAAGAACAGATATTACATTTCATGGCAGGACAGTATCTGAAATGTTGCAATGGGGATTTCAAAGTTTAACAAATAATATGAATGAAAAATTGCTTGAGGGAGAAAAAGTAGGAAATGCAACTAAAGCAGATCAGTATATTATTTTGTTCCCGACAGAAAATAGTAGTGCAAAAGAATCTGCCGCTTTTAGTAAAGTACAATCGTCAGGAGGAGATAGTGCCACTACTGCTGGTAATAATGGATCACAAGAAGGGCAAGAACAAAGAGAACTAACTGAGGAACAATTACAAAGATTATATGAATCTGCAACTGGTGTGCTAAACGGCAAAATGACAATGAAGGAATTTGAAAGTAAATTAGCAGAAGAAAAAGGTATAATTTTAAAACGTTCAAGTTTAGGAGAAACAATTAGAGAATACGCCGATAAAGAAGAAAATATAAATTCAATTGGTATGAGCAAAATTGTTAAAAGCAGATTAGATACTGGCAAAAAACCATTTGGTAAGAAGAAAGATTGCGAAGATGAAAATGTAAAAGGTAAAATTGATAGATGTAAAGTTGTACCGTCTGATGATGCTAGAATTATGTCAGTAAGCTCTGGTAAAAAATTACAAGATATAATTGAAGAAGTAATATTATTAAGTGAATACGGAAGAGGAATAACAGAGCGTAAACCAGATACTAACGGAATGTTAGATTGGTTTAGAATAGAAACAAATGTTTATCAAGTTACAAGTCATGAAAATGTTGACCAGACAGGTAAACCTCCTAGAATTTTTGTTTTTAGAGTTGTGCCATATAAAGTACATCATAGTAAATTTAGAAGTCCTACTGAAAAGAGTAAAGGTATACAAAATATAAAAAATATTGCGGCCAAAGAATACAATTACATTTATACAGGACAAAACAAAGATATTATAAATTTTGACATTAATTTTAACCATGCATTTTTTACAAGTATTGCAGGAGATTTTGGACAAAAAACTGCGGATAGTTTAACATCAGAAAGTGGTGCAAAAGCGGCAGGAAATAAGGTAGCTTCTCCAGGTGCAACTACAGGTGATACTAACAGTACAGAAAATTCAAAAACAAATGCATCAATTAACACAGGCAATCCTACTGACGGTGGCGGCCCTATGGTACATCCAGAAAGTATTGTTGCAAGAAATTTTAATGAAGCATTAATGAACAGTCCTGTAGATTTAGTTATGCTAGATTTAGAAATTTGGGGAGATCCATATTATATTGGAGATAGCGGTATGGGCAATTATAGTGCCGCACCTGGTCCAAGTTTTAACATTACTAGTGACGGGTCTATGGATTATCAAAATGGTGAAGTAGATATAGAAATAAATTTTAGAACACCGATCGATTATGCTGGGAATTATATGGAATTTCCAGGAGGAGGGTATGGCCCTGTTGGAGCATTCAGCGGATTATATCAAGTTTTATTCTGTAATAATAAATTTAGTAAAGGACAATTTACACAAACACTTCAAACAATACGTAGACCAAAACAAGAAAGTGATACTAAACAAGTAGCCGCAGATGCAACAGGAGCTGTAACTACAAAAGAGGAAAACAAACAGATTTCAACTACTGAATCTAAAACAGAAGGTGGTAAAGATAGCCAGAATGGTCCGCCACCTGGACATCCTGAATACAATCAAGGAGCTAATACATCTCCTTCTAAACAACCAAGTTCAGGATTTATAAAAGGAACTAATGCACGTAGAATGCCCGATGGTAGAATAGTTGGTGGATTGTAATGTCAGAAGAAATACGTAGTCCCGCCCCCAAAAATGAAGTTGTAAAAAAATTAGAAGGACCAGGTCCTTTTTTAGCTGTTGTACGCAATCATTTAGATCCTGAGTATATGGGAACATTAGAAGTAGAACTACTTCGCCATGCATCAGAAGGTGGAACACCAGATGCTACTGGACAGGTTGTTGTTGTAAGTTATCTCAGCCCTTTTTACGGAATTACACCTTATAGAGGTGTAAGTGAAAATGAAGGATTTGATTATACACAAAAAAGTTATGGATTTTGGGCTGTACCTCCTGATGTAGGTACAAAAGTCCTAGTAATTTTTGCAGAAGGTAACAGAGGTAAAGGTTATTGGATAGGATGTGTTCAAGACGAGAACATGAATTTTATGGTTCCTGGTATAGCAAGTACAACTTATAATGACGAAGACACTACTAAAGCAAAACCTGTTGGTGAATATAATAAAAAAACTGAAGAAGCAAAAAGTAGAGATAGCACACAATTTATAAAACCTTGTGCAATGGATTTATGTAAAGTGCTAGAAAATGCAGGATTAGATAATGATCCTACAAGAGGAACTACAACTAGTAGTGCAAGGCGAGATTTGCCTAGTATGGTTTTTGGTTGGAGTTCCCCTGGTCCATTAGATAGACGAGACGGCAAACCTACAGTTAAATCTGGAGAAAAGTTAAGTCAAATAGATACACCAGTAAGTAGGCTTACAGGATCAAGCATTGTTATGGATGATGGAGACCCTACATTATTTAGGAAAGGACCTGCTAGAGGAGAAAATTCTGTACCTAGCGAATATACTACTTTAGATAAAGGCGGAGATCCTACTATTCCGCACAATGAACTTTTAAGAATAAGGACTAGAACAGGACATCAAATCTTATTACATAATTCTGAAGATTTAGTATACATAGCACACGGTAGCGGAGATAGTTGGATTGAAATGACAGCTAACGGAAAAATTGATATCTATTCAAAAGATAGTGTTAGTATCCATAGTGAAAACGATTTTAATTTTAAAGCTGATAGAGATATTAATATAGAAGCTGGAAACAATGTTAACATAAAAGCTGGAAACCAAATGGTTACAGAAACAGTTGCAAATTATGAAGTAAAAGTTGGAGCAGATGGAAAAATTACATGTGCAGGAACAAGTAATATTAAATCTAAACATCATTACGAGACAGCTGACCGAATTGATATGAATGGTCCACCAGCTTCAGAGGCTTCTTCGGCTGCTATACCTACTAGAGTTCCAAAAAAAGGATCCTGGACAGGACAAGAAAATAAAAATCCTTTAGAACACACACCTGAAAAGACTGATAGTGACCCAGAAAAGATCAAAGCTGGAACAGCTAATAATACTAGTGATGATAAAAATAAAGAAAAAAATCCTGAAGATACTTTTAAAAAGTGTGCAACAGAACCAGAGCCTGAAGAAGAAAGCACTGTAGATGATGATCCTGTATCGGACAGCACAGAAGTAACAAAATCGGAAAATGCAACTTTAGTCAATCAGAACGGAGTGCCTCAAACAACTACAACAAATACTGAAACTACTGAAGGCGGTACTACAACACAAACAAGTTCTACATCTACAACAACTGAAACAATTACATCAGGAGGAAAAGCTGTGCTAGTAGGGGAAGATGGACAAGTTATTCCTGAAGCAACACCTCCTAAACAGATAGCTGTAGCAAGAAATGCCGATGGAAAAATTATATCAAGAACAGTAGAAATAGAAGGCGTAGATGAAGATGGATTTGCATATACTGAGACAAAACGTATTGCTGTCGATCCTAGCACAGGTAAAGATATTGATGGACCAGTCAAGGTATCACAATATGCTTCAAGTAACGCAAACAAAAATAAAGTAGAATACGAAGGCGGCGCAAAGCCAAGCAATACTGTTGAGTCATCTTCTTTTGAAGATGACGAAGATCCTTACGCTGATCTTACAGATGAGTACCTAAATAGCTAAGGTAAATACGTTATGAGCACAGAAGAGAAAAAACTTTATCAAGAAATTACAGTAAAAGGAAATTCTAGACCTGATTATGGTATAGGATCTAAAACTTACAAAGGTTTTTCAACAGTCAATCCAGATCAAAACGGTTTTAATCTATATGATTTCGAAATTATCAAGCAGGATATAATTAATCATTTTCATATTAGACAAGGAGAAAATTTAAGTAATCCTAATTTTGGTACAATTATATGGGATGTCCTATATGAACCTCTTACAGAAAGAATGAAACAAATAATTGTAGAAAATGTAACTGAAATTGTAAATTATGATCCAAGAGTAAATGCTGTTAATGTTACTGTAGATCAATACGAGAGTGGCTTACAAATAGAAGCAGAACTTGTTTTTCTTCCTTATAATATTGTAGAACAAATGCGTTTTACATTTGACCAAAATAACGGATTTTTGACAACATAAATTATATACGCAGTTTACTAAAACTAATAAATACTGCTAATAAACAAGGAAAGCAAGATGTCCTCAACAGATAGACAAAATAGACTACTAGTAGCAGAAGATTGGAAACGCATCTATCAAAGTTATAGAAACGCTGATTTCAAATCTTACGATTTTGATAACTTGCGTAGGACAATGATTAATTACCTACGACAAAATTATCCGGAAGATTTCAACGATTACATTGAATCATCAGAATATCTTGCTCTAATAGATCTTATTGCATTTTTAGGTCAAAATTTTGCTTTCCGTTCAGACTTAAATGCAAGAGAAAATTTTCTTGAACTAGCTGAACGCAGAGAATCTGTATTACGTTTAGCTCGAACATTATCATATAATCCTAAAAGAAATCAAGCAGCCAATGGATTATTAAAAATTGAAAGTGTACAAACATCAGAATCTGTCAGAGATAGCAATAATATCAATTTAGAAAATCAAACAATAGTTTGGAATGATCCTAGTAATTCAAACTGGCAAGAACAATTTACAAAAGTGTTAAATGCCGCATTGCCTATCAACGGAACTGTAGGACGCCCAGTTAAAAAAGAAACAGTCAATTCTATCCCAACAGAACAATATAGATTAAACAGTACTAATAGTACAGTCCCTGTGTTTGGATTTAATAAAACAATTAGTGGAGTTACTTCTAGATTTGAAATAGTCAGTACAGATATATTGAATGGTACAATAATAGAAGAATCTCCTTACCCTGGAAATAATTTTGCGTTTCTTTATAGAGATGACGGTAAAGGACCAAGCAGTAGCAACACAGGATATTTTTGCCATTTCAGACAAGGTACATTAGACAATGGTGCATTTAATGTAGGTGCCCCTAGCACTAATCAAGTTGTAGCAATAGATGCTCCAAATGTAAATAATTCAGATGTATGGTTGTATAGCGTTGATGAATTTGGATTAGAACAAGAACTTTGGACAAAAGTTGATGCTGTTGAAGGAAATAATGTTGTCTACAATAGTTTAAGTAAAAGTATTAGAAATATTTATAGCGTACTTACTAGAGCAAATGATAGAATTAGTTTAATTTTTGCTGACGGAACTTTTGGTAATTTACCTCAAGGTAATTTTAAAATTTATTATCGCACAAGCAAAAACGAAAGATTAATTATAGACCCAAGTGACATGCGTGGAGTAAGTATCAATATTCCATATATAAGCAAATCAGGAAAAAATGAACAATTATCTTTAGTGTTCCAATTAAAATACACAGTAGATAATGCAAGTATTAGTGAAACAAGTGCAAGTATAAAAAGAAATGCACCTGCAAATTATTATACACAAAATAGAATGATTACAGCAGAAGACTATCAGATAGCACCTCTTACAAGTAGTCAGGAGATTATTAAAGTCAAAAGTGTAAACAGAGTTTCAAGCGGTATTAGTAGATATTTAGACTTAGTAGACGCTACAGGTAGATATAGTAAGACAAACTTATTTGCAACAGACGGTATTTTAACAAGAGAATATTTAGATACAAAAGAAGGTTTTGATTTTGTTACAAAAACCGATATAGAAGGTGTTATTGCAAATATAATTGAACCAATATTAAACAATAGAAAAGTAAAAAATTATTATCTTACTAAATTTCCTAAAACTTTAGTAGGAGATTTAAATTTAATCTGGAGAAGTGTTACAAAAGATACTAATTTAAATACAGGATATTTTACAAACACAGTTGGTATAAGACAGCAACTAGGATCATTTACTGCAAGTGTGCTTAAATTAATTAAGCCGGGAACATTATTAAAGTTCCAACCACCTGCCGGTAAACATTTTATGAAAAATAATGAGCATGGATTAATGCCTGGTCCTGCTGATCATCCTAATGCTGTTGAATACAAATGGGTAAAAGTAAACAGTGTTTTAGGAGACGGGACAACAAATTCAGCAGATGGACAAGGTGCTGTATCTATAAATGACATTATTCCTGAGGGTGCTGAATTAGTTCAAATTATTCCAAGAATTGCAAGCAAAATACAAACACCTGTACAAACGCAATTAGTAAATCAAATATTTGCATACAAAACATTTGGCTTGAGATTTGATACAAATGCAGGAGAATGGCGCCTAATAACAAGCACCAATTTAGATAGTGCAAGTGAATTTAGTATTGGTAAAACAGGTGATAATACTAATCAACAATTAGATGCAAGTTGGTTATTGTTATTTGAAACAAATGGTGAAACATACACTGTAACTTATAGAGGTGGAAGATATCTCTTTGAAAGTGATGAAGAAATAAGATTCTACTTTGATAACAGTGATAAAGTTTACAATAATAGAACAGGTAAAATAATTAAGGATAAGATTTCTGTATTGAATATAAATCAAAAAGATCCATCTGCTGATCCTTTACCTTTTACTGTTGATTACGATTGGGAAATAGTAGAAGATTATAGAGATACTGAAGGATATGTCAATAGTAAAAAAGTTCAAGTTAGTTTCTTTGATGAAGATGATGACGGTGTTGTAGATGACCCAGATTTATTTGATGTCATAGTAAAAGAAAATGTAAATCCTTTGAAAAAATATATATTTACTGAGAAGATTACTAGCATTGACGGTGTTGAAGAATATTTCTATAAATCAAATTCAATATTAAATATAATTGTATTAGAAGATAAAGGATCATTAGGATCTACATCTAGCTACGATGATGGACAAGTATTTTATTATGTAAAAGAAGATTTATTTGAAACATTAGATAAAACTACAGGAAACTTAATTGTAACACAAAATTATAGAGCACAAATTGGCAGAGATAATTTAAAATTTCATTATGTACATGCGGCAGATGAAAGTACAAGAATTGATCCTAGTGTTAGTAATATTGTAGATACTTATTTGTTAACAAGATCTTATGATAATAATTTTAGACAATACTTAGATGAAACAATAAATCAAAAACCATTACCACCAAGTAGTGATGAATTATTTTTAAGCTATAGTTCTAACCTAAATAATATTAAGTCATTAAGTGACGAAATAATTTATCATCCAGTTAAGTACAAAATATTATTTGGTACAAAAGCGGATGCAGAATTGCAAGCAGATTTTAAAATAGTAAAAAATCCTGACATAGTAATTAACGACAATGAAGTAAAATCAAGAGTCATTAGTGCAATTAATGAATTTTTTGCTTTAGATAATTGGGATTTTGGCGAGTCATTTTATTTTACCGAATTAAGTGCTTATGTCATGCAACAACTTTCGCCTACTATAGTAACATTTGTAATTGTTCCAAAACAGGAAAATCAAAGTTTTGGTAGCTTGTTTGAAATTAAATCAGAATCAGATGAGATATTTATTTCTGGTGCTACTGTAAGTGATGTAACAATTATAGATAACATTACTGCATCTAGACTAAAAGCATCTGGTGCAATTACTACAAATGCAACAACAATTAATACTGGAATACAAAGTTCAACAGTTAGTACTTCGGGTACCTCATCTGTAGGAACAACTGTAAACACCTATAGCACTACTAGCAGTTCAAGTTCTAGCAGTTCAAGTTCTAGCAGTTCAGGAAGCAGTGGTTCAGGTGGCAGTGGATCATCAGGCGGTGGCGGATCATCAGGTGGTGGCGGATCATCAGGCGGTGGCGGATCATCAGGCGGTGGAGGATATGGCTACTAATGGCTTATAATAATGATCAAAGTGAACAACCATTACCGGGCGGCACAAATGGCAGAAAACGTGAAAGTGCAAATCATTTACCTAGGTATTTTAGAACACAATCAAATAAAAAGTTCTTACAAAGTACTTTAGACCAATTAATTCAGCCAGGTGTAGTAGAAAAACTTAATGGGTATATTGGTAGAGAATCAGCCAAGGCGTTTTCTGTAACAGATAATTATGTATCAGACGTATCAGACGATAGAAAAAATTATCAATTAGAACCTGCATCTGTAGTAAAGGATAATTTAGGAAACGTAACTTTTTATAAAGATTATAATGATTATATAAACCAAATTAAAACTTTAAATTCTAACAACAACGATCATAGTATTTTAAATCAACAAGAATTTTATGCATGGGATCCTCATGTAGATTGGGATAAATTAACTAACTTTAGAGAATACTACTGGTTGCCTAATGGACCACAAAGTTTTGGTGTTCCAGGTAATACAATTGATGTTGAAAGTACTTATACTGTTCGTGTTGCTGACAACGTAGATAATAATGCATATCTTTTCACACCAGACGGATTGACACAAAACCCAACTATAACATTATATAGGGGAATAACTTATAAGTTTGATATTGATACACCAAATTTGCCATTTACAATTAAAACTAAAAAAACATTAGCTGAAGGATTTGACTTAGACAGTTCAAGTATACTTGTGTTACAAGGAGTTAGTGTACAAGGTTTAGAAAAAGGGGTTAGTACATTACAACTAGGTACAGATACTCCTGATGTTTTGTATTATATGGCATCTAATGATTTACAAGCAAGTGGTACTATAATTGTAAAGGATATTACAGAAGCAACTTTTATAGATGTAGAAAAAGAAATTATTGGAAAAAGAACTTATAAAGCTAGTAGCGGCGTTGATCTATCAAATGGAATGAAAGTATATTTTACTGGACAAGTAGTGCCAGAAAAATATGCTGAAGGTTCTTTTTACATAGAGGGTGTAGGTGAAGCTATAAAATTAATTCCAGAAAATAATTTAAATATTCCTACAGAATTTACAGACGACATAGAAATTCCATTCGACCAAAATGGATTTGATAGATTGCCTTATGGTAAAGCAATTGGTTTTCCTAAAGAAAAAGATTATATTGTAATTAATAGATCATCTCAAGATGGTAACTTATGGACAAGATATAATAGATGGTTTCATAAAAGTATAATTGAAATAAGTGCAAAACAAAATGATGAACCTGTTGAAATTGATCAAGCACAAAGGGCAAAACGTCCAATTATTGAATTTGAATCTAACTTAAAATTAAACAATTTTGGAACATTGAACAAACAAGATGTAGACTTGATAGATGATTTTACCACTGATGTTTTTAGCACAATTGAGGGAAGCATTGGCTACAATATTGACGGGGTAGATATTGTAAAAGGCATGCGTATATTATTTACAGCTGATCCAGATATGCTTGTAAGTGGTAGAATATTTGAAGTAGATATTATTAAGTTTGCAAATAATCAATCTACAAACAATCAGATTACATTAAAGGAAGTGTCCGACGGTATTCCGCAAGAAAACGAAACAGTTTTAGCATTAGGCGGTACAAAATACAAAGGCAAAATTTTATATTATGCAAATAAAAAATGGAATGTATCGCAAGAAAAAACTAATCGTAACCAACCGCCAGTATTTGATATTTTTGATGACACTGGTAATAGTTACGCAGATACAACAGTGTATGATGCATCTACATTTACAGGTACAAAAATCTTCAGTTATAAACAAGGAATGGGTAAAAACGACACAGAGCTTGGTATACCTATAAGTTATAGAAGTATCAGTAATGTTGGTGACATAGTATTTAATTTTGATTTACTACAAGATAGTTTTACATATAGTGTTGATAATGATATTTTTACAAAAAATACTGATATAGGTTTTTTAAGAAAATATAATGGCTTAACAGATTTTACTTCTGTTAGCGGTTGGAAAAAAGTTGACACATTAAGCGAACAGGTTGTAATTAGGCAGTATATATTTGACAACTCTATAACTTCATTTGCAATTGACGTATATGAGCAAAGTGGTTTGTTAGATGATCTTTGGATTAGAGTTTATTTGAATAACAAATTGCAATTTATTAATAAAGATTATACTATAGAAAATGACGTGAATAACAATGCTACTGTTGTTTTTAACAATGACCTAAATATAAATGATGTAGTTTTAATAAAAACAAAATCATCTGCTATAAAAAATCAAAATGGATATTATGAATTTCCAGCGTCACTAGAAAGAAATCCAAAAAATGATGACTTACAAACATTTACACTTGGCGAAGTAAATGATCATGTAAGTTCTATTGTAGAAAATTTAGATGATTTTGAAGGAGTTTATCCAGGAGTTGGAAACTTAAGAGATATATGTAATCTTGCAAGTAAAGGCAGAAGATTTTTACAACATAGTGCTCCAATGAATCTTACTTTATATCATATTACAGATAAAGATTCTAATATTATTAGAAGTATTGATTTTGCAAAGAATGAATATAGTAAATTCAAAAGGTTATTTTTACAAACAGCTGAAGAATCAAACTTCCAAGGCACTGTAAAAGATCATGTAGATAAAATCATGACGGATTTAAATCTTGCAAAAAATAAAAATAATCCTTTTTATTTTAGTGATATGGTTCCATTAGGAGCAGCTAAAAAACTTGAGTATACTATTTTAGATCCTGATGAACAGTTCTTTGCTTTATCAGAAATATTTGACTTATATATTCCTTCGAAAAAAAGTGTGCAAATTTATTTAAACGGAGTGCAACTTTGTCATGGAAGAGATTATACATTTAATGAAGAAGGTTTTGCTGTAATTACATGTAATAAACAGCAAGATGATATTATAGAAATATACGAATATGAAACTACAAACGGTAGCTATATTCCACCAACTCCTACTAAATTAGGATTGTATCCTGGTTATGTTCCTGAAATATACATAGACAACACATATCAATCTCCAAAAAATGTTATACAAGGACATGATGGAAGTAGAATTATTGCATTTAATGACTATAGAGATAATTTACTTTTAGAACTAGAAAAAAGAATATACAATAATTTAAAAGTAAAATATGATGCAAATTTATTTGATATTCATGATTTAATACCTGGAGAGTATAGAGCCACAGGAATAAGTCATGAACAGATAAACAAATCAATGTTAAGCAGTTTTATTAGTTGGAGTAAATTTATAGACCAAGATTATACTCTACATAATTTTTTCGAAAGAACAAATAGATTTACATTTAATTACAGAAACGCTGATTCTCCATCTGGCAAAAATTTACCAGGATTTTGGAGACAAATTTATATAAGAGCATTTGACACAGATAGACCTCATACCCATCCTTGGGAAATGCTAGGCCTAACTGTAAAACCATCTTGGTGGGACACACAGTATGGACCTGCACCATATACAAAAGATAATTTGTTAATGTGGACTGATATACAAGATGGAGTTATTAGAGATCCAAATAAAAAATATAAAATTGTTGTCAAATATAAAAGACCAGATTTGTTAAATCACATTCCGGTTGATAGCGAAGGAAATTTACTTCCTCCTTTAGATATAGGTTGGGTATCTAATTATCAACCAGATACTATTGATTTTAGTTTTGTTTTTGGAGACGGTGCACCAGCAGAAACTGCTTGGAGAAATAGTAGCGATTACAGATTTAGTATAATTAAAGCATTTGTTTTGAATAAACCTAGTGTTGCATTTTCAACTGGATTTGATAGAATTAATCAAGTAAGAAATAGTGCAGGTGAAATTGTTTATAAATCGACAAGCAAAAGAATTAATTTAAAGGATATTATTTTTCCAAACACACCTGGCGAGGACACTCAAAATTATACAAGTGGTTTAATAAATTATGTTTCTAATTACATGGCAAACGATGTTTTAAAATCCTACAGTGATTATAAAAACAATTTAAAAAATATTAATAATCAACTTGGTTTTAAACTAGCAGGGTTTACGGATAAAGCAAAATTTAGATTAATATTGGATAGTAGAACGCCAACAAATGAAGGAAATGTATTTGTACCTGACGAAAACTACAAAATATTTTTAAATACTAGCTCTCCTGTAAAAAAGGTTGATTATAGCGGAGTTATAATAGAAAGACGTTCAGATGGTTATGTAGTCAAAGGATACAGTCCTGATAGCACTACTTTTAAATATTTTCAACCAGTTCAAAAACAGAACGATCCTAGTATCAACATAGGCGGAATAAGTGAAAGTTATGTTACATGGGCCGATGATAAAACATATGTTCCTGGACAGAATGTCGAATACCAAGGTTCGTTTTACAGAACAAAAACACAACACATAAGCACTGAAACTTTCGACGTAGAAAAATTTGCAAAATTACCGTCTTTACCTTTGATAGGCGGCAGGCAAGCGTTTGTTAGAAAGTCCTTCGATGTTATTACAGAAAAAGAAATAAATTACGGACATCTATTTACTGATATACAGGCAGTAGTAGACTTTTTGTTAGGCTATGGCGAATACTTAAAAAGTCAAGGTTTTGTTTTTGAATTTTTTGAAGGAGCCGAAAAAACTGTTTTAGATTGGCGGCACAGTGTAAATGAATTCTTATTTTGGACAACACAAAAATGGGCTGAAGGAAGTGTTATAACATTAAGTCCTGCGGCGGCAGAAATAAAATTAACTACTAATTATTCTATGGTAGATAACATTTTCGATGGATTTTATGGATATAATCTATTTAAGTCTGATGGAACAAAGTTAGTTGAAGAGTTTGCAAATTTAGGCAGATCGCCTAATGAATTTATTTTACGTCCAAAAAATACTGCTGATGGTATATTTTATGTAAGTTTACCACTTGTACAAAAAGAACATGTTGTTCTAATAGATAACACAAGTGTATTTAATGACGTTGTCTTTGATCAACAGCCCGGATATAGACAAGAAAGAATCAAAGTATTAGGATATAGAACAACTAACTGGGATGGTAGTTTAAATATTCCTGGGTTTGTATATGATGATGCAGAAATCTTTGATTGGGAATCTTGGACAGATTACGATATAGGGACAGTTGTAAAGCATAAAGAATTTTATTATAGTGCTCCTGCTAAAATTTCAGGACAAGAAAATTTTGATTCTAAACAATGGAATATTTTAAGCAACAAGCCTAAAGGCGGGTTGTATGCTAATTTTGAATATAGAACAAATCAGTTTGCAGATTTTTATGATCTTGACTCTGATAACTTTGATGTAGAACAACAAAAGTCAGCACAGCATTTAATTGGATATCAAAAACGACAATACTTGGAAAATATTGTAAATGACGATGTTTCTCAATATAAATTTTATCAAGGATTTATACAGGATAAAGGATCCAAAAATGCGTTAACCAAATTGTTTGATGCATTGGCTAGTGATGACAAAGATAGTTTAGATTTTTACGAAGAGTGGGCAATCAAAGATGGGCAGTATGGTGCATCAGAAGGCTTTGATGATGTAATTTTTAGATTAGATGAATCTAAATTTAGATTAGTGCCGCAACCAATTGAATTAGTTAATACAATTACAGGCGATGAAACAGATCTAATATATAGAATACGTCCTTATGAAGTATATCAAAAATCTAAGAATTATGATCATAAACCTTTCCCCTCAAAATATGTTTTTGACACATATACAAGAAATGCAGGTTATGTAAATCAGCAAGATGTAAGAGGCATTGTTACAAATTATTCTAATATTGTAGATTTCAATTTTGCAAGTATTAAACAAAATGATTACATATGGGTAGGCAATGAAGACCGTAACTGGAATGTTTACCAGCACGTAGATACTAAATTTGTTGTAGAGAAAATAAACAAAGGCACTGATACTGTAAAAATTGTTTTAACAAAAAATGCAGATGGATTTGAAGTAGGTCAAATAATAGGCGTACACGATGTTTATCATATAGATAGTTCTAAAGAAGATTTTGAAGGATTTTTTGAAATAACAGAAGTGACTAACAATGAAGTTACTGTCAAGGTTACTACACCGTTAGTAGATGATATTGAAAATGTAATTGGAAATATTACAAAATTTAAAAAGGTGAGAGCAACAAACATTGCAGAAGCAAACTTAATTGCACAAACTGGCATAAATGAAAATGACTTACTTTGGATAGATACAATTACAACAGAAAATGAGTGGAGTGTTTATAAAAATACAAATCGTTTTTCAGAACAAAGTAGGATTCAAAATAATCAAAGCGGAAATAATCATGATTACGGAAGAAATCTTGCAGTTGATGATAGAAACACAACATTACTTGTAGGCGCACCAAATTATGAAGATGGAAAAGTTTATGTATATCACAGACCTACCAATGGACTGACCTATACTCTCACCCAAATATTAGAGCCTAACAAATTTGGTGATGATTTTGAAAAATTTGGCGAAAGTGTTGCAATAACTCCTGATGCAAAATTTATTGCAGTAGGTTCACCAAATGCAAGTAATGTAAAAACAAAATATGCAGGAGCATTTGTTGCATCACAAGATTATTCAAAAAATAGTGTTGTGCTTAAAGATGAAGGATTATGGAAAGCACTAGTTGATATAGAAGGCGAAGAAGCTAATATACAATTTAACAGTTTTTATAGTGTAGCTCAAGCCATAAATGCTTTAGGTTTACAAAATGATCCAAATAACAACATTACTGTTTTATTAACAGGAAATTATTCTGTAGATCCTACCACAAATAATTATGCCTTTACAAGTTCAGTAGATCATATGTTAGTAAGGGCGCCTAAAAATTTATATGACGGTAGCGGAATCCATGATACATTTAAATTGACATGGAACAGTATAACATATGCAAATCAAGATACTACACCTTTGACATCAAAAGCACCGTTCAACGGGTCGCATGGTGTAATTACTGATGCATTTCTTAGTAGTGAACACACAATACAAAAGAAGATTGATACTATTTTGTTTGTGGATACTGCAACAAATTTAGTAGAACTTGGAGACTTAGTTCAAACTGCTGTAGCTTCTGGATATGTAGATTATGTATACCAAGAATCGGGTGACTTAGTAATATACTTACGAGATGTAAACGGATCATTCAATAGTGAAGATAGTTTGTTTAGAGATGACGGTGATTTCATAGGACAATATGTAAAACAAGGACCAGTAGATCCAGTAGATACAAGTGATGTCTGGGGTGGTTATTGGTACATTGATACACCTACTTACCAACCTACAGCAAGTACAACTAATATAGATAAAGCCGCAGGCTTAATATATTATGATGTAATTACAGATAGTACAGATACTGGTAGATATTATTATAATAGTTTAGATTATGCAACAAATGCAATTAGTAGTCAAAATGTCTATAACGCATATATGCGTACTTTGACGTATAGGGGATTGCCAGGAGCAGGTGGAAGCAATAATATATTTCCAAGCGATCTTTACATAATGAGAGCTCCAAAGGATTTAACAGATGTAGTTAGTCCGGGTGATCCTGTAACTGTTTATGTAAATCAATTACCTCAATATAATTCAGGCGACTTTAAAGATTTAACAACGATAGGATTATCAACTGCTGTAACAAATACCACAAGAAGCATTTATGATATATGGGACGGATATATTAATTTTGATTTTACAAAATTTGATGTAAACGGAAATCCTTTCGAACCTAGAGTAGGTGATGTTGTAGAAGACCTTAGCACAGGCGCAACTGCAACAGTAGCTTTCTATCAGAGAGATAGTTTAAATGTTACTATATTTGTAAAAAATGTTTCAGGAACATTTTCAGTTGGTGACGACTATGGACAAAATGCAGAAATAAAATTTATTGGTACACCTTCTGATCCGGATGTTACATACCAAGTTGATCGTACTATGGGCGAAATACAATTTGTTGGTTTAGGTTTCACAGCCGCAGGAATAGGAAAAATGCTTGTATTCCAAGCACCTCAAAATATTCCGTTATCAAGTGAAGATACATTAAATGATATAGAATATTGGATGTATAGTACAGGTACAGTGTCTGGTATACCAAGACCTGCAAATCCACCTTCATCTATTAATAATGAATGGCAACAAGTATACAAGATTCCTGCAGAATCTACAGGTACAGGAAGCGGATTTACAAATGAAGGTGTATATACAATTTATAGTCAAGCCGCTCCAGGTAGGTACGATCCTATTGAAACTTATACAGTGCCAGAAAAACAAAATAATTGGAAATTAGGAAGTCAGTTACATTTTACTTTACATAATAATTTGTATAGATTAATGGTTCATGCAGAAGGAGAACAAACACAAGCTAAACCAGGAAGAATATATTTTATTAAAAACGGAGTAGAAAATAATAATACATACACTTGGGAATATGCAAAAAACAAAAAATTTAAAGGTACATTCAATGAATCAATAAATTACTTTGTAAATGATATTGTATACAGAGAAAATCCTGCCGCACTAGGCACAGGTATACTGTATAAAGCAAAAACTAACCTTGCACCCGGAGTTTTTGATCCTATTGATTGGACAAGCACGGATGATTTAATTGATTATGTAGGTTACATTCCAAACAGTACAGGTAATAGCGTAGTAAATGACAGCACAGATGGTAGCACAGTATTAGACCAAACACTGTTATCAAAATTTGGAGAAAACTTTGATGTAAGCAAAAATGGAGAAGTAATAGTTGTATCTGCAATTTATGATAATTCTAAACCTAATCAAATTGTTGTGTATAGAAACAAACAAGGATTCTATTATAGAGATCAAGAAATACAAGCTCCCGACAAAACAAGTGCTTACGGACATAGTTTAGCTATATCAAATGACGGAATGTTTATTGCTGTATCAGCACCTTACAACGATGATTATCGTTTAGACCAAGGCAAAGTATATGTATACAAACAAGTAAGCGGAAACTTTGTTTTAAATCAAGAATTACAAAGTCCAAATAATGAAAGGGCTGAAAGATTTGGTTGGAGATTACAATTTGACGGTAATAAATTACATGTCACATCTCGCAATGCTGATTCTACAGAAAATACAACCTATGATGAAAAATCTACTGTGTTTGATGGAGCATTTACACGCTTTGTCGAAACAAGAACAGATACAGGCGTAATTTTTGTATATGAAAAAACACCGCAAGGAATGTTGTATGCACAAGATATACAAATTACAGATCAAGATGTCAATACATTTGGACGAAACATTTTAGCAAAAAATAATCATTTATATGTAGGACTTCCAAACAAAACTGTAGCAGGAAAAGAAGGCCAAGTTATAGATTTTAGAATAGAAGAAGGTGTACAAATGTACACTACATATAGAAGTTCGCAACCAACTGTTGATGTAGACAAAATTAAAAAAATCTTTTTATATAATATTGAAGATGGAGAACTGTTAACCTATTTAGATTATATTGATCCTATACAAGGAAAAGTTGCAGGACCTGCTGAACAAGAACTTACATATAAAACGTACTATGACCCTGCTGTATATTCTGCAAGTAAAGATAGTAGAGCAATTAGAGATGCCACAGCATCATGGGGAGCTGAAAGAGTTGGTGAAGTTTGGTGGAATCTAACAAACGCAAAATTTTTAAATCCTTATCAAGGATCTATAGAGTATTCAACACAAAACTGGAATAAATTGTTCGAAGGAAACAGTGTAAATGTATATGAATGGGTAGAATCAGATGTAGTGCCTAGCCAATGGGATTCACAAGCAGATACAGAAAAAGGTTTCGAAAAAGGATATAGTGGAACTAGCTTGTATGGAGATAATGCGTTTTCTACAAAAAGAGTTTACGACAACGTTGCAAAAGCGTTTAAAACAAAATACTATTTTTGGGTAACAAATAAAACTATAGTACCCGATGTGGAATTTAGGCATATTAGTTTGAAAGATATTACTGAATTCATTACAGATCCTACTGCTAAAGGACACAAATATGTGGCATTGATAAGTCCAACAAAATTTGTATTACATAATTGTGATACACTTATCAAAGGGACCGAAATAGGATTAAATGTACAATTTTGGACAATACAAAACCAAACTCAAAATATACATAATCAATATCAGATTGTCAGTGAAGGTTTAGAAACAAGCCAACCTAATCCAGATATTGTTAAAAAATGGTATGACAGCTTAATAGGATACGATAAGCAAGGTAGAATTGTTCCTGATCCTACATTAAGCGACAAAGAAAAATATGGAACATTATATAGGCCAAGACAAGGATGGTTCAAAAATAAAAGTGAAGCATTAAAGCAATTTATTGAAAGGACAAACAGAGTCTTAAAAGATAATATTATAGTAGGAGATAAAAATCTTACAAATATATCTCAAGCAGAACCTAGACTTACCACTGCAAGCAATTTATATGATGTAGAAATAGATACCTTCAGCGATATTTTTAGTGTAGGTGTTAATAATGTTGTTTCAGCAAAATTAAGTGTTGTAGTACGAAACGGAAGTATAATACAAGTCAATATAGATGAAGCAGGCAAAGGCTACAGATATCCTCCTACTGTTACAGTAAGTGGTGCAGGAATAAATGCAGAGTTAGAAACATCAATAGATGGATTAGGAAGAATAAACGATGTTACAATTTTAAATCCTGGAAAAAACTACAATGATAACACCACTGTAAATGTAAGAAACTTCAGTGTTTTTGTAAAAGCAGATGAAACACTTGCAGGCAAATGGAGTTTATATGAAAGAATAACAGAATCAAGTTCTTGGAATAGATTAAGAAGCCAATCATATAACACAAATTTATATTGGGAATATATAGACTGGTATGCAAGTGGGTATAATGAAAGCACAGAAATAGATTATCTAATTGATTATAGCTATCAATTAACAAGCCTTGATAACCCTATTGGCACTATTGTAAAAATTGCAAATATAGGCACAGGCGGTTGGCTGTTGTTAGAAAAAGAGTTTGATTTTGATACAGATGATTATACAAGAAATTATAAAACTATTGGCAGACAAAACGGGACAATAAAATTTAAAAACACATTGTATGATGTCATTGCCGCAAATACAGGTTTTGATACTATCAGCTTTGATACAAAAATATTTGATAGTGAACCAACAACTGAAACTAGAATTATTTTAGAATCAATAAGAGATGACTTATTAATTGATGAGCTTTTAGTTGAATTTAACAAACTTTTCTTTGCAGGTTTAAGATATGTTTTTGCAGAACAAACATATGTTGATTGGGCTTTTAAAACAAGTTTTATGAAAGCAAAACATAATGTTGGCAGTTTAAGAGAAGATGTAACATTCAATAATGACAATTTACCTAGTTATGAATCATATGTAAAAGAAGTAAAACCATTTACCACAAAAATTAGAGAATATCTAAGTGCTTATGAAAAACTTGAAAATACACAAACTGTAACAACTGACTTTGACTTAGCTCCTAGTTACAATGTACAAGAAGGAAGGATTTTACCTTCAGATGTAAAAGTTGTAAACGATGTATTAGTTGGAACTGATACAAGTTTAGAAACATATCCAAATAAAAACTGGTTAGATAATAGTAGTTACGGTATCTTATCTGTAGAACCTGTAGAACAAGGACAAGGTTACACTAATCCGCCTGTGTTAGAATTAGTAGGAGGCGGAGGATCTGGTGCAATTCTAAAATCATATTTAGGCTCAAAAGGTAACGTTACTAAAGTAGACGTAATTGTTCCAGGTTCTAATTATTATTCTGCACCAACTGTTACAATTAAAGGCAATTTGGTTGAAGGTGGGAAAGATGCAACATTCAGTGTGAGATTAGCACCTAATCCTGTCAGAGGAATAACAACAAAGGTTAAGTTTGATAGAACAGCTGGCATTTATGTTTATACAAAAACTGACCAAACTCAAACATTTACAGCATCAGGTTCACAATTTGCATTTCAATTAAATTGGCCTATGGACTTAAAAGTAGAAGATGTAAGTATTACAAAAAATAACACAGAACTTTTAAGTAATGAATATACCTATACGAATATAAAAGATGAAAACGCAAGTTATGAAAGATATTTTGGACAAATAAATTTACTTACTAAGCCGTCTGCAGGAGATATAATTGTTGTAAATTACAAATTGTCACCTAATTTATATCATGCTTCAGATAGAATTAATAAATTATACAATCCGCAAGAAGGCCAATTAGGAAAAGAATTAGGTCAATTAATGACAGGTATAGACTACGGAGGCGTAGAAGTAAAAAGTTTTGGATTTGCCCAAGGACAAGGATGGGATTCAGATGCTTGGTTTGAATCAACATGGGATACGTATGATAATACATTTGAAGATGAGATTTTTGAATTTGACGGAAGTACCACTGTAATTACTTTAAACAATCCATTAGAAGACGGAGTTGAATATCACGTATATAAAAACAATGTTAGGCTTGATGATCCTAATTTTGATGGCAGTACATTAATTACAAATACAAACGCTATTATGAAAAGTTTGATAGGTGACGGCGTTACGCAGACAATGTATTTGGATGATTTCAAAACACAAGAATATCAAGAAGAAGGAAATAACACAGGAGCCGTTATTAATGTTGTTGATGGCGATACATTAATTATAAGAAAATCAACAAGTGACGGCACATTTTTACCCAACGAGCAGACATACGATAGTATCATCCAAGGTGGCAATTTAAATTATTCAACAGCAACAGGACTTAACAGTGCTGACATAACTATAGACGGAGACGGATTCGTTACACCAACTACAAGCACTGGACCAGAAGAACAAGTTCCAGGACAATTATTAGATACAGTTGATATAAAAGTTTTTGAAAGGCCAACAGGCGGATCAAGTCCTACAACATCTATGAATTATGTTGGTGACGGCACTACTGTAACATATGATATTGGAGCAGCACCAATATCTGAAGATTCGTTATTTGTAAAAATTGGTCCGAATATTGTAAAGAATTTTACTGTTGATTACAAAACAAACACAATAAAATTTGCCACAGCACCAACTTTAGGACAAAGAATAAACATTCTTACTTTAGGAGTCAGCGGAACAAAAGTGATAGATATTGATACTATCACAACAGACGGTAGCACTGCTAGTTTTATTACAAACGTCAGGTACAAAAATGATTTACAGTACATTATTACGTTAAATGGAAAGGCAATTGATAATGTTGTAAATGAAAGTGTTGAATCTGACGGAATTGCAGGAAACGCATTAATTAAATTTGCTGAACCTCCAGAAGCAGGACAAGAAATAAGATATGTATTTTTTGAAGGAGATGCAAATACAAAAAATTACAGCGAAGTAATTATACAAAATATCACAGCTGATGGTAGCAGTGTTGCTTATGACTTAACAACTGTGCCGTCTGTGCAAGAGCCAGCAAGTTATAAAACTATTGTAAAAGTAGGTAATAGTATATTAGAAGCAGGTTATACAAAAAGGTATATCACAACAAAAACAACCTTAGAATATAAATTAGAAGATTTTCAGTTTCCTCCAGGATCAATAAACAAAAAAGAAGTCAAACTATTCCTTAATAATATAGAATTGCCTGAAGAAAAATGGAATTTAGTCATAGGAAACGGTTCTGTAATTAGATTACGTACTGATGTACAACAACAAGACGGGGATAAATTAGATGTATTTGTGTTAACAAGTGGTGAATATAGATTTGGTTATATTGATAATGTTTCTAAGTTATGGGTATCTACTCCAGGTATAATACATTTTGATACAACATATGCTGAAGATACAAAAATTACAGTATATCAATTTACAAACCATGATTCTCAGGATATACAAAGAATAGAATATGATGTAGTTGACAGAATAAATCTTACACCTGGCACAGAAGTATATCAAAAATACTTGCATTTGCAGGGTGGATTAATTCAACTCAATCAAGAAGCTATAGATGCCCAATATATTTGGGTTTCAATAAACAATGAATTGTTAATACCAAGTGTGCATTACTTTGTAACAGACAATAAAATGTATGTAAAAATTATTAAGAAAATAGAAGAAAATGATACAGTGCAAGTTGTGCATTTCGCAGCACCTAAGACACAAAATAAATTTGGTTGGTCACAATTTAAAGATATGTTGAATAGAACACACTATAAAAGATTAACAGATAAAGAAAATATTAGTCTAGCAGTAGATCTTTATGAATACGATCAAAGCATAACAGTAGTAAACGGAGAAAATCTACCAGCTCCTATTGCTGGATCCCGAATACCGGCAGTATTGTTCATTGATAGTGAAAGAATAGAATATTTTGTGAGAAATGGCAACGTAATATCTCAATTTAGAAGAGGAACCTTAGGAACAGGTGTAAAACATATGTATTCTGAAGGAACAAAAGTTTTAAATTCAGGTGCAGAAAATACGATGCCGTATAAAGACGAAACAATTACAACAATTTTTACAGCTGATGGTACAAGTCAAACATATACGTTAGATTTTACACCGTCGAATGTAAATGAGTTCGAAGTATTTGTGGCAGGAAAACGCTTACGTAAAAATAATATAGATAGTTACAAGTTTGACGACACAAATGGACCTATTTCTCAGGATAGTCCTGAGGGAGATGAAACATTATCAGCTGAATTCAGTATAAACGGCAATCAATTAACACTTTTGAATGTGCCATTACAGAATACAAAGATAATTGTTATACGAAAACAAGGTAAAATATGGAAGGAAACAGGAACTGCCATGGCAGATAGTGATTCTGATATTGCTAAATTCTTACGTGCCGCAACAGTTGACTTACCGCGATAAATACAACAGCAGGATGGTATAAACTATGACAGATAAAATAAACGAACAAAGCGGTGTACTCTTACAAGGACACATTAAGATTCATAATCCAGAATCTGGCGAAGTTTTAGTTGACAAACGCAATGCTATTCATTACGAAAATATGAGTATAAGCCTTGCAGAAAGTCTTGGAAACGGTGGAACAGGATGGATATACGAAATGGGATTTGGCAACGGAGGAACAAGCGTTGATCCAACAGGAATCATTACATATCTTACTCCTAACTCTACTGGAACAAACGCTAGTTTGTATAACGAAACATTCACAAAAATTGTAGATGATAGAAGTGTTAACAATTTAGATCCTGCTAGAAATAAAATTGAAACAAGACACGTAAGCGGCACTAATTATACTGACGTATTGGTTACTTGTCTTTTAGATTATGGTGAACCTACTGGACAAGATGCATTTGATACTGCGGCTGATACAAATAGTTTATATGTTTTTGATGAATTAGGCCTAAAAGCATATAGCTCTTCAGGCACAGGAAGATTACTTACACATGTTATATTCCATCCAGTGCAAAAATCTTTGAATAGATTAATTCAAATAGATTATACGGTACGAGTTCAAAGTTTAACAGGATTTAATGAAGGATAATTAAATGGCATATTCAATAAATTTTACAAATAATGCTGAAAATGATCCTATAGTAATCGAAGACGGCACAATAAATCAAACAACAAGTTTAAAATTTCCTGGAAGAGGCGCAACCGGATACGGTGCTGTTATTGCTGAAGACTTATTACACTTATTAGAAAATTTTGCTAAAAACACTGAACCAAGTAATGCTATTACTGGTCAACTTTGGTTTGATAGTTTAAACAAACAATTACAAATTTATGATGGTACAACTTGGATACCAGCGGGGGGATTAAAAAGAAGCGATGCTCAACCAGATCCAACTATTGCAAATAGAGGAGACCTTTGGGTTGATATTGAATCTCAGCAATTATATTTGTTTTCCGGATCAACTTGGGTATTAGTCGGTCCACAATTTAGTCAAGGTCTTACTACTGGAGCTCAACCAGCTACTATAATAGGACAAGATAATATAGAGTATACAGTAATTGAAATACAAGTTGCCGCAAAAGTAGTAGGTATTATTGCATTTGATACTTTTACTCCAAAAGCAACTGTAATTGGATTTACTACAATTAAACCTGGTATTAATCTTGCAAACAGAGATACTGACGGAGACGGTATAAATGACGTAAAATTTTATGGTATTGCAGAGAGAGCAGAAAATTTAATTGTAAGCGACTTGCCTATTCCTGCTGCAAATTTTTTACGCGGAGATACAGAATCAACAACAACTTTTCCGTTGAATATTCAAAATAACACAGGATTAGCATATGGCATAAACGGTGAAATGAATATAGGTATTGAAGGTAGTGCAGGAGTGATACAGCACAACATTGAAGGATCTAATATTGATATGCGTGTTAGGAACAGTGGTGCAAGCAACACTGTTTTAAGGGTTGATAGTAGTTTAAGAGTTGGAGTCAATAACGAAGCACCTAACGAAGCATTAGATGTAACTGGAAATGTCCTAATAAGCGGAACATTGAAGACAAACGATGTAACAGAAAGTACTTCTATTAGTAACGGAAGTATTGTAGCCAAAGGCGGTATTGGTGTTGCAAAAACAATAAATGTTGGTGAAAATATAAGAGTACAAAAAGGCATTACTTTAGGAAACAACGACCTTACAGTTGATACTACTGAAAGTGATTTAATTATGCCTGACTTGAATAATACAAGGAATATAGGTAGTAGTACAAACAAATGGCGTGAAATACATGCAACTACTTTTATTGGAGCAGTTGAAGGTCCAGTAAACGGAAGTGTATCAGGAAATGCTGGTAGTGCAGATAAAATTTCAACTCCTACAACATTTAGAATATCAGGTGATGTAGAAACTGTAGAACAAGTTTTTGATGGACAAGAAGGCGGTAATTTAAAAAACTTTGATGTAAGAATTAAAAATACAATTATATCTGGAAAAACGCAAGTTACTGATAGCTTGTCAAATGATGAATTTATTATTGACAGAATAAGCGGAAATAATACAGGATTAAGAAGAGTATCTCGACAAACATTATTTTCTAATATAGCTGGACTTTCACCTATAGGGAGTATAATGCCTTATGCAGGCGTAGCCGAACCTACTGGTTGGAAATTTTGTAATGGACAAGAATTAAGCACAGGTGTTTTTAGTAGTTTGTTTGAACTAATTGGATATAATTACAAAGCAAAAGATTTAGTAACAGCAGGCACATTTGCAACTCCTGATTTACGCGGTAGATTTCCTTTAGGTATGCTTACAATGGGCGGCACGGAACCTCCAGTAAAAGAACCAGATCTTGCAATAGTTGCAGGTAATCAAGTATCACCAGTTACAACAGTTTCAGATCAATTCAGCATTAATGGTGTAACAGTTACTTTGACAGGCACAAATTTAGCAAGTGCAATTTTAGATATTACAAATGCGGCAATACCAGGAGTTAGTGCGGCAAACAATGGTAACAATCAATTACAAATTACAGGTACAGATGTAGACATTGTTTTAGCAAACGTCACTAATACACCATTGGCAGATTTAGGTTTTATAGCGGCAACCACATTAAAAATTAAAAGTCCTGATCCTAGGGTTCGAAGTGCTAATTCAACAGTGTTAGGAGCAGTTGATGGATCAGACGATGTTACAATTAATATTGACAACCTGCCTGAACACCAACATGATTTACGAGCAGAAGCTGGACGACAGTATTTGGCTATTAGTGCTGTTGATGGTAGAGCAGGAGATAAACCAGGAGACGCATCATTAAGTAAGATTCAAACTGGTCCAGATGAGTTGACACAAACAATTAGTAATAGTGGAGGTGTATTGAATAACACAACAGGTGAAGAAATGAATGTTATGAATCCTTATCAAACAATTAATTATATTATATATACAGGAGTTGTAGCATGAGTTATAAACTAAACAAAACTGACGGATCTTTACTTGTAGAACTTCAAGACGGTGCAATAGATACAACAAGCTCTGATTTAACTTTAGTTGGTAGAAATTATAAAGGTTTTGGGGAATTCCTTAACGAAAATTACATAAAATTATTAGAAAATTTTGCATCTACAAGTGCTCCTAATAATCCTATATCAGGACAACTTTGGTTTGATACATCAGACGCTCGTCTAAAAATTTATGACGGTACTACTTTTAGGGTAGCAGGCGGTCCTACTATAAGTGCTACACAACCTAATATGATTGCAGGCGACTTATGGATTAATAATGAAGAAAATAAATTATACTTTTTTGATGGCACTGAGATTGTAGCTGTAGGACCTAATTACAGTGCATCGCAAGGCAAAACATTATTAGAAGCTATTACAATGATTGATACTAGTGGACAAACCAGAGCTATTTTAGCTCAATATGTCCAAGGTAATTTAGTAGGAATACATAGTAAAGCTGAATTTACACCGAGAACAGAAGATGTTCTTTTACCTTATCCAGCTGGTAGAGTTATTAAGGTTGGATTTAATCCGTTATACAAAGTAGATGATGGTGATAATATTGCATATAGATGGCATGGCATTGCAGAGACAGCAGAAAATTTAGTTGACGGATCAGGCCAGAGTTTTGGTTCTATAGATTTTGTAAGAACAAATGAAAGAGATAGCCAAAACGTTATTGTAGACCAAACAATGGACGGAGGTTTATTTGTAAAAGGTGAAACTGGATTAAAAGTTGGTTTTGGTGATACACAATATGGCGTATTAAAGGTTTTAGAAACAGATACCAAAACTGTTTTGGATATAGTAGAACAAAACAAAGATTTTGCTATTAGAAGAAAAGTAGGAAATGACTTTATAGATGCATTAACATTAGATACAAGCACAGGAAGATTTGGTTTATTTAACAACGCACCGACAGTAGAACTTGATGTAACAGGAAACGGAAAAATTTCAGGTGATTTAACTGTTACAGGAAACTTAAATATTACTGGAACTACATTTGCTGTTGATACTGTAAACATGCGTATCAAAGATCCACAAATAAATTTAGGTGTGTCAGAAGATTCTACTGAACTAACAGATCCTCAAGTTGATGGCGGAGGATTTGTAATTAATAGTTTAAATGGTAGTAAAGATTTTGTGTGGCGTAACGCAACAGGAAACTTTACAAGTAATCAAAATATAGATCTTGAATTAGGAAAATCTTTTAGAATTAACAATAATAATGTATTAACTGCTAATACGTTAGGTAGCGGTGTTATCAATAGTTCTTTAACAAGTGTTGGTACTTTAACTTCATTAAATGTAAACGGAAATGCAGAAGTTGGCAGTTTAAGTTCTTACGGTCCTTTAAGTATTAGTTCCACTAGTGATATAACAATTAACAATCAAAAAATTACTGGAGTTTCCACACCTACAGGCAGTACAGATGTTGCTACTAAAGGTTATGTAGATAGTCAAATTGAACAGGATACATTGCCAATAGGTTTAGATATAACTGGTTTTACAAATCCAAACCCTCCAGGAACAGTAGCAGGACCAACGACAGACGTAAGAAGTGTTTTGCAAAGCATTTATCCTGCGTCAAGTTCAAGTAATGGTAAAGTTGCAAAAATACACTGCACATCTTATGCAAATTCAGTAGTATCAGGTATACAAGTTACAGTTGGTACTTCACCTGACGCAACAAAAGTTTTACAAAAATCAAGTATTGCAGTAGATGCAGCTGGTACACAAAACCAGACTGTAATACAAGATTTAGCGGCAACAAACACTGCATCAGGTACAGTGGCTTTATCACCTGATAGATACACAATGACATTTACAATTACAGGGGGCGTGTGGACACACAACAGCACAGTAGCATATCCGTAAGGATAAGATAAATACTTGCAACAAGGGGTTATATAATGGCGTATACAATAAACAAATATGATACTACCCAGCTTACAGTAGTGCAGGACGGTACTATTGACCAGACTACAGATATAAAATTAGTTGGTAAAAATTATGCAGGGTATGGTGAAATACAAAATGAAAATTTTGTTTTCCTTTTAGAAAATTTTGCAGGAGCAAATCAACCACCCAGGGCTATTAAGGGTCAAATTTGGTTTGATAGTGCAAACAGTAAATTAAAATTTTATGATGGAGCAAAGTGGCGTACTACAGGTGGTGCAGAAATAAGTGCAACAGCACCTGCAGGTTTGTCGCAAGGTGATTTTTGGTGGGATACAACTAACCAACAATTATACGCTTACAACGGCACAGATTTTGTATTAGTAGGACCCCAAGATGCAGGATCTGGTATCACTCAAATGCAAAGTAGAACAGTACGTGATACTGGAGATATTAGCAGAAGTATAATTGCAGCCACTGTAAATGATGAAGTTATTTTTATTATTAGCCCAATTGAGTTTACAATAAACAGCACAGATGCAGAAAACGCCATATCTGGATTTGATGTTGTTAGACAGGGTGTAACATTAAAAAATACACAGAATGCTACCGCAGGAGTAACAAGCACTGATCATCAATTCCACGGAACAGCATCTAACTCTTTAAAATTAAATGGAATAGATGCAAGTAATTATGTTACAGCAAGCACTGGAGTGCCAACAGTATTTACGGAAATTACAAATTTCCAAACAGATGCAGGTATTGCTATAGGTGCAGGACTTGATTTAAAAATATTCATTGAAAATGATAATGAAGGTGTTATACAAAATTCACAAGGTGACGAAATTAAATTTCGTGTTAAAGAAAGCGGCGGCGCTAGTGTAAACGTTGTTGACATACGTCCAGGAGCAGTGTTACCAGGAATACAAAGCACTGGACCTACAGTATATAAGCAAGTAGATTTAGGATCTACAACAGCAAAATTCCAAAACATATATGTAAACGATACTCCAGGATCAGCTGGAAAAATTTATGGGATATCAGAAAAAGCAGAATCTTTAATTGTAGGCGGAACAGCTAGAGTAGGAACAGTTGACAGTGACGGTGTTGGAACAGGAAATAGTATTGCTGTGAGAGATGCCGCAGGTAATCTTAATGCTGAATTATTTCAAGGAATAGCAACAAGTGCAAGATATGCTGACTTAGCTGAAAAATATACTACAGATAAAGAATATCCAATTGGAACTGCAATGTGTGTAGGAGGCGAAGCTGAAGCAACTGCTTGTAAATCAAGCGGAATGTGTATCGGTGTTATATCTGAAAAACCTGCATATTTAATGAATTCAGATTCAGAAGGACAGGCTATCGGACTAAAAGGTCGTGTTCCTGTGAGAGTCAAAGGAATAATTAAAAAGGGTGATGCTGTGTATGCGTGGGAAGATGGTATATGTTCTACTGTAGCTACCTCGGCACTAGTTGGTATTGCACTTGAATCAAATGATACAGAAGACGAAAATTTAATAGAGTGTGTATTGAAAGTATAAATATACGTAGTTTAAAGGAATTATTATGGCAGTAACAGTAGGACAAACCATAGGTGAAACAGAATACACAACTTTAAGAAGTGGTATTCAAACAATTATGGGAACTCCAGCAGGAACTGGAGATGCGTCAACAGGGTACAACCAAACAATTGATGCTCCTAGTGTTAGTGTTGGTACAACAATCACTGCAACACAGTGGAATAACTTAAGAAGCGATATTAGAAAAGCATCTGCACACCAAGCAGGTGGTTCTAACGCTGTAGCATTACCAACAGTTGATGTTGATACAGGTATTACTGCAAGTATACACAATGACTTTGAAAATGCATTAACAACAGTAACAGCAAATAGATTTGTTTTAGCAACTGACCAGAGTACATTGAATACTGCGGCAAATCCTACTATTAGTAATTGGAACGGAATACAAACGCATGATTTAGAATTAACATGGGCAAGTCAAAATGATATGAAAGCATTTTGGAACGCAGGTGGTTCAGTAAAAGTTGCAAGTACTTTGTCCTATACAGGTAGCGAAGCAAAAACACTAGATTGGAAATCAATGTTAAACGATTCGCCACATGTAACTATCAACTACACACAGGCATTTGCAGACGGTGGAGGATCGACTGGTACAATTACTGACATAGGTTTTTATGATTTAAATACTAACGGAAACGAAGTACAAATATTTCAAAGACCGGGTATTACACCATACAGTGAAAATGATTATCAAATATTCATTAGATATATAACTAACGGCGTTAGAGTACGTGTTGTATTTAGAGATGATGATGTAGGAGATCAAACTGGATCAGGCGCACCGCAAGATGAGAATGTAAAGGGTACTCTAACTAGTGCTATCTATTACAGAAGAGCTACAGGGTCTAATGTTGAAGTAACTGCGCCTAGTGTAGCTAACGGTTCTGGCAATACATTCTAAATTTCACTTGACTATGAGGGCATTTTAGTGTATACTTTTGGTATATGCAAAAGGAGCTTTTATGGACGAGAGATTAGAAAAAGCAATAAATTTTTCAAACTTTTTAGATACACAAAACAATCAAAAAAATATTTTTTACAAACAGTATCAAGAAAATTTAATACATTATGCATTTGGACATAAATTTGTTGCAACTCCGCAACTTATAAATTTTCTATACACATTTGTAAAAGAACAAGAAAAAACTTGTATACTGATTGATGAAAACAATACCCCTGTAGAAATACCTGATGTAAAAAGTTTTGCAAAAGAATTGTTAGGTGTTTACATCTTTGCCTCAAGAAAGTATGCAAAAGATTATAATGATATAAAAACACACAGATCAGTTGAAGGATTAACTGACTTATGACACATGGTGTTTTACTTTTTGCATTTAACAACAGTAATATAGATTATGTAAAGCAAGCAATATATTGTGCAAAACGTGTTAAAAAGCATTTAGGCTTGCAAGTACAATTAGTTACAGATGCTATTGATTATATAGAACAAACATATCCTTTTTATCAAAAATATATCGATCACATTACATACCAAGAGACGCCAAAATCTGCAAGGAAAAAATTTTATGACGGCATTTACTCAAACAAAACTTTAGAATGGAAAAATAGTGCAAGGGACACAGCATACCATTTAAGTATATTTGATAAAACTTTAGTGATTGATACAGATTTAATTATATGTAACAACAAACTCTTAGAATGCTTTACAAGCAATCAACAATTTATGATTGCAAAAAAATATAATCTTGTTAACACAAATAAAGTAGAACCTAGTTTTGATAAAATAAGCGATAAAAGTATTCCTATGTTTTGGGCTACAATTTTATATTTTGAAAAATCAAAACAATCAAAATTAATTTTTGATTTAGTTTGTCATATAAAAGAAAATTACAACTATTACAGATTAGTTTATGATATTGTTGAAAAAAAATTTAGAAATGATTTTGCTTTTAGCATAGCAATACATATTATCAATAATTTTCAAAATAATAAAAGCTGGCCCTTAGCAATTCCAACAGATATGTGGGTATCGACTGACAAAGATATATTGGTAGATATTCAAAATGATAAAATTAAATTACTAGCACATAAAGAGTATGATTATATCGTAGTCAAATTACAAGATGCAACTACACATATTATGAATAAATTTAGTCTTAACAAATATATTGATGAGGAATTTAAAAATGAGTAACGGAATATGTATTGTTGCTCAGAACAATAAGCAAACAGACTATGTGAGACAAACATATGGATTAGCACTAAGCATTTTAGCTAGTAACCCTAACACCAATATAAGCATTATTACAAACGACATTGTTCAGCAAAAATACAAAAAAGTATTTGACCATATTATAGAAATACCATGGGATGACTTAGCAAAACAGCAATGGAAAATAGAGAATAGATGGAAAGTTTATCATTGTACTCCTTATAGAAACACTATGGTTTTTGATGCAGACATGTTAGTACTAGATAAAATCAATTGGGATTATCACGATCATAATAATTTAGCATTTACAACAAACGTAAGCACGTATAGACAAGAAACAAGTAACAACAGGTATTATAGAAAAACGTTTGATGCAAATCTGTTACCTAACATTTATACTGCAATGTATTATTTTAAAAAACATCCAGAGGTAAAAGAATATTTTATACTTTTAGAACTTATTGTAAAAAATTGGCAGTATTTTTACAAAAAATACACTAACGTTAAAATGCAAAATTGGTGTAGCATGGATGTAAGTGCCGCCATTGCACTTAAAATATTAGGTATACAATCCTATTGTACTAATGAACAACTTACATTTACACATTTAAAACCTCACATGCAAAACTTTACACAAGTGCCTAGTAAAATATTTGACGCATGTAAAATTGATATAGATGATGGCATTTATATAAATGGATATAAACAAAAAGGTGTGTTACATTATGTAGAAGATGATTTTTTAACAGAAGATGTTTTATCTTGGTTAGAGGAGCAAGTCTAATGTTTTATATGCATTACGGAGAAGATGGAAATATTTTGTCAGTTGGTAATTCTATTGATAGTAATTTAAAATATATAGAAATAGACGAACAAATGTTTTTAGACTTCAACGAAGGACGAAAACAAACTTTTGAATATAAGGTAATTGAAGATGTAAAACTAAACGGAAAAATGCATGTAGTGCCTGTAAACATAGACTTTATAGATCAGTTACAACATAAAAAAGGAGTGATTAAAGTAAGTAATAATGAAGATAATTGTATAAAAATTATGCAACATAAAGATAAATGGGAAATTATTAATTGCTTAAATAATGAAACATCCTCTATTTTATCAGAAAATGATTACTATAGGGAATATTATATTACAAAAAATACAAACAAATACATCTTACTTGATAAGTTTGAAATAAATTTAAGAGATTTAGTATTTGAAAACATTTTTATAGAAGGGCACAGTGCGGAAAAGGAAGTTAGTATTATATGTTTTGAAAGTTATTTTAAACATATCCATACCATATCAGTATAATGGATTTTACAAATTTTAAAAATTTAATTACATTTGGTTGTAGTCACACTTGGGGTGCGTGTATGCCTGATATATTTGACCCTAAGGATAAGCACGGTCAGCAAAGACACGACGGAAAAATATATCCAAGCAAATACGCTTGGGGCAATATCGTTGCTTCATTATTTGGTTTAACGCACAATAACCAAGCGATGGCAGGAGCATCAAATAGATACATTTTATACAAAATTTTGAACCATGATTATGATAAAGATGTAGTATGTATACTTTGGTCGCATACACACAGGCATACTGTTTTTAAAAGTGAAAAAAGATATGAAAATTGGGGGCCTTTTTCTGTAGACACTAGCAAAGCGGCAAAGATGTGGTATCAGCATTGTTATCAAAGTTATGATAGTATTTTAGATACTGCACAGTGTATTAATCATGCAATGCTGTATTTGAATTCAAAGAATATTCCTAATTATCATATTTTGCAAACTAAACAAGGAAAAGATCTTTTTAAAGGATTTCCCAAAGAACCAATAAGATATATTTTAGATTCAAAAATACAAAATGTATTTTTTGATGAGTTTAGAAGGATACCACCTCTTGCACTTGATAATAAACATGCCGGTGAAAAAGCACATAGGAAATTTGGAAAAGCAGTTGCAAGATCTATCTTAAATAATAAACAAATTACAATAGGAGAACTACTATGAAGGTTATAGATTATGATATAATATATCTATCATATGATGAACCCAATGCAGAAAAAAATTATGCTGACCTGTTAACGAAAGCACCTTGGGCAAAACGTGTGCATGGAATCGAAGGATCAGATGCGGCACACAAGGCCTGTGCAGAATTATCTGAAACTGATAGGTTTATAACTGTTGACGGTGATAATATTATTAGAGCAGATTTCTTACAACAAGAATTAAATATTTCTAATGATGTTAAATTATCAGAAAGTGTAATTAGTTGGTGCGGAAAAAATTCTATAAATGGATTAATGTATGGTAATGGTGGGTTAAAGTGTTGGCCTAAAGAATATGTATTAAATATGCGTACACATGAAAACGCAGATCCAAATAATGAAGCAGCTCAGGTTGATTTTTGTTGGGATTTGAAATACATTCAACAAAACAGTTGTTATTCAGATGTATATAACAATGCAACACCTCAACAGGCTTGGAGAGCTGGATTTAGAGAAGGTGTCAAGATGGCTCTTGATAGAGGAGTAAAACCTAGTGTTGAGGACTTTTTAAAAGGACATTGGAAAAACTTACATAGACTATGGATATGGTTAATGGTAGGGTCTGATGTTGATAACGGATTATGGGCAATATATGGTGCCCGAGAAGGATTGGTTAAAACTATGTTAACGGATTGGGACTTTGTTAACGTTAGAGATTTTAAATATTTAAATAATTTATGGAAAGAAAAAGAAAAAGTAGATTCGCAAACTATGTTATTAGAAGCAATAGAAATATTAGGAGCATCATTAATTGATAGTTTAGATATACCTATAGGACAAATGCCATTTGATGAACAGCAAAGTAAGTTTTTCAAGACTGTTTATCAAAATCCTAGTAGGAATCCAAAACAACAATTTGTAATAGACCCGGAATGATCGATAATTTTCAACAGGTTAAAACAGAACTAGATAATGTAGGTTGCGGATTTTGCCTTGCTAAATGGACGCAAGTTACAATTCATTTATCTTCCGGCATCACTCATAGTTGTCATCACGTAGGTGCTCATAAAATACCCCTTGATGAACTTAAACTAAATCCTAATGCATTACATAATACAAAAGAAAAGAAATTGCGTAGGAAAGAAATGCTTAACGGCGAACGTCCTAAAGAATGTGATTACTGTTGGAGAATTGAAGACAACACTACAGAATATAGTGACAGAGTTCTAAAAAGTTCAAGGTCTTGGAGTCAAATAGATAAAGATAAAATATTACAAAATAATTGGGATGAAGATATATATCCTAGATATGTAGAAATAAGTTTTTCAAATGTTTGCAATTTTAAATGTGCATACTGTGGACCTCCTTTCAGTAGTAAATGGACAGAAGAAGTAAAATCATTAGGACCTTATAAATTAAAACAAAAACATTATAATGGAATTAAAAGCACAGAAGTTCCTTATACTAATAAAGAAGAGAATCCGTATATTGATGCATTTTGGAAATGGTTTCCAGAATCAGTAAAACACATGAAAGTGTTTAGAATTACAGGAGGAGAGCCACTTTTATCTAAACATACATTACCTGTAATACAATATTTAATAGATAACCCACATCCAGATTTAGAATTTGCAATTAACACAAATGCATGTCCTCCGGATATTCTATGGAATATTTTTGTAGATAAAATTGTTGAATTAGAGAATAATAAATCTGTTAAAAATTTTACTTTATATACAAGTGCTGAAAGTTACGGCAGTCAAGCAGAATATGTTAGAGATGGAATGGATTTTGATTTGTTTGAAAAAAATTTAACACATTTTATACAAAAAACAAAAAGGTCGAGAGTAACAATAATGAGTGCATTTAATATATTAAGTTTGCCTACATTGAAACCTTTTATAAGATGGTCAAATAAATTAAAAAGACTTTCGAGAGGCAGAGTGTTTTTAGATTTTGCATATGTAAGGCATCCAGAATTCTTAGATGTTAAAATTGCAGATAAAGATTTAATAGATCAGTATATTAAACCTGCTGTAGATTATATGATTGAAAAGGATGTATATACGGATTATGAAATATTTAAACTAGAAAGAATATATAAAGATTGTATTTCTAAATTAGAAAAAGAGTTTGATTTCAAATTAGAAAAATATCAATTTTACCAATTTGTAAATGAATACGACAAGAGACGTAATAAAAGTTTTTTGTTAACATTTCCAGAACTAAAAAACTTTTATAAAAAATGCGAGGCCTATTATGTATGATATAGCATTTATAAGTTATAATGAAAAGCAAGCTGATAAAAATTGGGAAATATTATCTAGTAAATTCAAATATGCCAAAAGAACGCACGGAGTAAAAGGTATACATCAAGCACATATAGAAGCGGCTAAAAAAGCATTTACTCCAATGGTTTGGTTTGTAGATGCAGATGCTGAAATAAAAGAAGATTTTGATTTCAGCTATATTCCGCCAAGAAAAGATAGAGATGCTGTGCATGTATGGAGAAGTCAAAATCCTATAAATGATTTAGAATATGGATACGGAGGCGTAAAACTTTTTCCAAGAATAGCTACTATAAATGTAGACGTTAATAAACCAGACATGACAACAAGTATTAGTAAAAAGTTTATACCTATGCATACTATAAGTAATACAACGATGTTTAATGTAGATGAATTTAGTACATGGAGAAGTGCATTTCGAGAATGTGCAAAATTAGCAAGTAAAACAATTGATAGACAAAACGAGGAGGAAACAAATGCAAGACTTAAAACTTGGACAACCGTGGGACACACTAGAAAGTTTGGTGAATATGCGATTCGAGGTGCTTACGATGGTATGGAGTTTGGCCTTTCTAGGGGGGCTGATCTTCGGTTAATAAACAATTACGAATGGTTAAAGGAGCAGTTTGATGCAAACACAAGAATTATTAGATAAATTTGAAATACTTTATCCAAATGTTGCTGATTTGCGTAGGGCTTACACTGATAAAGATTTAAGTAGTATTTTTAGATTACTAGATGCAAACGATGATTTACGCAAAGCAGTAATGGAAGAAAACTTACATAGTATATTTAGAATCATAAAAAATTATGATGTAGAAGAATTACGAAAAGCAGTCACAGAAAAAAATTTACACAGTATTTTCAGACTTGTAGATGACGAAGATTTACGTAAGTTTTTACTAGAGGATAATATATACAAATTATGGCCTTTACTACGTAGATTTACAAATACACAATTTGTAGATGCATTTAAAAGTTTTTTTATTAATAATATTGAAATTGACAATGATTGTTTTAGCAGAGGACAATTATTAAGTAAACAATGGTTAATTAAGGAATTGTTAAAAATTAATAAAAATTTAGGAACAGTGTATCTTTGTGCAGGATGGTATGCTACACTTGCAACAATGTTATTTGAAAGTAATATAAAGTTAGATAAAATTAGATCTTTTGATATAGATGAAACTTGTGTGCCTATAGCAAAAATATTTAACAAGCCTTGGTTAAAAGAAAACTGGAAATTCCAAGCATCAACTATAGATATAAATGATATAGATTATAGAGAACACACGTATCAAGTAACAAGAGCAGATGGTACTTCCTGCTCTGTTACTGATCAATGCGATACTGTTATAAACACAAGTTGTGAACATATTGGAAATTTTTCTAAATGGTATAACAATATTCCTGCAAATACAATACTTGTGCTTCAAAGCAATAATTTTAATGAAGTGGAGGAACATACAAATTGTGTCAATAATATAGAAGAATTTGACAACATGACACCTATGCAAGAAACTTACTATAAAGGTGCACTTGAACTAGACAAATATACGAGGTACATGAAAATTGGATATAAATAATTTTAGTCTAAGAAAATTGCAGACAGAAAGTTCCCGTGCTTTAAGTGCTATGCAAGCTACTAATAATAATATTCATCAATTCAATAAACAAGCTCATCATAATAGCCAAAATTGGTACAAAGCAGTAATTGAATGGTATATAAAAGAATATGGCGACATACCAAGTAAAGTAGGTCCGGGTAAAGATGTAAAATTAGTCTTAGGAGAAAACGTTGATACATGATATAAATTTACTAATTCAAGAAAAAACCAATATTATAGAATCTTGTGTCAAATATCAAAAGAGGAAATATCCTAATAGAACAAGAGATTATGACAAGTGTAGAAGAGATTTAAATTACATACTAGATGCAATGCTTTTTGATGTAGAGAATAACACAACACACAATACAATTTATATAGGAAACAAGTTTTGGATTAGAAACGAACGGCAGATATCAGTATACCAGGTAGAACTGGACGTTTACAATAAAATGTTTTCAATTATAGAAAATAATGAAAATTTTTCTGATGAAACAGTAAAACGTATGAAAGATTTGACAGCAATACTTTCAAATATAATTAAACAAGGACCTATGGAAGAACCAAATAGTTGGCATCATAGTGCATCGTTAAGGCTTAACACATATAATTGGCAACTTAAAGTTCCTAAGGTCGAAGAAATTAATGGCATTTTAGATGACCTTCATAACTATTCACCTAGTAAACAAAAAATGGTAAGATACCATATAGATGTATACAGGAATGATAATGATGAAAATAAGAAAAAAATTTATCGAGCTCATGCCGCGACTACAGAAAAAAAAGCTAGACACAATCCGCAAGTATTAGCTCCTTGGTTGTTGTTTTTTCGACCAAGAGATGAAGCAACTTTAAAGGACGATTTTAGACTTGCAGATTTTTATATGGATTTAGGTATAGCCACTAGTAATATTATTTACAGTGCCGCAAGTAGAGGGTTGGATACAGGAATATCTAAATGTATAAATTATGATGATTTGATTAAAGAGGTAATTGGATATGTTCCAGAATTAGTCATTGGTATTGGATATAGAAACAATGATAGACGATATATGTGTTTACATTATAATAAAATAATTGAGATCCCAGATTATGATGTTCCTAAACCAGAAATGGATGAATATATAACATATGTATAATTACGAAGATATTAAAACAATTCATCTAGAGGTTACACAAAATTGCCAAGCCGCATGTCCTATGTGTGATAGAAATATGAATGGTAAAGGAATAAATCCTCATATTAATCTTGATGAGCTTTCTTATCAAGATTGTACAAATATATTTCCTGCATCTTTCATCAAACAATTACATACTATGTACATGTGTGGCAATTTAGGTGATCCTATTGTTGCTAGAGACACATTAGAAATATTTGAATATTTCCGTTGGGCTAATCCTAACATGTGGTTAAGTATGAATACAAATGGCGGAGCAAAAAATGAAATCTGGTGGCGTAAACTTGCAAAAGTTTTTAACAATAAAGGTGCAGTAATCTTTAGTGTAGACGGATTAGAAGATACTAATCACATATATAGACAAAATGTAGTTTGGAAAAATGTAGAACGTAATATGCGGGCATTCATCGATGCAGGTGGCAGAGCAAGATGGGATTTTTTAATTTTTGAACATAACCAACATCAAGTAGAAGAAGCAGAAGCTCTTGCAAATGAGTGGGGTTGTGAAAAATTTATGAAAAAGAAAACTGGTAGGTTCATAACACAAGATTCAAAAAAGAAAGAGTCACACCAAGCAGTAAGTAAAAAAGGAAAAACAACTAAAGAACTTAAAAAGCCTGATAGCAAATATCAAAATAAAGCATTAAAACAGCAAGATGCTGTAATTCAAAAATATAATACAATGGATACCTATTATGATAATGCCTTTATTGATTGTAAAGTAAAAAAAGATAATAGTATTTTTATTACAGCAGAAGGTTTAGCACTACCTTGTTGCTGGACAGCAGGACGAATGTACAAATGGTGGCATAAAGATCCTAAAGTAGAACAAATATGGGACTTTATACCAGATAAATCTGCTTTAGATGCACGTAAAGGTTTAGACAAAGTTTTTGATACGGGCATATTTACAAATATACAGAATAGTTGGTCCAAACCAAGTTGCAAAGAAGGAAAATTAAAAGTGTGTGCAATGAAGTGTGGCACTGAATTTGATCCGTTTGGAGAGCAATTTAAATGATATTTAATTTCGCTACAATTGATGCTAATTTTGATGTGATAAAACAGAGTAGTCAATGGTATAACCTTGTCAATGAATTTAAAAAAGCAAAAAAGATTGGCTATATAGGACATGGCGGTAATCTTGCAATCGCTGATCATGCATCAATAGACGCCGCAAGATTGACTGATAAACAAACCTTTAGTTTAGGTTCAGCAATATGGTGTACATCTTTAATTAATGATCATAAAGAAAAATGGATTAGCAAATGGATAGGCATGACAGACGCAGATTTAGTTATACTTTTCACTGCAAGTGCGACAGATAAAGCATTTGACATAGCTGTAAACCACTGCATTCAAAAAAACATAAACTATTGTGTGATATCTGGAGTAGACAAATATCCAAAACAAATACATCTAAATTTACTAACCTATCATGAATATGAAGTAGCGGCGTTAGCGTTATCATACGAACTTTTAAATGCAGGAGGTTACCATTGTCCGGAAATAAAACAGTAGCATTACAGACTGCAAGAGCAGGATCAAAAAGTATTCCAAAAAAGAATTTATTAGAAGTAGACATGCATCCATTGTTTGCCCATTCTATAATGGCAGCTACAGATTGTGATTTAATAGACAGTGTTTGGTGTAGTACTGATGACGATACTATAAAAAGTTTAAGCACCTTTTATGAATTCAATATCATAGATAGACCTTTGGAGTTATCTGGTGATGATGACAGTCATCTAGACGTTATTAGACACGGCGTTACACATATAGAAGATAACATAGGCACTTGCGATATAGTAGTTTTACTTTTAGGTAATGTTGTTGGAATTGATAGTAAAAGTTTGACTGAAGCAATCAAAATGCTAGATGGATTCGATAGCGTTGTTAGTGTAAGTAAATTTAACATGTTTAATCCGTTTAGGGCGATGCAAATAAAAAACGGAGAACTTAACACATTTATTTCACAAGATCAAATACAAAGTTCTAAGCAGGCAAATGATAAAAATAGTGCTGGTGATATTTACTATTGTAACGGAAATTTTTGGATTATGAAACGTGATATAATATTTAAAGATGACAATAAACTTCCATTTCAATGGTTAGGTAACAAGATTCGTCCTTATGTACAAGATACATTTTTAGAGTTAGATGCACCTTGGCAAAAGGATTATGTAATACAAAGCATTAGAAATGACAAAGGTTTGAAATGAATTTTTGGGAACAAACAAAAAATATAAGGCCAGAAGAGTTTACAGATAGTAAATTATATGGTAGACGTTTTTGGAAAAACTTTCTAAAGACGCATGATTACTTTTTTGTAGAATTTCCGTTATCTATGAAAAATTATTTTTTACCTATGGGGTATTTTTTGTATACATCAAAATCAAAGAAAGATTATTTAAAATTTGTATATAAAAAGAAGACGTATGAAGAATACGTAAATTCTTGTAAATTAATACATGATACATTATGTAATTTTAATTATGAGATATTTAAAATACGCAAAGACGATCTATTTCGTGTAAAGGAATTCCCTCAATTTTGTATATTAATTAGAGAACTATACCAAAACGGATCTTACAATTATCCTTGCTGGAGATTATCAGACGGACTTGTATGTTCGCATCCTGGCCAACATTTAAATTTTTGTAAAATATTTTTAGGTATGCCTGTTAAAGGCTGGATATCTTTTCCTAAACAACGCACACAACAAAGTTTGCAATATTTACATGGCATGAACATAATTAAAAAGATTAATAATAATGATGATATAATAGATATACTAGGAACAAATATTATTTCAGCTTGTATACAAAAATATGATGATCAACAAGTTCCAAGCCTTTATCCTAGTATACCAAGACCAATTTGGTCTGATTATGACGGAAACGGAAACACAGCTTGGCCTTGGAACGATGTATGGAATTTCAACGAACACCTGCGTAAATCTAGTTTTTTAAAAATTATAGATAAGATAATACAAAATCCAGACAGTGTTAATAAATTTGTTGAGGTTAAAGTAGATTTTCCTAGCAATGAAATTTTAATTAATAACTTTTTTGCTTTTTTGCTTACTGAACAACAAGAAGATAATAAATTTAAATTGAAAGTTGCCAGACGTACTTAACATTGGCTTTTTTGCTGATAAGTATGTATATAATGAAAAAAGAATTACCATCAAAAACCTTTTGTTTACTTCCTTGGGTGCATCTTAGCACAAGACCAGATGGAAGTATGCGTGTATGTTGTACAGCAAATGCAAGTTCTGTAGGGCCGACTAATGACAAAGAACATGGTGGTCAAGTTGGTATTTTAAAGACAGAAGACGGAAAGCCTAATAATCTCAATGTTAGCGATTTTGAAACTGCCTGGAACAGTACCTACATGAAAAACGTAAGAATGCAAATGCTTAACGGTGAACAACCTCCTAGTTGTATAAAATGTTACAAGGAAGAGGCTGCAGGTCATAATTCGAAACGTATGTGGGAAACTGAATACTGGAGACAAAGAGTTGATCTTGACCAAATAATTGCAAACACAGCAGAAGATGGCAGTGTGCCTCCTAATCTTGCATACATTGATTTAAGATTCGGTACTAAATGTCAACTAGCGTGTGTAATGTGTTCGCCGCATGATAGTTCAGGTTGGATAAAAGATTGGAAAGCTGTATTTCCTGCTGTAGAAAATGCAAGTTTAAAAGAAACTATGCAGTGGAAAGACAAAGGTAGTTACAATGGAAGCAGTTACAATTGGCACAAACAAAATCCTACATTTTGGAAACAGTTTTATGAACAAATGCCAAGTATGCAACAAATTTATTTTGCAGGTGGTGAAAGTTTAATAATTGAAGAACATTATGAAATATTAGAACATGCTATCAAAATGGGTTATGCAAAAGATCTTGAACTTAGATATAACAGTAATGGAGTAGAATGGCGTGATGATCTATTTGATCTGTGGAAGCAATTCAAACTAGTACGTTTCCATTATTCTATTGATAGTATAGAAAAAATGAATGATTATATAAGATATCCAAGTGATTGGACTAGACAAAGTCAAGTCTTTCATATACTAGATAATTATACATCTAATAATGTAGAAGTAACTGTGGCTTGTGCTGTACAAGCATTAAACATTTATTACATACCTGATTTAATAAAATGGAAATTAAATCAAGGTTTTAAAAAAATTAACATGTGGCCGTTTGGGGCAGGAGGCGTAAATTATCACTTTGTGTATCATCCGCCGCATTTAAATGTAAAGGTTTTACCTAAATGGTTTAAAGAAGAATGTCGTAAAAAGTATGAAGAATTTTATCCTTGGTGGGAGGCTAATTGGGAAAAAGGAGTACCTAGTTGGCACAAAGGAAAAGTTGATTATAATAAATGGCGGAGTGCTAGTTATGGTATAAGTAGGCTGGAAGGTATGTTAAAATTTATGGAAAGCGAAGATTGGAGCATACGTTTGCCTGAAATGAAAGAGTTTTTAGATTTGTGTGACAAACAAAGGGGCGTCACATTTTCTGAAACTTTTCCAGAAATGAAGGATATATTTAATGTTTGCAAAAATTAATAGAATAAATGATGTTGAACCATATAAAGTGTTAGAGTATGAAAATTACATGCCAAATCTTAAAGATCAAAATGTAATTCGAAATATAGCAGAAAATTTTCAAAAAGCAATAGCACATGATATAATGTTTGACGAAGATGATTTACAATGGCTATATGGCTTTGCATATAGTAGATGTCATACAGTGAGGCATAATGATAACGGAACAGTTTTCATAAGCGGAAATTTACAAACTATATACAAGAAGTTCAAAGATAAAATTGACAATATTATACCTGGTGCTGAAAACTCACCAGTCGTAGGTGGAAACTTTTTTATTACTCCTAGTCAATACGGTTTACATAATGATAGTACAAGAGAAAAAGATTGGCAAGATACTTTAAAAAATACTCCTTTAGATAGTGATCGGAGACGTTTTGTTCCTTGGAGAAATGTAATTATTCCTATATATACATGTCTGCCAGGAGTTGAAAGCCATGGCGTATTTTTTGATCAGCGTCACATAGATTTTGCCCATGTTTATCATCATGGTAGAAAACCAGATCAAAAAGTTGCTACTACATATCCATTAGTTGATGATCATAAGGATATTGATTTTCATTTATTAGATGGAACAAAGCAAGATAGAGAAAAAAATTTATTACCATATAATGAAAATCACTTCGATCGTTACTTATATTATACGCCTAAAAGGAGACTTACTGGGCTAACACCAGAACTAACATGCAAATGGGAAGTAGGTAAACCTATAGTGTTTGATGCTGTTCAACTACATGCAACAAATAAAGGATTAAAGGATAGACAATGGAATACAAAAATGGGACTGTTGTTGACTTTCCTTAGAGAAATGTAATGAAAAAACTTGCGGTATTTGGTTGTAGTTGGTCATATGGTGTTCCTGGTGTAGGTGAAAAACGTAATAGATTATATGACTGCTGGCCTATAAGATTTGCCTTGCAAAATAAGGATTATGAGGTGTATAACTTTGCTAGAGGTGGTACGTGTGTAAATTGGAGTATTGCAAGATTATTACAATTTTTACAAACACCTTTATCAAAAGATTGTAAAATTGTTTTTCAAGTTACACAACCATATAGATTTACTTCTAATGTAGATGTTTGTACACAAGGTAATTACAATTTTTTACAATACGAAAATTATTTTGTAGATAGAGGTACAGATCCTATTACGCATATGCCTGGAAATATAGCACTTAGAAAATCCGTAGAAGCAAAACTTTATAGAAGTATGATAAAACATTATCCTGATACATATAGTTTTATTGAGCATGAAGCACAAATTGCTTACCTAAAAAATATTTGTGATTTTGTTTATAGGCATAATTCTATAAATTATAAAATTTTACCAAATTTGCAAAACGAGCATACAAAAATATTTAATGTAAGAGAAAAACTTACTAAGGTAAAATGGAAAGAATATGTTGCTGATGCTGGTGATCATTTTGGTCCTGATGGATTAGAATGGATAGCAAACATAGTCAAGGAAAAACTTAATGACTAATACACTTTGTCCTGCACCGTGGGAACACCATTGTGTTAACACTAATGGTCGTAATAGGCTATGTTGTAATGCTGTGACAAGTGCATCTAAGTTTTTAGATGGGTTCGAAGAATATTGGAATGGAGAAGAATTACAAAAAGTCAGACAACAAATGATTGCTGGAGAGCGTCCAGACGCTTGTATAAGTTGTTGGAACAAAGAAGATGCAGGCATAAAAAGTTTACGTCAAGGAATGATAGAAGGTTTAAAAAATAGAGAAGGAGAATGGGAAAAATTTACAAATGATTTAAATTATGTTCATAAATATCCATTATCTTTGGATTTGAAGTTAGGAAACTATTGTAATTTATCGTGTCGAATGTGTAGTAGTTATAGTAGCAGTACATATGCATTAGAATTTAAAAAAATCCTTAAGGAAACAGGAATAGACCTTGGTATAAATGATTATGAAAAGTATAATGTACAATCTAAATGGTATAACGAACCTAAATTTGTAGATACAATTAAAAAAATGATAAATGATGGATTACGACATCTAAAATTTACAGGAGGCGAACCATTAATGGTACCATCTGTAAAAAAATTATTAAATTATTGTATTGAACAGAATAAAGCAAAAAATATAGAACTTGTACTGATAACTAATGGCACACTACTAAATCAAGAGTGGATAGATATTTTTGCACATTTCAAAAATATTTCAATAATTTTTAGTATTGACGGCACTGAGGATACATTTGAATTTATAAGACATCCTGCCAAATGGATGGTTATAAAAGAAAAATTAAATTTATTAGATAAGATACAAGATGATAAATTTTTTATATGTATTTCCTTCACATATCAAATATATAATATACTTCAAATTAGAAATATGATAGAATTAATTAGAGAGCATAAAATTAGCATAAGTCCTACAATTTTAGATACACCTAATTATTTAGATGTAAGTTATGCACCTGATGCTTTGAAGAATGTTGCTATCACAATGATTGATAATATTAATCCATTAAATAATACGGAAAAGATATTTCTACGGGACTGCAAAAATGCATTAGGTAGAAATATTTTTGATAAAGATAAAAGTAAAAAAATGATAGAGGTTACATTGTTGAAAGACAAGTACAAAAATCAAAACTTTAGTGACACAGAGATAAGCAAATATTATGATTAAATGTTGGGCAACAGAAAATAGTGTGCAAATTGATCCACAAGGTTTTGTCAGGCCTTGCTGTAAGTTTGAAGGAAATTTTGGCAAATTTGAAAACTACGATAGCATAGATGCTATACTGAATGGTAAAGATTATACTTTACTTCGTAAACGGCATTCATTAGGAAATATGACAAAAGCATGCTGGAGATGTAAAGAAGCAGAAGATAGGGGTTATAGGAGTAGACGCCAGGCATATGAAACTAGATATAGCGAAAATGATTTTCAATTAGACATAAGTCCTGGATTATATTGTAACCTGAAATGTAGAATGTGTGGCCCTATTAACAGCACAGGTTGGTTTAGTGATAACGATAAGTTATATGATTTAGGCATTCATGGCATGCATAGTAGTAAATATAACGTTTATAACATGCCTCAGTATGATGTAGATAAGATAGTAAAGTTTATTGAATCCAACACAAAAAATATTGATATAGAGTTGAAAGGTGGAGAGCCTTTAATGTTGCCAGCAACAAAACATTTACTCCAGACATTATCAAAATGGGGAGATAGAATCCAAATTAATATGATTACAAATGGAACATATACTCCCGATTGGCTGCCGAACATATTGGAAAAATTTAGAATGGTAACTATAGGTATTAGTGCTGACGGTGTAGGCGAAGTTTATAATTATATAAGAGGTGATGAAGTAAAAAATACGTGGAAAGTATTTCAAAAAAATATATCTTGGTATAAAAAATTAAAATGTAAGATAAGATTTAATTTTACTTTGCAGAATACAAATATCCATCATTTATATAAATTTGCAAATGAAGTAGGAGCAGAGAATGTACATGTTATAAATTTAGTAAATCCTAAATTTAATTCAATTAAAATTATTCCTAAACAAGCACGTGCCTATATATTAGATCAAGTAGAACCTTGGATAGATATCTTAGGTAAACATCACCTTTATTATCAAAAAAAAGATGCACTTATTATTAAAAAAGAATTACTTAGAGACGAAGAAGTAGATTTAAAATTATATAATGAATATATTACTTACAACGCCCATTTAGATAAATTGAGATCACAAAATTTATTAGAAGTTGTTCCGCATTTAATTACAACAGAAGGTAGAAAATTGTATGAGTCAATCTAAAACTTTTTGTATATTACCATGGATGCATCTTGCTACAAATGCAAGCGGAAATCTGCGTGTTTGTTGTAATAGCACACCTGGCGAAAATTTTATTATGAACAACGATAAACCTTTCAAGATTCAAAAAGATGATTTAGAAGTTGCTTGGAATAGTCCTACATATAAAAAAATTAGATCTGAGTTGTTAAATGATATACGACCTAAAATGTGTACAAGATGTTTTAGGGAAGAAGATTCAGGTATTAAAAGTGCTAGACAAGGATGGAATGAAAAATGGAAAGAGGATATTGAATATATTATTAATGCACCTTTTAATATTAAGTATGTAGACATACGCTTAGGAAATTTGTGTAATTTGAAATGTAGAATGTGTAATCCTTACGCAAGTAATCAATGGGTAAAAGAATGGAACTTAATAGAAGACGCTTTAAGTCCGTCGGAATATAATAGATTAAAAAGTATGGACTGGCCTGAGAACAAAAAAACATGGCAAAATTTGTTTAGTCTTGCAAATACAGTAGAAGAAATATATTTGACAGGCGGCGAGCCTACTATAATAAAAGAGCAACATAAATTATTAGATTACTTAATAAAAAATGGACAAAGTAAAAATATTAAATTAAAATATAACACAAATCTTACTAATGTTCCTAAACACTTGCTAGATAAATGGTTGAAGTTTAAAAGAGTGCAATTAAATTGCAGTATAGATGCCACAGGTGAACTAGATAGATATATTAGATATCCTAGTAATTGGAATAAAATTGTTGAAAATTTTGAAACAGTAAGGAAGTTACCTAATGTTGGAATAGAAATACATTGTACAGTACAGATGTACAACATACTTAGACTGCAAAATTTAATTGAATGGGCAACTCCATATAATCATAAAATTTATTTCAACATATTAAATCATCCTGAGTATTTGAATATTAGATGCTTACCTCAGGATTTAAAGGCACAAGTTCAAAGTACATTAAATAATTATATAGAATTACCTAAAGTAAAAGGAATAATAAATTATATGTTTGCAGAAGATTGGAGCAATAAATTACCAAAATTTAAGCAATATACTGAGGAGTTAGATAAAAGCAGGAACGAAGATGTATATAAATTACTTCCAGAATTAAAGGAGATATTATGACAGATAAAAAAGTACCATTAGCCCAAAGACATGCACAAGCAAATTATTGGTTTAATTTCAAAAGAGATCCTTCATCTGTTGAACCTAGTGCAGAAGATATTAAATGTGAATTACAACTACAAGCATTAAGTGATTTTGAGAGATTAAAATTTGATATAGATTATGACCAGTTTAGAAAACAAATGAAACCCTATGAGGATTCGTGGGTACCTTATTTACAGCGTGAAGGTTTGAGTAATCCAAGACAAGGATTATGCTTATTTGGATTACCTGGTGATTCTTGTAGTGATAGTTTAAGTTTGCCTGAGGCTAGAATAAGAACAGGAAATAAACAATTACATGAATTAGACTTTAATACACCCACGCAACTATATAAAGATTTGACTTGCTTACACGAGTTAGTAGGATATTGGAATCCAATAGGTCGAAGTATGCTTGTAAAAACTAACGAAGGTGGATATTTCCCTCCACATAAAGATCATCCTTTACTTAACAGAACATGTTTTAGAGTAATTGCATTTATTGGACATCACGTTGATCACGAAGCATATGAATGGGAAATGAATGGCAGGGTTTGGAGAATCAAACAGAATGCATCTTATTATGTAGATACAAGGAAAACACACAGGACACATAGTTGGCAAAATGATAGTATACATTTAATTATGAATGTGCCTAAAACATGGGAAAACGTAATGAAATTAATGGCAGTGACCAAAAATTTCTAGCGTTGACAAAAAAAGTGTTGTGTGTTATAATTATATATGAATGAAGATTTAAAATGGAGTAACTATGACTTTACCAAAATCCCGTTTGAGGACATTGTTAGTGTCGGCCAGCGGACACTCTTATATAGAGACCTGTTTACTGTTAGCTGGCTCCTCGGAAGATTCTGTAACTACAGATGTAGCTACTGCTGGCCCTACGCAAGAAGCGACAGAAAAGATCATAGACCAACAGAACTCTGTCTTAAAACAATAGATAGTATAAAGGAGCAAGCACGTGGAAATGGCTTTAATAGTTTTCATTTTTCTCTTAGCGGCGGCGAGCCTACCTTTCACCCTGGATACTTGGACATACTCAACTATCTCGCTGATGATGTTAGCAACACTAATTACACTAGTGTTCATATGACTTCTAATTGTTCAAGACCTATGAAATGGTTTGAACAATATGTAGAAGTTGCTAAACCTTTTCACAGGGCTAGTATTACAGCAAGTCTGCATACAGAGCATGTAAATACAAAAGATAAGATGCAAGACTTTGCAGACAAACTTATTTTTTGTCAAGAGCATGATATACAAATTACAATTAATCAAGTTATGGTTCCGGAATGGTTTGAAAGAGATTGGGAAAACGCCCTTTTCTTTCACGAACAAGGAATCAACGTTACTCTTAAGCCGCAATCAGATCCTACTGCAAGTCGTGTTGTCGATGGTTATAAAAAAGAAGATTTAGAAAAATTATGGAATGGCATGCCTCAACGTGCATATACTGAAAGTAAACGTAAATGGGCAGAAAGACCTAAAGCAAAATGGTTAAGTTGGAAAGATTTCAACACTGAAGAATCTGTACCGCCACATTTTCAAGTTGAATTTGAAGATAGCAAAGGCAAAAAATGGTATATGGATCAGGCAGAAAGATTTAATGCTTTTAATTTTAACAAGTTCAAGGGCTGGAGATGTAATGCAGGATTCAGCGGAATAATTATAAGAGAACCTGACGGTAGTATTAAAAGAAGCTATTCTTGTCATGATGATCCTTTAGGAAACATTGAAACAGGATTTAAACTTTTTAATGCGCCTCAAACCTGCATAACAGATAGTTGTGTTAGTTCGGCTGACAGTAAAATACCAAAAAGGAAAACTAATGCGTCAACAACAGCAGATTAACAAAATAAAACAAACTCATAGTGACCCTACACAGTTTGTAAATATTCTTTCTGAAGATAAGATAAATTTTTTAATTGAACATTATGAACAATCGGATAAAAAAATAGAAAAAAATACAGGACCGATTATGCTTACTGTAAACGAAGGTGATGGCATAATAGATGATATATTAAAATTACTTAGACAAATGTATGGAAATTTTAATGTGCGTTCTGCCCATTTTTTTGATGTGAAAGATCCGCATATCATACATGTAGATGATGGCAAGGAGTTACCAGATAGTTTTAAAGCATTTACAATTCCTTTACGAGTAATTGGCAATGATGCAAGTAAGGCTAAATTAATTATGTTTGACCAATATTACTATGGCGGTGCAGCCAAGTTTATGAAAAATGGTCCTGCAGTCAAAAAAACTTTTTATAATACGCATTTGTACATTTATGACGATGTGCAAGGGTTGAATGACAAAGGTATTCCCGAAGAATATAAAGGCATGTTAAGTCATCTCAAAGAATCTTGGTATGATGGCTTGAGTATTAAAAGTTATTTTCCATGGACTATCGGATCTATAATTTGTTTTGATAGTTTAAGATTACATTGTGCAAGTAATTTTAAGACAGAAAATATAGAAAGGAAACTAGGCCTAAGTATTTTTACCACTCAGCCTAATTAATTATGGAATTAGTAATTAGTGAATTACATTTGAAAAAGCCACCTTGGACTTTGAGAAATAAATTAATTGCAGAACATTTAGAACCAAATAAATCTGTAATTGATATAGGAGGTGGAGCCGGAGATATTTTGAAATATTACAAGCCTAGTAAATATTGTAATATTGATGGGATGCCAGTTGATAATGTTGATATTATTTTAGATTTAGATTCAGATTATCATTTGGAATTAGAGGAAGGTTGGGATTATTCTATCAACAGTGGCATCTTAGAATGGGTAAAAAGGGTAGACTATTTCTTAGACAAACAAAAAAATTTAGCAAACAATTATATTTTTACATGGCATCACGATCCATTATGGGGAAGGATGAGTTTTAGTCGAATAGAAAGTATAATTAATGAAAATTATATTATAAATGATACCATACCTTGGGGCGGTAAGCAAAAAATATATAAATGTAAAGCAAAATGAAGAAATGTGTCTATCCTAATAATATTTTAATTGTAGGTAACGATGGTTACACTGATTCCTGTCCATTAGAAACTGCTAATTTACGTTTAGAAAATATTAATCAAGGAATACAAAAATCCTGGCAAAGTCCAAAGTATGCTGATTTTAGAAATAATTTAGAAGAGTATCTTAATAATAAAGATAAAATATGTTGGCAGTGCAACATGCTAGAAAAAAATGGTGGTATTAGTTTAAGAACAGAAACACCATTAATCACAGATTCTCCAGAACTGAAGGCTATCCAGTTTAAGTTAAGTAATCGTTGTCAACTTGTTTGTGCTCATTGCGGACCTAATTTAAGTAGTAGTTGGGGTAAATTTGTTGGCCAAAAAAATTATATTAAGCAGTTTGAAATCAAGGATCATGTATTAGATGAACTTAAAACATTAGTCCCACAAATGAACTTTATAAGATTTACAGGTGGAGAACCATGGATGGATCCAATGCATTGGAAAATACTTAAATCCTTAAAAGGTATAGATAAAAAAGACTGTGAATTACATTATATAACCAACGGACTATCAACTATAAGACCTGAACTATGGGAGGGTTGGAAGAAAATACAAATTATGTTAAGCGTTGATGGGTTTGGTGAAAGCTATGAATGGTTCAGAAGACAGGCATTGTGGAAAGATCTTTTACAAGCATATGAAAATTTATCTAAGCATCCAAATGTTAAATTAAAAATTAATTTTTCACTTACACCATGGACAGTAGATAGTCTAGCATCTGCGAAAGAATATTTTCAAAATCCATTTTTAGTTGTTCCGATTATGTCACCTTGGCATTGTAGTTTAGGAAGTTTGACCGAAGACGAATATAATAATTTGGGCTTGACAAAGTACGTAGAATATAGTAAAATAATAGGAAGTAATCCAAAAGGTGCAAAATATTTAAAGACCTGGGCGTTAAGTTGGGACAATAGATGGAATACACCAGGATTAGCAGAAAAGGTACATCCATGGTTGAACAAAATATAACAACAGCTATAGTAAACAAAAAAACACAATCTAAAGAAATTCTTGATTTTTGCGGATATGCAAGTACATTTACTAATGATCCTGCACATGTAAATATGTACCATAAAAATTGGGCAGACAGACCAGAAACGTTGCCATACTTAATTTATATAAGTGAACGATTTAGAAATAATAACGGCGACTTTTATGTTTTAAAAATTAATAATGTAATTAAGGCAATATCGGGCGTACAAATTAGTCCATTTGATACTAATGTAGCAATGGCAGGCATAAGGAGTTGGATAGATCCTAGTCTACGAGCTAAAATGTATATAGGACACCACCTTTTACCTTTACATTTATCTTGGGCAAAAGAAAAGGATTTAAAAACTATTTTGTTATCTTTTAATAGTTATAACAAACGGTTGATGAATTATTTTAAAAGATCAGGTATGGGAGTGCCTAAACAGCGTAATGAAACAAGATTATTTAATAACGGTGTACATGAAGTTCCGTTTAGTGTAGATATACAATATACAGAGCAATGGGTGTTGTACCACAAAATAGACGAGTCTTACGAACCTGATTGGAAAAAAATAATGTGGAATAAAAATAGTCGATAAATAGCTATATGCAAGATATTATAAAATCAAACACCAACACTTTATCTTATATACAATACATTGCATTGTTCATTGTTGTTGTAGGGTTTGTCTATGTGGATTTTACCTGGCAATTCATTGCATTATCGATATTAAGTTTTTATATATTTTCTATACTTGGTTTGAGTTTGACGTTGCATAGATATTATAGTCATAAGAATTTTGAATTCAAGAACAATATTTTGCGTAAATTATTTACATATATTGCTATATTAGCAGGTAGGGGTAGTCCGTTAGGATGGGTCTACATACATAGAATACATCATAGGCATGCTGATACAGAATCAGACCCGCATGGACCTAAGACTACTGGTTTAAGATTTTTTGGATTCAAACCTAAAGATACAGAAAATAAAATGAAGGTTTTTTTAGTAAAAGATTTACTTAATAAAGAACAATTATTTTATCATAATTATTATTTGTTGTTTATTTTAGGATTTATGGCTATTCTTGGTATAATAAATTTTGATTTTTTATATTTTGGTTACGCTATTCCGTTACTTGGTATACAATTTAGTCAAAACTTTTTTAACTTTTTTGCACACAAATTAGGGTATAGAAATCATAATACTAAAGATGATAGTACTAATAATATTTTACTATGGCCTCTTATTTGGGGAGATGCATGGCACAATAATCATCACAACAATTTAGCTAAATTTACTACAAAAGAAAAATGGTGGGAATTAGATCCTGTTGTGAGTATAGCAGGAGTAATTAAAAAATGAATTATTTAAAAAGTAATACAATAGTTGCACAAATAGTTCTTGCTATATCATTAGCTGGAACAATTTTTGGTTATTACAGTTACGGCATTACATTAGGAACCGTATTACTGCCTATATTAGGATACTTTTTATATGTAGGTTTAGGAATAAGTGTTACCTTTCACAGACAACTTACGCATAGATCATACAAAACACATCCTTGGATTATAAAATTAGGAACAATTCTTGGAACATTAAGCAACACAGGAAGTAGCATTGTGTGGGTAGCAATACATATGAATCATCATAGACACGCAGATACTGAAAAAGACCCTCATAGTCCAAGACATCAAGGATTAAAAACTTTTGCATTAGAGTATGATTTAGACACAAGCCGAGTGAAATGGAAAATGAAACATCTAATAGGAGATCCATTTCATATGTTTCTACACAAATATTATTTTGCAGTAATTGCTCTATGGAGTTTAATTCTATATATTATTGGCGGATTTTATCTAATGGTATTTCTACATTGGTTTCCAATGATAATAAGCGGAGCAATGAGTAATATTGTAAACTATATAGGGCATAAACCTAATTGGTGGGGTGGCTATCGTAGATATAATACACGAGATGATAGTATAAACAACTGGCTATGGGCGATTCCAAGCTGGGGAGAAACATTACACAACAATCATCATAAAAGACCTTATTCATACAGCCATGGTGAAAAGTGGTGGGAAATTGATATTGGGGCATATATTGTTAAGCTAATAAAGGCTAGATAATATATGACGCAAGTTATTATTTTTACTGGGACATCCCGAACTGATCCCAAAAATAAAATTTATTCTCAACAAGACATGACAGCAAGTATCTTGATGCGACCATTAGGTGCGTATCAGATTGCTTCTATATTAAGAGCAAATGGATATACAGTACAGGTTATAGATCGCTTCCATTGGTTAATTAGAGAAAAAGGTCGTGAATTTTACCGGGAAGTTATCCGGCCTCATATAGGAGCTGATACATTATGGATAGGATGGAGCAATACCTTTTGGGAAGGTGAACCAAGAGCTGGGCCTGAAGATTTAAAAAACATAGGATATTTGGCAGAGGCAGCACGTTCTGTAGGCATGCGAGAAGAAGGGTTGCAGGCAATGCAAAACTATAGGCAGGAGATAAATCCAAATATTAAATTTGTAGTTGGTGGCGCAAAAACTTGGAGATGGAGTCAACAGGATTTTAAGTTTTTTGATTATTATGTAGAAGGCTATGCTGATGTAATGGCTTTAGAATTGACCAATTGGTTAGCTGGCAAAGGAGATAAGCCTGCTTGTAGACCTAACGATGACGGTTCTGAAATACTAGATTACGATAAACGTGGTGATAAATTTGACTTTGTAAATCATGTTCATAGATGGCATCCTACAGATTATTTAAATCAAGGAACTTCTTTACCTATAGAAATTGCAAGAGGTTGTATATTTAGATGTGCTTATTGTAGCTTTCCGTTAAACAATAAAAAGAAATTAGATTTTATTAGAGAACCAGAGCAACTGAAAGAAGAATTTGTAAGAAACTACGAAGAGTATGGAGTGACAAAATATTACTATGGAGATGATACTCATAATGATAGTGTAGAAAAACTAGAATTTTTGTATGATAAAGTATACTCTCAGCTACCTTTCAAAATAGAATTCGCAACATATCTAAGATTAGATTTGCTTGCCGCACATCCACAAACTATACCATTGCTGTTAGAAAGTGGATTAGTAGGAACATTTTTTGGTATAGAAAGTTTCAACAAAGATGCTAATAAAACCGTAGGCAAAGGAGCTACAGAGGAAAAAATTTATGAAAATTTATACAAATGTAAAGATGTTTGGAAAGATAAGGTCCACATTCACGCTGGTCTAATAACAGGTTTGCCTAATGATAGCGAAGATACTATACTAGATTGGGGAATGAGAGCTACTAGTAAAGAATCACCTATTGACTATGCTATGATTACTGAATTACATTTATTTCCTAAATGGGGTAAAGACACTCATTGGCTTAATAAAATGGAATTAAATCCTGCTTTTTATGGTTATGAGTTTGAAGAAGATGGCATTCAATATACAAATAATGTAGGATTAACAAAAAGCAGAGCGGCTCAACTAGCAGTTCATTTATTAAAAAATATGGATGAGCAAAAAAAGGGCAAAGATTGGTCTATGAATAAGAGTCAAATGCAAGGATGGTATAGTTTTGCACATGCCGCAAATTGTGGTATGACCACCCATGAATACTTAAATAAGGGTCGATTAGATATTTTAAACCGTAGAGAAAGTATTTTAAATAATTATTATGCAAAATTAAAAAACGGTGCTAAAATAGAACAAAACAGAAAGGATAGTTATGATGGCTGAACATTGGGGTTACCATGCTTTATTTGATTGTGCTGAATGCAATTTGCCTAGTGTGACTAGTAAAGATAATGTGCTTAATTTTCTAAAAGAGCTTGTTTTAGAAATAGATATGGTGCCTTTTGGTGATCCATTCATTGAACACTTTGCTACACACGATCCGCAAAAAGCAGGTATTAGTTTTTTTCAAATGATTGAAACAAGTAACATAAGCGGACATCTTTGTGATATAAATGGTGATGCATATATAGATGTTTTTTCATGCAAAGAATATGATGTAGAGAAAGCACAGGCAGTAGTACAAAAATATTTTTCACCTAAGAAAATTAGATTAAATTATATCACTAGATCTGCAAGTTAAGGATATGTGATGATTCTTTTGTTCACAGATGTTAGTCATACTCCTGGTATAGGCAAATATGCTGGAACATATAAAGTTGCGACAGAATTACGCAAAAATAAGTTTGATACCCAAGTTATTGATTGTTTTAAATACTTGGGTATTAAAAGGTTGAAAAAGATTCTTGATAAGTTCTTAACAAATAAAATTATTTTGATTGGTATTAGTAATACCTTAATGTATAATCAAAAATTTATGTGGGGCATCACTGACAAAGAATTCGAGGAATTTGTAACTTATGCAAAAAAAATAAATCCTAACATAAAATTTATGGTAGGAGGAGCAGGCGTTACACAATATTCTAATTGGCCATATATAGATTATTCTATAATAGGTAAAGGCGACTCAGCCATAGTTGCTTTAGCTAAACATATTTATTCTGGCACACCATTGATTTATAGACAAAATGCTTTTACTAAATTAGTAAACGGCGATGACTATTTTTATACCCAAGATGAATTTGCAAAAAGTTATATTAGGTTTGAAGATAATGATGTTGTTTTAGATGGTGAAGCATTGCCAATAGAAATAGCAAGAGGCTGTATTTTTAAATGTGCATTTTGCTTTTTTGACTTAATAGGTAAACGTAAAGGAGACTGGACAAAAACAGAGGATACTATATATAATGAAATGATGTATAATTATAAAAAGTTTGGCACTACACAATATATGGTAAGTGACGAATTGGTAAATGAAAGTGTTGAAAAAGTAAAAATGTTAGCAAGAATAGCAAACAAATTACCTTTCAAGCTAGAATATACTGCTTATGCTAGATTAGATTTAATTGTGCGATACCCTGAAATGATTCCATTGTTGCAAGAAAGCGGAGCAGTCGGACTTTCCTTTGGAGTTGAAACATTTAATCATTCTGCAGGCAAAGCAGTAGGCAAAGGTGTTGACCCTAATGTTTTAAAGGACACATTAGTTGAATGTAAAAGACAATGGAAAAATAATGTTGTCATAAGTGCAAATTTTATAATAGGTTTGCCAGGCGAGTCAAAAAAGGATATTGAGCAGACAATTGAATATTTGTTAACTGTTGATTGCCCTATTGATGCATTTGAATTAAATTTATTAACAATTAAGGATGACAGTGATGGTAGGCACGGAAATAAAATGGGCAATGATCCAAAAAAATATGGATATACTTTAGAAGATAAACAATGGAAAAATAATCAAATGAATAGAGTTGAAGCCAATAATTTTTTAAATACTATAAAGAATGATCCTTTAGTAAAAAATAAGAGAAAATTTATGAGTGCTACATACATAGGAAGAATAATGAGTTTAGGTTATACTATAGAAGATATTTTTGATTTAATGAACAACAAAACTTTTATAGAAACAATACAACAGGTAAATTATAAAACTTACCAAAAGAAAGAAGAATATTTTAAAAGGATTATGTCTCTATGATTGATTTTACATTTTGTGCTTTTGATTTAGGAATTACTACAGAACAAAAAAATAATATGTTACAAGAAATTCTTGCTTGTCCTGATCCTTTTTGGTATTATGATAAATTTCGAGGTTGTAAAATGTTGCCAATATATAACGGAGGAAGTCTTACAAATCACACTGCTAAAGGCAACCTAATGTTTACTAAAGCTGGATTAAAATGTGATACACTTATGCACGTATTAACACATAAAGTATTTCCATTTATGGACCCAGTTGGTCGTGTTACTATTCTAAAAACTGATAAAAATACAGCACTTAATGAGCATATAGATTGTAACGAAGATGAAGTCGGTTCCTTACAGCACAAGTTTAGAATAGCATTAAAAGGGCAGATAAATACTTTATATTTTATAGATAAGAAGTTACAAAAAGTTTACATACCAAATAGTTTTGATACATATGTGTTAGATGGTGGACATCCTCATGCACTTGATCCTGGATCTGAAGAAAAAATTACTTTATGTGTAGGAGCGCCTTGGAAAGGAAATCATATTGCTAGTTACAAAAAGGTTTTAGATAGTGCTATACATAAGTTAAAGGTAAGTAGACCAGATATAATAAAAGAGGAATGGAAGAATGGTTGATATATTAATATACGTTTTTATATTTTTTGCATGGACATTTATATTATATTGGATGCACAGAATTTGTCATTATGTGCCATACCTGAAGCAAATACATTGGCATCATCATAAATTTGTTACAGGACAACAACCAACATGGATGTGGCAAAATCTTTTTCTTTATAGTGATGATTGGATGAGTACATTAGATATTGTTGTTACAGAAATAATTCCTACACTTATATTTTGTTATTTTACAGGTCATTGGTGGGTAGCTGTTTGGTATTACGTCTGGACAGCATTTATTCAAGAATGGTTTGAACACAATCCTAATTTTAACCTATGGCCGTTTAGTGCAGGAAAATATCATTTGAATCATCACAAATATTGGCGATATAATTTTTCTTTATTTTTTCCTATTTGGGATATAGTATTCGGCACTCATAAACCAATTACCACAAACAATAGTTAGATATATATTATTATGATACCTCTTTCTGAAAATAGTTGGAATGCTTGGAAGTATGACGACGGACCTTTATTTAGTAGGTCAAAAAACCCACAAGAAAAATTAATTCCTGTATATAAAAAAATGGATAGAAAAATCCTATCATTAAAAGAAGAAGTAATACTTGCCGCAAAAAGCACAAAGGATCATTTTCCAAATCAAAAATTAAATTTATTTTTCAGTGGTGGCTTGGACAGTGAATTGATGTTGAAGGCTTTTTTAGAAATAGGAGAAAAGCCTAATATTTTTATTGTAAGATACGAGAATGACATAAACTTATACGATGTAAGTTATGCTGTTTCTATTTGCGGGTCGCTGAATCTTGACTTTAAAATTATTGATATGAATTTAAAACATTTTTTTGAACAAGATGCAGAAAAAGTTGCGGAAGATGCACAATGTGACAGACCTCGTATGCTACCTAGTATGACTTATGCGGATAATGTTGATGGTCTATCAATATTGTCAATGGGTGATATGTATTGGGCAAGACCGCATGATAATTATAATGTAAAAGCCCAATGGGTAGCAATAGAACTTGAAAGTGATTTTGCGGCTGATCGATATAATATATTACATAATAGGCCATGTATACATTTATGGGCTAGATGGTCACCTGGCATGATGATGGCTCATACGAAATGGAAGTGGTTTCATAGATTAATCAATGATGAAATTAAAGGAAAGTTAGGAAATAGTTCTAGCAAAATGCAAGGTTGGAAAGAAGAGTTTCCACACATAATGCAAAGAGAAAAAGTACACGGATTTGAAAAAATAGATCCTTTGATAGAAGAGTTTGAAAAGTTCTTAGAAAGTAAATGGAACGGGCTTCCTTATAGAAGACAGTATGATATGACTTTAGATGAATTATATAAAATGGTTACAGGTTTGGATTACGCTGAATATAACGCTTAGTTTTTGTGCCATTTACTAAATGATCTAATAAATCTTTTATCTCTATAAACATATGATTTTCTCTATAATTGTGTATCATTCCATTTACAATAAAATCTATTTTTTCACAGCCTTGATATTTTGGAAAGTATAAAAGATCATTGCTCCAGTTTTTTCCATAAAAAGTAGGTTTAATAAACAAGTCCCAATAGTTTATTATACTAATGGGTTCTTCACCTTCATAAGATAAACCTGGAATATTGTAGTAATTCCATGCATTGCACACAGAGGTCAGTGTACCCTCCATTAGCACACTTGCAAGTAAATGCTCGTCTTTTTCAAAGCCCACCACTGTATGACGCTTATTTCGCTGTTTATAGGCCCTTAATCGTGCATATTCTACACTGTTAGCTGACTCTAATATGTAGTGTTTTCCATTATGCACATATGGATCTGGCCCGTTAAATCCTTCTATCCATGTAAGTTTATCAGATATTTTTTCTAAAAATATGCTATGTAAAATTTGGTTAGGTGGAATTTTATGTTCTTGCGATTGGGCTAGTATAGTATCTTTTTCTTTGTAAGGATCTATTTCAACTATTGTTACATCTATATTCCATTTAGATATACATTGTTGTACATTTTCATATTCGTTATCATTATATCCCTTCATACGCATAAAAGCACAAGGAATATTGACACCAACGTCTTTGAAAGCTAGGTATGTTGCTTGACTGTCAGTGCCACCGCTAAAGCTAAGAATACAATCATTGTAGGTCTGTAAAATAGAATTAGCCCGCTCAGCAAATTCAACTCTAGGAGAACCAACTGGGCGGGCTAACGGGGTTACATCAATATAAAAATTATTTTTATCGTCGAACCCATATGACATTTAGGCAGTAGTAGATTTTGGTTTTCTACCAGCCTTCTTAGGTGCTTTATCCTTTAGGCTTGGGTCAACAACTTGTGCAATTATTTTTGCCCATGGTACAACGTTCCATGTACGTTCATGTGCATAGTATAAGAACATGTTTATTGCTGTTGCTAGACCTGCAAAAATTGTTGCGTTACCCCAACTACCTGTAACAAGGAATGGGATAATAAAATTGTTTGATGTAATAACAATTCTCCAGGTAATCATCTTAGCGGCAGATCTACCTTCTTGATCATCAAATGCTCTTGCAGGATTTTCTTTCCTCCATATTTGGAAATAATTCCAGGCTCTTTCGTGTAACCAATACAATGTACTGTTTATTAGTGTCGCCCAGCCTGCAATTTTTAAGCCCACTAAAAGACTTCCCGTAGCAAGAAAGCCATTCACTATGTGAGATATAGTAAGCAACACTCTCCAGGAAACCATTTTAGCAATAGTTCTAGGGTGTCTTTCATTAAACTTAGTAAACATTTTTTCTCCTTTATTTATTAAGTGCGTATATAACTATTTATTCCATTTTAGACTAGCTGGATTTATTTTTGGTACAATTGGACCTATTTTATAATTGACAGAATACACTTGTAAACCGTCTGCAAAGCCATGTTCTGTGTTAACAAACCTACTTGCGTTTGTCTTTACATAATTAATACCTTCTTGCCAAATAGTATGGTGTTTTGTACCTTTATGGCCTTCAATATACCAATGATCAAATTCACTGTACCAATCTAGCGTTGCTTTATCAGCTTGATACCATGAATTATTCCAAGAACTATACAGTAATGGCCTAAGCTCTCGTTCATGCATAGTTCTAAATAGATCAGCTGTCATATTTTTTCCATACCAAAAAGGCTGTTTTTCTGGTGTCAATTCTAACCAGTGTTTTATTGTGTATGCTTGTTTGCATAATATATCTACACTTTCAGGCGCCCAATAAAAATACTCTACTGTGCTGTTATCATAATCTCGTATATGGTTTTCTATAGTTATGATATTAGTCGATCTATCATTAAATCTAAGATAAAAATCTCCGTTTGAGTGTATGAAAGTCCTAGGTTTTTCAATACCAAGTATCAATCCTATTTTTTTACTTTTGTCAAATTGTTTTCTAACATCATTAAAATGTATGTAATTAAACCTTGTAACATTTAATGGATTTAGTCCTTCACGCTTATCCATTATCCAACTAGCATCGCCTTTGGAAAGCCAAGAATCAAATAAGTAATCAGACATATCTAATATTGTAATTTTTGTTTTCGGAGACAGTTTCTGTATTTCTTTTAGTCTTGGTATAGTTTGTAAATAATGCTCGGCCGCCGCATTTTTAGGATCTTTATTATTAGGGTCTATATCAGTGTAAGATAAATTTGCTTTTTCCATTGTGTTTACAATAATTTCATCTATGATCAATCCTTGCCTAATAAAACTATTTGCTATATTTTGACTGTCACTACCTCCACTATAACTTAGTATTAAATAATCATAAGTGTCTCTTAATTGTTGAGCACGGACATCATATAATTTATCTAATGTTTGAGTAGGCTCAATATGCCAATTGTAGTTTTTAAAAGTATCAGTATTAAAATGCCATTGTACATCTTGATTTGTAGATTGAGCAAAAAAACAAGCCTGAATTTTGCTATCAAATTCTATATTGCCAACGGTGTAGTATCCTAATTTTTTGTTAATTTCATGCATCTCATGAGTACTTATCATAGTTATATACGCAGATAAATATTACTGATGGAATCCAAAATCCCTATAATTGCAGCACCTATGAATCAAGTTTCCGATGCAAATTTAGCTATTGCCTGCCACCGAGCAGGTATAATGCCTAGTATAAGTTTTCTTAACTTTGTAGACAAAGATACCCATACATGTGATTTTGAATCTTTTTTACGAGATGTTGAATACTTTACATCTTCAACTAATACAAACAAACTTATTATAAGTGTCAGTAGTAAAACCTTACTTAGAAAAGGAATACAAGATCAAGTTGTCAAATATTTTAACAAAATAAAATTTTCTCATTTAGAAATAATATTAACAGAAAGATTAGAATTTACAAATAAAAAATTAACACAAAACGATAAAGATCTTTTTGATAGTATAGAAGAAGCATTAAAAAGTTTACCTAAAGTAAAAATTATGTATAAAGCACTTGATGTATATAGTATTATACAAATTGCAAAATATACTGAATTTATAGATTGTTATGTACTTAAATCTAACAAAGGAGCAGGAACAATATCAAATTATACAAGCAATATATATGAAAGTATAAATTTGTTTAAAACAGAATGTCCTGGAAAAGAAATAATTGCAAGTGGCGGAATATCTACTGCTAAGGAAATAAAAAAATGTATCAAAGCTGGAGCAAAAGCAGTAGCAATAGGTACTTTGTTTGCTTTTGCAAAAGAAAGTAAAATTTCTAATGAATCAAAAAAAGTTATGATACAAAAAAATAAAAATGATTTAGACATAATTTCTGGTTATCAGAATGGAGTTGTCTTTAATAAATTAGAGAAAGATGATAGTAACAACACATTTAGTCTTATAGAAGGCATTAAATCCCCTCACAAGGGTCATTTATTTGCTGGGCATGGATTAAATAATATAACAAATATTTTGTCAGTGCAAGAGATAGTGGATAAATTATGGCCGAAAAAATGAAATTTAGCTTAGACAGTTTTTGTCCTGAAGCATGGAATCAAATAGAAATAGATGCACAAGGTGATTATAAAATTTGCTGTTTAGCAAATTATGATAATGATTTCGGTATGGCTCTTGATAAAGACGGTAATGTAATGAATGTTAAAACACACACTATACAAGAAGCAATGAATAGTGAAACACATAAACAACATAGAAAAGAAATGAGCCAAAACATAAAGCCAAAAAGATGTAGGAACTGTTGGGATAGTGAAGAAAGCACAAGAAATCAAGAAGGTTTTGGTTATAAAGATAAATTTAAAAAATATGGCATAAGCAAAAGACAGCGTGTAATAAGAAATACGAGTAATGTAATTCCTGAGTATACCAAATGGAACGAGGCACATCTAGTTACAAGCGAAGATGGAACCTTGGATGTTGAAAATGTAAAACATGTAAATTTAGATTTGAGATTTGGAAACTTATGTAATCAAAAATGTATTATGTGTAGTCCGCAACATAGTAATCAATGGTACGATGATTGGGTAGCAATAGGATACGGAGCTCCACAATATAATAGAAAAAAAGGAAGATATAAAAAAGGTAAAGCGAAAGAGTTCGAGTTTTTCTATGATGAACATAATAGAGTCAAAATGGCTGGAATGGAACCTTGGTGGGAAAGTGAACAATGGTGGACTATGTTTGAGAAACAAGCAATGGACTTAAGGTACATATATTTTACAGGAGGCGAACCATTAATTGTTCCACAAATGCAACAATGTTTAGATAGGTTAATAAACAAAGGGTATAGTAAGGACATTCAGCTAAGGTATGATACAAATTTATCTGTAATAAACCAAAAGGTTATTGACAAATGGAAAAATTTTAAAGATGTTTTTTTATGTATCAGCGTTGATGATACCGATGAAAGATATAACACAATAAGATATCCAGGAAATTTTGAAAGGTTAGAACAAAATATTATTAAATTAAAAGAAAACGGTATAGATATACATTACATAAGCACCTGTGTTGGCATTGCAAGTCCTTACAGTGTCCAACGTATATATGAGTTTGGAAAAAAATATAACATAGATACAAATTTTAGATTTTTAGAAGGTCCTAATTGGCTTGATATTAGAAACTATCCTGCAGATGCTAAAAAAGAAATAATTGAAAATTTACGCGATTATTCTACAGATAAAAAATATACTAGATGGGCAAACGCCGAAATAAAATTATTAGAAAAATATATGGATCATAGTGAAGAAAAACATCTTAAAGAATTTATTAGAGTCATGGATGTTCTTGACAAACAAAGATCGACAGACTGGAGGAAAGCGATGCCAGATGTAGTAGATCTTTACAAAACATATTGCCCCGACATATATAAGGAAAAATAAATGCATTATTATAGAATAGGAAAACTTAAAAAAGAAATTGTGCAAGAAATGCTTGCCGCAGTGTTAGAAAAAAGTGAACCAAGTAAAGGTTATCATTGGATTGAATTTGATGATAATTTAAATTCAATGTGGAATAATATTTGGGAGAACAAAAATTTAAAAGTTAGACGCTGGGATAATAAATGGATACAAAAAGCATTTTACAGTCCTGTCGGTAAAGGTTGGAAAATACATAAAGATGGAATAGATTGTAAAGTTGCATTGAACATTGCATTACAATCAAACGAATCTGATTGGGTGCGGTGGTATGACGAAGAATTAATAAATGATCTAGCAGATATAAATGTTACAGACGGTGACAAGGGAAAAGGACATAGTAGAAATATACCTATTAATGAGTACGAAGATATTTCTTTTATAGATGAATTAAAAGTTGAACAAGGGGAAGTATATCTTGTTAATACAGATGTATTTCATAGTTTCTATTGTGGAGGTCCTAAAGATAGAGTAATTGTGCAAACTAAATTTCAGAATAATCCAAACTGGAATACTGTATTAGAAAATGTAAAGAAAAGTAATTTTACTCTTCAAGCCCGTGATTAAGACAAACAATTTCCCATGCTTCATTCCATTCTTTTTCAGCTGTCAAATTGTTTTGCCATTGATCTTTAGCCATTTCTTCTTCTAAATCTAATCCTTTATCATCTGCCCATGTAGATTTTATTTTCATCACTAATTGAGAAGAATCTGTGTATTCCATTACTCTCCAAGAAAGGCATTTTCCAGTATCTAGATATTCTGATTTAATCCATGCTTTGAATTCATCAGATGGTGTATACCATTCGGCGTCAGTATGGGGTCTCATAAAAGTTTTGCTGTAAATTGCCATAATCTATCTCCTACTATTATTTATCACTAAATATCATGTAATAGATATAAAGAGGTTACCGATGAAAGTCCCCCATAAAGAATTAGGTTACTATATATGTGATAACAAAGTATTTACATCTAAAATACATGCTTGTATATATGCAACTCAGCATAAAAAACAAATAGAATGGGTTTTTAACAATGATGTTTTTGATAATTTCCCATGGCAAATAGAACCTCAAGAATCACTAGATGAACTGTATTTCCAAAGGGCTAGGCAGATTAGAGAACAATATGATTACATATGTTTGGCATTCAGTGGTGGTGGAGATAGTAATAATATACTTGAAGCATTTCTAAGACAAGGCATTTTTATAGATGAAGTCGTTACAAATGTAATGGAAGACTTGAATAATTTGACAACTGTAAATCGCAATGAAATAAACAATTGGAACGAGGGTGCAGAATATAAATTACAAACAGAAGATAGACTAAAAGCACTTAAGAATAGAAGTCCTAATACAAAAATAAGTGTAATTGATCTTAGTAAAGGACTTTTTGAATTATTTAATTCTTATGGTGATGCTGGATGGATTGAAAAAACTAGAGAGAGAATGAATCCTAGTGGTTTCATGAGGCATAATTTCCTCCATATGAAAGAAATACGTAAAAGATTTGATAAAGATAAAAAAATATGTATGTTACTTGGAATAGAAAAACCTCGTACATATATCAAAGGAAACACTTTTAAAATGTGTTTTAGTGATAAAGCTGTTAATATTGCAACAGTAGGAGAATTTATTCCTGAATATAATAATACTAGTATAGAATATTTTTACTGGCATCCAGAAGGCGCAAAAATAATTGCAAAGCAATGCCATGTTATTAAAAGATGGTTAGAACACAATCCTAATTATTTGCCATATTGGAAACCTAGAAGTATAGGAGACATATGGACTAATCATAGAAAGTATCATGAACGTATTTTAAGACCATTAATTTATAATAGTACTTGGCACCAAAATTACTGGCAAGCAAACAAAAGCACAAAAGATTGGTATAGTGAGATAGATGATTGGTTTTGGACTGCTCATAAAAACACTAAAGAACATGCTATATGGAGGCAGGGTCTTGATTACGTAAAAGATAATGCAAAAGACTGGATGATGCCTGGCGATGTAGAAGGTTTAAAGGGTTTCTTGCATGCATACGAAATTGGCGAAATGAATCCTATAAAATTAGAATTACCTACAAATAATGTTGTTTTAGCTGATTAGTTTAAGTCTACCCAAGCTGCGCCAGTATATCCTTGGAATTTTGTTCCTGTAGTGTTAAAGATCATCATACCTGCTGTCGGGCTTGTAATTGCGGCGTCACGTGTTGCATCGTCTGCATATGTAGCTAATTTAATTGCACCACCAAATTGGACTTCTGCCGCATCTGCTTTGACTGTTATTGCAGTGTTTACTACACCAGAACCGTCCATTGTTTTGATTGCTAGTTGCGTTGGGACAATGCCTGTTGCTATTGTTCCATCAGCTTCTGCTGTAATAAATGCGCCATCTACATAATTTGTGCCATCATGTCCACCAAAAACAACTCTGTGTAATACATCATTGTTTTGTACTGCTAGAGGTGTATCATATGTTCCTCTTGATCTACGCATTAAAAATCTAGGACCATCACTTACAACATTTGAGTTTGCAAGTGAGTAAAAAGGAATTCCTGTTGGCGCTGTTGTTCTACCATTAAGTACACCAAATGTTGTAAATGTACCTGTGTAATCAATTGTTGCTCTTGTTAGAGGTACACCTGCATTATTGTTTACTATAAATCTCATTAATCCTGGAACTACTGACGCACCAAGTGTACCATTAGGGTCAACATCAACACTTATTTGCGCCGCACTAACATTTTTACTTAATTCTCCCCAAACTATGGCACCTATATTATCACCAAGTTGTAAATCTGTAGGCGATGCCTTTGTACCTCTAGCTCTAGATATTCCTAAGTAATGTCCATCTGCGTTATCATAATAACCTGCCGCAGAAACTACTGTTTGATCTTGTGCTGTTGCTGTACCACTAATTTGGTTTGCGGCTATGTTACCAGTTGCTGTTGCGTTTCCATTTATATTAAGTGTTGTAACTGTAACAGTGTTAGAATTTACATCAGCTACAACAATACCATTTTCGCCATCTAATATCATTGCAGAGTCGTCAGCAAAAACACTGCCTTTTACATCACCTGTATGATAACCAGTTGTGTTACCTACTACATTTCCTGTAAGGTCGCCAGTTAAATTAAATGCCGCATTTTGAACTGTTGCTCCATTTAAATTTAAAGTTCCACTGAAAGCACTTGTACCTGCACTTGTGATATTTCCAACAACATCTCCTGTCATTGTTCCTGATATCTGTGCCGCTGCAATTTGTCCTGTAGCTGAATTAAAAACAACTGTACTATCGTCTGCAATTAGGTCCGCTTGTACTCTTTCAGCTGTAATTTGGCTGTCTATATTTAATTGATTAAACCATGCTTCGTTCCAGTATTTTGATGGTGAGCCTAGATTATGAGTCGCATCAACATCAGGCACTAGATGCCCTTGTATAGCACCACCAATAACGAGAATGTCACTACCTACGCCATCACCTAAGTTAACTGTTCCAGATGCTGTAATTGTTCCGGTAATATCAATACTACCAGTTCCATTTATGTTAAAATTATTCAGGTCAAGATTTCCGCCTAGTTGCGGTGAAGTGTCAGCTAATACAGAATCAATTGTGTTTGCAATAGTAGTTGTTCCACCTTGTGTAGAACCATCTCCTACATATAATTGCTTTGTATCGGTAACGTATATTAATTCTCCCTCTGCAGGGGTAATGCCTAATCTTTCTGCATTTGTGCCGCGTCTTACTTGTAAAGCCATCTATTAACTCCTGAATAGTATTTGTTATTAGTATTTATGCCTTTTACTTCCTTTTCTTCATAAAGATTTCAGTACGCTTTTTTATGTCTCTTTTTACTTTTGCAGTATCAAGACGGAAGTCAACATTTTGTATATTTTTTTCGTATTGATTGAATAGGTCGTCCAAAGCCGTTTCTATATTGAGATCTGGCTTTGTTTTAGACTTTTTAACATCTATTTCCCATATTTTTCCGTCCTTAAAGTAAACTTTGACACTGTGCAGATATTCAATAGGTACTACATCTATTTTAATATCTTTAAAAATTTCAGGCCATGCATTAACTATGTCAGGAGGAAGTACCCCTTTTTTAGCCATCTACTGTTGACTTTGACTTGCGTTTTGTAGGAACAAGTTCTTCAGCTTGTTCTCTAAGACGCTTTGCTTCTTTAAACATTGCGTCTGCTTGCGAACGGTATTGTGCCGCAAGTGCTTCGTCAGTCAACACTTCAGAAGTAGCTTGAGTATAAGTATCTGTGGCATTTACAGGAGAAGCGTTCTCTTGAGGTTCTGGAACTGTATTTCCTGAGGTATCTTTCAGTGCAAGATCGTTGACAGTTACGCCCTTTTGTTCAGCAATATTTTGATTGAGAACATTTAAAGGAACACTAGTAACATTATTAGGTGTCATTTCAACAAGATCTGATTTTACTTTTTGAAACTTTCCTGTTGTATGAAAACCAGCTAACATATTTCTACCATCTGGTAGTTGTGTCCTAGCCATTGCTTCACCTAGTTCGTATGAATCTTGTCCTGATGCAGATTCTATCAAGTTCATTAATGCATCGTGTTCGCCTGCATCTAAACTTTCAGTAAGTGCAATTAAACAATGCTCAGGGTCTCCAGGCAGGACTCTATATGCTACTGCACATTTTTTCTTTGTTTTTATAACTCTACCAACATGCTTGTATGCTGTCGCCATATTATTCTCCTTTTTTCTCTGCAGGTGCCGGCTGTTGGGCTACCGCATTGAGAAATGTTTCTAATTTACTGTATGTTGAACCAACCGTCATCATTTCGTTTGGCTTAAAAGCACCTCTACCACTAGCAACATCAATAATCTGTTTTAAATTGCTTAAATCTTGAATAGTTAGTTCGGTAGATTGTTGTGGCGCAGAAGGTGTCGCTTGCGGTGCATCAGATGGTGCCGCAGTTGACGTATCCTTAGATACAGTAGTTTTACTTTCATTCGTCATTATTATCTCCTATGTAATTTTATAAACTACGCATATATTTACTTGTATTTCAAAAGTGGGCATGCCAAAGTGAAATAAGAAAGTTCTTTCGGATCTTCAAATCCTACTTTACAAACGGTTTCAACACCGCTATTAGTGCTTAAAGACATACTTTTTCCAACATAAAATCTTCCTTTTAGATTTTCTGTAATCCATTTTACAAGGCTTTGCTCTAAGTTATACTTTAAGGGCAAGTTTATAAATTCACAATGCGGGCTAGGTAATTTTAGCCTACGTATTTCGAATAAATTATATGGATTAGGCTCTTTGACTTTCAGCATGGTCTTCATAGTGTGTAGTTATTCCAAACGGTGCTTGTAAATTTCTGTCTCTGTTTGAATGAATTACAAATACAGTTTCACAATAGTTTTCGTCACCCCAACTATCCCAAGGATAGCCATCAGTAAACATAATAAATTTTTTAGGTTGGATATCATTTTCTTTCATATAATTAAAATTACAATCAAAGTCAGTGCCACCGCCACCCATTATTTCATAGTCCATTAAATCTTCGCCGCCATCTGCAGTGAATTCTTGTTCATTATAAACCTTTGTATCAAAACACCATAAAACAATTTTGTAATCTTTATATTGATCCATGATACCTTTTACTTCTGATAAAAAGTCTTTACCCTGTGCATTACCAATTGAGCCACTCATATCAATTCCGATAGCAAGATCAATACTTTCGTCAAAATTCATACCGGGTAAAACAGCACCAGTATGCCATCCTTTTCTTGATGGCCTCATAAATGTGTAATCAGTTTTAATTGTTGATTGTATCTGCTGGCGTAATATTTCTCTCCAATTCATTTTAGGTTCAGTAAGTTCTTTAATCATACGTTGCACTTCTGCTGGTGTATTTCCTGCACCTGCGGCCTGTGCGGCACTAAGCATTCCTTCTTTAATTTCGTCTTTGATCTTACGCATTTCTTCCTTAGAATACTTAGGTTTCTTTTTGCTTACATTATTACCATTTGCATCTTTTTCTTCGCCTGCATCTCCATCACCTTCTTCATCACCTAATCCATCAAGGTGTTCATCTAACATTTCACCTAATTGTTTAAGGAATTCTTCTCCGTTCTTTTTAGCAATTTCATATATATCATCGTATACTTCTTCTGAAATCCAACCATCATATTTAAAATCTTGATAACAATCAACAATCTTAGGTTTTTCACCAATTCGATCTCTTACAAGCAAATTGTTAACAATATAATCAGCGGCAATATTATAGATCATTGGATTTCTATCTTCTCTACGCATCAAATGATCAAATACACAATGTAATATTTCATGTGCAATAACAAATTCAATCTCTTTGTTGTTCATTGCATTGAAAAATTGTGTATTGAAGTATAAATTTCTACCATCAACTGCGGCAGTTGGCAACCAATCATCAGCGGCAACAATACGTAAACGAGTTGCCATATTTCCAAAGAATGGATGCCTTAGTAGTAAACCTACTCTTGCAACAATTATTCTATCAAGAACCTCTATTCTCATTTCTTCTAATTGTTCTTGAGTAATATTTGGGTCTGGGGACCAGTTCTTTAATTTGCTTGCTGTATCTTTTGTACTCATCAGTGCCATCCTTCTAAGTTATACATTTACTATAGCAATATTTACTATAAAAGTCAAGAGAAAAAGGACGTTTTGGAGAGATCGTCCAACTCTTTCATGTTACACCTGTTGTGCGGCTGTGATATACTTGCCAAATCTATCATGAAATTCATCAAAACATGCAACTTCATCTGGATCAATTGGCAACGAATATTGTGTAAGAGCAAGTTTTATACCCATTACAACCAATTCTGTATCGAAGTTATCCATTGCAAATCTTAAGAAATTGTTAACCTTGTCATCAAATTTCTTATCATTTTTATTAGATGCTTCTTTCAGTTCGTAGCAGAGTGAGACTGTTAAGGAATACATGGCACTGATTTCTTTAGCCTTCATCTCTTTTACTTTGCCGTCCAAAATATGTGTTGGGTTAGGCATTGTTGCCGCAACCTTACGGTGTGCCATAAATTTTACTGCTAGGCCTTCGCCAACAGCACCACTTACCAAATCGGTAGTAGTTTGTTCGTCATCGTCATCTTCAAGTAATTCTGAAACAAACGACCAGGAACGAGGTGTAGCAAAAGAACGACTAGGACTTTTTGGGTCAAAGTCATATAAGTCTTTCTTTGCAAAAGTCAAATAACCAACAACATCTGAATGTATGTTGTTCTGTGGTGCAACAGCCCATGCAAACCAATCATCAAAATCAACACGTAACTCTAAGTGTACAAATCTATTTGCTAACGGAGCAGGCATTCTATAAGTAACACCTTTGTCAGCTTCTCGGTTACCAGCCGCTACAATAAGTACGTTATCTGGTAAATTATATTGTCCAACTTTTCTATTTAGGATTAATTGATACGCTGCCGCTTGTACTGCCGGTGCCGCAGAGTTCATTTCATCTAAGAACAAAATAATATTTTTATATTTTTTTGCTAATTCTGCTGTTGGTAGTTCTTGTGGAGGTGCCCACATCATGCAGTTATCATTTGCCGCATAATATGGAATACCTTTAATATCTGTAGGTTCCCAAAGTGATAATCTTATATCAATTACAAGTGATTCCATTGAATCACCAATCTGGTGAATAATATCAGATTTACCAATACCTGGAGGACCCCATAAAAATATAGGACGTTTTTTCTTAAATGCCCTAATAATACTTTTCTTTGCTCCATTAGGAGTAACAGTTCTAAGTGCCGTAGATTCCATTGTGTATTCCTCTTCTTTGTTTAACAGTGCCATATCTTATTTCTAAGTATGTATATAATATAACACCGTTTGAAGTAAAGGTCAACCTATTTTGGTACTTTTTTTTGTCTTGTGAGTGCTTTTTGGAGACCGTATTTGCGTACATCTCCGCTAAAAAGACTTAATTCCATAGCCTTTTTTTCGTTGGTGACTATTATACCTTTTCTATCAAGGTAATATGGACAATCTATAAAATTATCCATCCATATTAGAGTATTTGTAGTCAATTCAAAATTTGCAGGATAAGGTATTTGATATGTTTGTAGATCTAAAGTTTCTTTAATAAAGTCGTATCCTACATCTGTAAGTCTTAATCCACCACTATCTTTTGATCTTGTATTTTGCCACCACAAAGGTAAGTATTCTTTTACAGATAATTCACTTACACTTTTACCGGATTGTTTTAAAAATACCTTGGTGTATGTTTCTTTCCAGTTCATTCTTCCGTCACAGTTTCACCGCTTGTTAATTTTACAACTGTAAATTTATCAGAATTAAAAAGATTATTTAATTTACTTGCTAAATTATGGGCATGTCCAGGATTAGAAAAACTGGTTTTTTTATATTTGGGTCCTGGATAACTAGTAAGAACATTTGAGCTTTTCAAGTTAAATGGAGCATTATCATAAAATACTGCCCATATTGCTTCTGCTTGTAAAACTTGTTCTGCTTTATATGTTTTTTTATCAATATATTCAACAAGCACTGTTGGCTTCGGTCTACTCATATGCGTTCCTTTATTAAGTACGCATATATTTATCTCTTTTTACCAGCCTGTGCCGCCATCCATGTTAATACTTACAACTTCTTCATTAGTCTTTTTAGCAATTAACGTTTCTAAATCACCATTTAATCTAGTCATAACAATGCCTAGTGTAAATGCAAGATTTTTAGCTTGTTGTATATTTAATTTTATTTCTTTTTCTTGTCCTGCATCTGCACTTTTAACTTGAGCAATAAATTGTTGTATTGGAGATGTGTTTAATGGACTATTTTGCGTTGACACGTGATAACTCCGTTCTCATTTCCAACTCAGTCTTAAATGGACCTTCATAATTATATCTTTCAATTGTAATTAATTTAGGACAAAAACTTTTTACCCAACCTTTTTCAAATTGTATACAATAATAGCCTGCACAATATAAACTTTTAGACTTTTTGCTTTTTGTAAACAACGGCAATTTTCTTTTTACATCAAACATACTATTATAAGGATGTGTGCTTGTTGGAAATGTGTTTACTTCTTTAGTAGGTTTAGATTCTTTAATTTCTAATTGTTGCCAGCTTACACTTGTCTGTAGTGTTTTTTCTAAATCATTTGTATCGTTAAAAAATCTACTGCCAGATGCATCACTCAACATATATTGTTCGTCATTAAAACTTATTGTTCCAATATTTTGACCTTTATCTTGAACAATCCAGAATTTATTTTTTACTATTTCTTTTGCATTCATATAGGATACCTCGCTTGTAATGGTTCTGAATACTGACCTGCGTTATCTGCGATGCGTTGCATATCCCATTTAGCACAGAATTTCATAAGACGCATGCCAACTTGACTAATATCTTTTGGTGTCATATGTTCTTCAACAACATCATTTATAATACTTCTGATATTACCTGGCTGTGCAGTCAAGTCACATAGTATTACATTTCTATTATAATCATCTAGTACACGATGTTCGTCACCGTTATGATCTACCCAACGTTGAAGCATTAAATTATTCCAGTTGTAACCTTTTGTGTCCTTATCTGCGTATGCTTCAATAAGTCCTACTTTGTTACGAGTCCCTTTCTTACGTACACCAGGATAAGCACTGAATACATTATCGCTAGTATCACCACGCATGCACTTCTCAAACAACATAAAAGCAGGATCAGGTGCAAGCCTAGGCTCGCCAGTTTTCTTATCTATTACAGGCTGTTTCTTCTTGTCATCAAAATAACCTTCATGTGTAATAATTGTATTGCTAACACCATTGTACTGTTTTACGTTAGGTGCAATAAGTTGTGCAAAGTCGCCATCAGTAGAAATAATCACATGATTATCATTAGGATGTGCTTGTATCCAACCTGCAATAAGATCATCTGCTTCTAGCTGTGGATGATGCATCATTGTACAATTTGTTTTTGTACCTACAAACTCTTTGAACTCGTCAAATATTTCCCAAAATACTTTATCTTCATCTGCTTGTGCAGGAGTCATTGCATCACGTGTTTCTTGTCTATTGCGTTTGTAGGGCTCATAAAAATCTTTACGCCAACTGCGTCCTTCTAGGCAAAATACAACATGATCTGCGTCAAAGTCATTCCACGCTTTCTTAACACTGTTCAAAGTAATATGTAGTGCCATTCCTACTTTTGTATCTAGGTCACCACGTACAACGTGTCTTGCACGGAAAAAAGTATTTGCTGTGTCTACTAATATGTATGTATTCATGATACTGAACTCTTGCCTTTGTCTATTGGTATAACATTAATATAACCCATTTCACGTGCTGTGTCAAGTCCTTGTTCGCCCAAAACCTGCATTGCTATTGTTTTGAACCATGCATCAACAATATCTTCTTGCTTTTCACCTGTATAACCTGCATCAATTAGTTCTTCTATAAATTCATTGTTCCAATCTAATTCAAAAAATCCGTTCTTAATATCATCTGGATTAATTTGTGTATCTAAGACTGCAACCCAAGGTTCGCCTTTACTAGTTGCTTCAGCTTTTTCTTTGGCAAGGATATCTCTACGTTGTTCTTCTGTAGTTTTTTTTGGTTGCATAATCTTAGGTTGTATACCTATTGCTTTTTTTAATTTATTCCAATCCATTACCAACCTGCCTTTCTTATTGCATCGGAAGGATCTTTTATTTCTGCCTTCATTGCTTTCTCATGTTGTTTGTTTTTGTATTCATTGTCATATCTAGGTTCCCCAGGCATTCCCGAATAAGCTGATGTGGAGTCTTGGTGTGAATCGCCAACCTCGCTCCATACATGCTTCTGCAACGTCTTTAACATTGAGATTATACTCTTCCGAACGTCCGCCAAGCGGCATAAGATATACCGGACATTGTACCCCGGCACCTCTATACGCCTCCACAGCTCTTGTAACTTCGTCAAAGTCATCTTGAGTAGCGACAACAAACTTAAGATAGATGTCACTACCAGCAACACGACTATACTGCAAAGCAACATCAGGCTTAATAGCAGTATCCCAAGGTTCTCCGCTAACTGCAAGTTTCGGGGAACAACTCCAAGTGACTTCAAACCGACTTTGATCTGTGAGATACTCAAAGAACTCTGGGTGTAGAGTTTGTGTAGTATTTGTTTCAAATGTAACATTTTTTAGATCTCGCATACGTGGATGTTCGAACAAGTCAATATACAGCCTCTGCCACGCTAACAAAGGCTCTCCACCTGTCATTATCAAATGTATGTCTTGTCCATTGTCTTGTGTCCACTTACTATTAGGCGTAAGCGATAACAAATGTTCAACCACTTCATCTACTGTCCTTAGCATATTGAAATGTTTGAATTCTGGGTATATACTTGCATAAGTATCACAACCTGTATGTACAATAGGTAAGTCGTTAAACTCTTTTGTAGTTTGATGTACACCTTTATCAAGAAGATCCTTTACTTCATCATTATATCTTTTGCCTTCTTTGTGCAAAGTCCAACGATCTTTTTTCTCACCTGTACCAAAGTTCATACAACGAAAGTTACAACCAAAAGTACGTAGAAATACACTAGGTACTCCTACAAATTTACCTTCACCTTGTACACTATAAAATGCTTCAGAATATCTTAATTGTTTAACCTTTTGTTTAGGTCGTTCTAGAACGTCAATCATTTTAGTTTCCGCAAGCAAATTCTTGTTGCAGTTTTACATTATCTATAAACTCTTTTTTAGTTGCAGGATCTTGTTTGAAAGCACCACGCAATACTGTAGTTTGTGTCAAACTGCTCTTGGCTCTAATACCTCTGTTTTCACAACAACCATGTGTCGCTTGTACATAAACACCTACATGTTCACTACCTGTCTGCTTTTGTATTTCATTAGCAATCATAACATTTAGTTCTTCTTGTAGTGTTCCTCGCATAGCACACCATTGTGCAATACGTGTATATTTACTCAAACCTAATAGCTTAGGACCAGCAATAATACCAATGTATGCTACACCTTTTACAGTTTGATGATGATGTGAACATAAACTTGTAAGTTCACTTCGTACAACCAACATACCTTCGTAACCATTTTCAATATAGTTAGGAAATGCACTTGGATTAGGCATAGGATCATAACGACCAGACATAATCTCATTGATATACATCTTAGCCATACGTCTTGCAGTATCAATACTGTTAGGATCTGTTTTAGTATCGATTAACAACTTTTGCAATACGTTTTCAAAAGCAGGAATAGCTTCTTCAATAAGAGCTTCTTTATCACCCTTTTGAAGTACTTCGCTAATGTTATCATTAGCCCAGTACCTTATACCTGCTTCTTCTAGTTTTTGTTTTATTTCATTTACTTTGCTCAATTCAATTCTCCGAGTTATAGACGAGGATGTCTCATCATTGTGTTAATTATATGATATATTTAGGTTTTTGTCAACCATTAAGTACAGTTTTATCGTCACCAAAATACTTATCAAGCATTTCTAAACGATCATGTGCAGATGCCAATTTGTCTAATTCTGCAATTACTGCTTCTGTAATATCAGAATGTTCACCTATACCTGCTGGCATAGTCCTATATACTTCAATATTTGCTCTGTGTACTGAAATTTCACCTTCAGCTTGTTTCCGAGCCGCTTCTAATAAAAGATCTCCTGCTTTAGCCATAATATTCCTCCTTGATGTACCTTTTCAATTCATGATCCCCAACATTATCAGGAACCCTTCTTTTATAAAATAGTTCATAACTATCAGAACCATATTTACCTATACCATATAGTTCAGTAGCGTCTTCACCATTCCAATCTTCAAACTGCTCACTCATTCGATATAATCTTTCTGCTCTTACTCGACGCATACCTAAAGGAGCAATAACTTCTTCTATTTCATTTTTTGTAGCATGTAATAGTGCTTTATGTGTAGGCCATTTGGCAAAAAACTTTGGTAATACTGCTTTTACTTGCTTTCTACCTGTAAGATTCAGACATATGACACCAACCATGTGTTGCCAAACATTTTCTACCTGTTGTTGTACCATTAAATCGTCACGCATATAAGCCAACATTTTCCCATGGATAAACTAACCAAATGTCTTCATCTTTTTTATTTACTTCATGTGTAGAATAGTTTACCATAAACTTAAAGTCACTTGCACCATTATCTGTCAATACTGCGAAACGAACATTTTCACACCAAACATCACGCCAGCCTGTATCACCTGGCATACAACTTTTTTCCCAATCATCTACAATCCAGTTGAATGTTGCTCCTGTATCATTTATATCATCTACAATTAAAATATTTTTTCCTTCGTTTTTCGTTTGTCCTTGTTGAAACATGCCAAAGGCATCTTCTGCCATCCAAGTGTTACTTTCTAGTTTACTGTCATCTCTTAAACTTACCTTTATAGATTCACATGGTATTCCAGTCAAATTACTTATGATAGTAGCAGGAACATTACCTCCTCTAGTTATTCCTACAATGTAATCAGGGCGCCAATTGTCTTTATACATTTGGTTGACTATGCTTATACACATTTTTTCAACATCATTCCAAGTATAAAAGTGTTTCTTAATTGTCATTTTTTTTATATTCCATTTCAGTTTTTATCTCATCGCCTTCTTTATCATAAGCAATTTCTAAAGCCATTGCTTGTATGCCATCTAATATATGATTACAGGTAATTTTATCATAACTTTTTCCTGAGAGTTCGCTATATTGATTCCTTATCCTGTGTAGTTCAACTGCTTTATCATGCATTGCATTTATTTTTTGTATTAATTGTTCAATAGTGTGTTGCATTAAAATGGAATCTCCTCATCTTTTTCGTGATTACCTATATAATCTTGATCTACCATTTTATAAATTGCATAAAAATTTTCCCATGCTTTTTTAAGTGCAGGATAATGTTCATTCATTTTTTCTATTCTAGTAATTTCAATACTCTTTTGAGTTAGATCAATATCATATTCAGGAACATTATAAGTAAATTCACTTCCTGTATCATTAATACAATTAGATATATTATCTAAAGTTATTGTATGATTATTAGCCCATCCGCCTATATCTTCACTTAAATTATTAATAGTAATTGTATAATCGTTATCATTCCCCATCTGCAATCACCCTATAAAGTTTTTTACCACTGAAAAAGTGTTTGTTTAACTTACTTACTTGTTTACTAATACTAGGCAAGAAGTCTTCATAATTTTCCATATATTCGATTATTTGTTTAACAACTTTATCTCTATGTAACAAGTATGAATCATAATCTTCTGTCCATTCACTTTTATACTTGAATTCTGGCTGTGCCATTTCACTATAACTTAATCTATCAGGCACCATAGGAATAGCATCTACAAGTGCGCCTTCATACCAACTTATGCCTAATGTTTCTTGTAAATTAGCACTAAAAACAAGTTTTGCTTCTCCTAGTAAATTATGATATTCGTTTTTAGTAAGCTCTCTTTCTTGACATACTACAAATTCATACTGTGGAAGTTGTTGCGATAAATCTTTAAATATTTCAACTTGTTTTTCTGGAGCAATACGATGTGGAAATAATATTACATTTTTCTTTTCCATACCTTTATATTGTGCAAGACTGTTATGTAAATATTCCATAGGCCATCCAACAATATGATTTTTATTTTCTGAAATTCTAAATGACTTAGAAAATAATTCTAAATGGAATTTTGTTGCAAAAAAATTATCGTCATAACAATCATACATAGATTGTTCAGCATTTCTTACCCAATCAGCGTCCCCGATCAATCTTCCTAAGAAGTCTTGTGGATCATAGCTACCAGCATGCCAAAGACCTCCTAAAATTATATCTTTTTTAAGTAAACTTGCCATATACTTTAGTTGTATTACTGTTGGATTCCATGCATCTGTATACAAAAAGTAATCACCATCATTTATCTGACCTTTACAAAACATTGTAGCAATTTGTTGTAATTGATTTGATTTATATACATTTGTTCCACCAAAATTGAGAAATGCCCCAGGCGTAGTAGCCTGGGGTACTTCTCCTCCACTAATTACTTTTACTTCTTCATTTGTAGCACGTTGCATTTGATTGGGTAGATACTCTTTCCATTGTTTTGTGTACCTAGTATCAACTGCTTCAATGTCTACAATGTAAATTGTCATCAGTTCCTCCGATTATTATACTTTCTTCCAGCATTGCGTGCCTTTGCTCGCAACCAGCCTTGATGCTTTTGATACGCCTGCCAAACAGACGATTCGCTTTTATACAAATTTGCTTCATTGAAGACTTTGCCTTCAAATCTACAGTAGTCCCTAAACTTTTCCAAGTCGTTGAAAACTTTGTTGTATGCTTCACGATTGAATTTAATATCCATTTTTGTGTTTTTCCTTGCATCTAAATTTTAGGATATGTGATTGAACAGCCGTTTTCGCCGTCTTCGGCAACATCAATAACAACAAACCGGCCTGGGTATCTGCTGTTAATTTGATTATATAAATCATCTGCAATCATTTCACAGGATTTATAATCAAGCTCTATAATAGATTCATTATATAATGATTCTAACCAACGTTTAAATTGTATAAATTCAATATCGCGATCATTATGATGAACTTCTATTTGTACTTTGAAATGAAAAATATGCCTATGTGGATAACCTAAAAAACTTACATCATACTCATCACCTGTAGCAAGTTTTGGATCTTCTAGTGCGGCTGGGTATTTATGTATGCCTTCTTTTTTAAACGTAACCCATATACTTCTTTGAACTTTATTTTCCATATATATTTTCCTATCTGCTTCACGACTTTCTCTTAACATATAATCGTAATAGCCTTCTCTTTGGTTGACAGCATCAAAACTAGGATAACCTTTTTCAAATACTGGTTCTATATTACTTGCTTTCATTGTATACTCATTTGATTACTTTGTCAAGCCCATATTTACTCCAATCTGTAAATTTTTGATCATCTAGCAGATTGTGTAGTCTATGGCACCAAACGCCTGGATTAGATGCCTTAAAGTCTTTGTCGTCAATTTTCAACATAGTGTTGTAATTCCACTGTCGTATGTAAGGCACAGGAACACGCAGTTGTGGAATAAAATTATCATACTCTGTTAAACCGCTTTCTAAAAAATCTTCAGCTACAGCAATAGGAATATCAAGTGAACAAAGATAACCTTCTTTCAAAAATTCTTTTATCATATTTGTCCATTCACTCAAATGTTCAGAAGTAGTAGGATTAAAACTATGATTAGCACCAAAGAAAACATGTTCACATTTTTGTTTTGCATAATAGTACATTATGTTTTCAACATCCTGCACACCATCAACAAACAATGTTTTCAAACCATAAGCAGGTGTTTTTTCAACTTCAGTACCTACAAACAATGTAGGTGTATCCAAAGATCCTTGCTGGTAATCTCTTTTCATCCAGCAAACCTATCGATTAATGCTAATACAGTTACATAACCAAAATATAAAAATACACATGTAATACAGAACTTTAGGAACTTGTTCATTCCGTCATCTGCCATTATTTCCCAGTGTGGGCGTGTATCTGGTTTTCTGTTCCATGGTAGTTTCATTCTTATCTCCCTAAAAATCTTTTAGCGGCATTTATAGGATTTCTTAAACCTTCATATGTATCATTTATAAATCCTATATGTTTATTAAGTTTAGCATTAAGTTCATCTAAAGTCAACTGTATTTTGTCTACTTTTTTCTTTAATTCTTCAATATCTTTTTCTAAATTTTTACTCATCACGCATAGCCTTTTTTTGTAAACTTAATTTTTCTTTTGCACTCATTAAATATGCCGCACCAGCTAATACAAGTATAGCGGCCGCTTCTGCAATAAGCACCCAAGGATCAGCATCTTTAGAATGTAATACTATCAATCTACATAAAGCAGTCATAGCAATAATAATTGGTAATGTTACAGGAATTCTATTGCTTATAAAGTAAGCACCAACCATACCTACTATTTCTGTATATATAAAAAGTAAAAATAAATCAGCAAGCTCTATTTTTCTGACTAGAAACATATCATATACATCTAATCCTGCCGCAAACACAGTTAATATTCCAATTACTGCCAACATAACTTTTTCTGTTGCAACAGTTGTCCAATGTAATCTATTATTATTAAACATTATCCTAAAGCCTTTAATTCTCTTTCTATACGGTGTATTTCATCTTTTAACCATAATTTTTTTGTTTTCATCCGGTTTACAATTTCTTCTTTTTCAAAACTTTTGTATAAACTTTTTATTTCATCATCTAATGTTCGATGTTTTTTATAAAGTTCTTGCAAATGTATTGCTAACTTATTGTGTTTCTCCGTAAAGTTGCTCATTTTCTAAATCCTCCAGTTTTGTTTCATCTAATACAGGTTCATCATCTTGCTCTTTGTCATCACCAACGTCAAACATAGCATAAAATTGTGTGTCCGCATTCAAAGTTTTCTTTCCTACATTACCTCTAGTGCCAGGAATAGCCATATAAAATCTACTGTGTTCTTCAATTAATTTTAATGCCTTTTCTTTGTCATCAGTTGCAAATATTGCTTCCACAACATCTCTGAAAAATACCCTGTCAAATTGTTCTTGTACAAGCATTTTAGGAATTGTTCCCGCATCATACTGTCTGTTTGCTTCTTGTACTGCATTTATATGACTCCAAACATTGTGTCCCATTTGTATTGCATAGCTGAAGCTATCCCAGCTAGTTTTGCCTTCTTTACCTATTTTATTCAAGTCTCCAGGAGCATATGTACAAACGTCTGATACTTTGAGTTCTGAAGTGATAGGTGAGTCTTCAAAGTTTTTAAATATCCCATCTGATATAACAGCGTCTTTAAACAAGCGGTTGTCTGAAGCATATTTTTTATCGTCAACTGACGGCACCATTCGATATGTCCATTTCGTTCTGTCCGCAGTTTCATTTTGTATGTATAATTGTCCATTTGCGGTGGCAAGAAAAGGACTAGCACAATCAAAAGTAATAGTATAGTTTTCATTATGATGCTTTCTTATTGCTCGTTGAATATCAGTCAGTAATACTGCCCATTCTAATTTACTTGTACCTAGAAAATGCATTATATCTTGTACACCTTTTTCTAGTAATCCATCATAACGCAATGACACAAGGCGTTTAAGTACAAGATGAACGTCACACATATTTTGTCCGCCCATTGACCAGCCATTAAAATGTTCGTTTGGATACTGTTTTGGGTCTGAATATTTTTTCATTCTCTGATACCAATCTTCTGCATCAGCATGTGTTTCACCTTGTAAAACATTTAGAAACTTACAGTTACCATTTCTCTTTTTAATAAACCAATCATTGTTTATATAAGTACCTTCAACTGCTTCCGCATATGTTGTTATACCAGTTGCTTTTTGTCCAGCTGGAGAACGTGCTACCCAAGCCGGAATATCAAGGATCATACCATAGTCCATATAGGCATCCATCCAAGTTAACACTTGTTCACGTTTCTTTTGTGCTTTTGGGCAGTTAGGATCTTTCCAATTGCCCTCCCAAACACCTTTACCAATTTGGAAGCCTCCTGAATCACCTAAAATCCAGCTTGTCTTCCTATCTCTGTTTCGGACCATGTCTTCTTTTGGTGAATGTTTATTTGTATCAAGTTCAGCATGTCCTGCACTGTATAGAGTAAAATGGTAATTAAACAATCCTTGTTTTGGATTTAGATAGTTTAGACTTTCAACACCATTTGTAAAGTTAGACGGAATACGTGATTTTTCTACATATTCGTCAAACCTTTGCTTGCCTACATAAGTTGCAAAAAAGCCACTTAGTGCAGGTAAAAAAACAGCATAATCATTTTGTGTTGCAGTTAAGTCTTTATTCATCCGTTACTTACTCTGTGCTGGAAGAATATAATCGTATTTTGTCATGCCGCTATCTACACTTATCATCATTGCGCCTTGATCTGAAATACTCATAGTAGCATCTCCATCTAAGTTTAGGATTGCTTGTACTTGTGCAACTGGCCAACTCCATGTATGTGCAAGTGTACCTTCAATACCGTGTTGGAATACAAATTCACCTGCGTGTGTACTTGCATCGCCAAAACTAAAAACTAAATTGTTATCTACAGTTTTAACATTGAACACAGGTTCTTCAGTATGAGCCGCACTCATTAACTTCATTCTTGCAATTGATGCTACACTTGGTTGAAAAGTAACGTTCCAAGTTGCTCCTTTAAATTTAACTGTCTTTAGTTTCTCTTCGATAATTTGTTTGTTCATAAACCTATAATCGTTTTGAAAGTCACCTGCGGCATTTTCAAAGTGAATATGCGTAGGAACAGTTTCACCATTGCGTTCTGCCTCGACAACATCAATCTTTGCATCTTTTTGATACTCAGGATTTTTTAAATGTAGTGCAAGTTTATCTAAATTTGGCATTCCGAAAGTACCTTTAAACTCAGATACTGGCGAATGTGTCTGTGCTGATAGAATAACGCTTCTATCTTCCGCCATTGAGTCTATAGCAGTGCCTTCTTCGTTGCTTATTTTAACTAAACTTAGAAATCCTAGCGAATGTGTATGTGCTACGATATCTTGTAAAATGTCTTTCATGTGGTTTCTCCTATTTCAAGTTTTATTATATTATCTTTATTCAAAGAAGTCAAGTAGTTTTCTACACTATATTTAGGTTTAAATCCTAATGACTTAATTTTTTCCATATTTGCACAAGTCCATTGTCTTTCATATGGTGTATTTAGGCGAACAGGTACATCTGGAGCAAAGTCTGAAATTTTAAATGGATGTCCTGTGCCTATATCTATAGTACCTGTATACTTGCTTTTCATGCAAAGTTCAATTGCATCGCATAAATCTTCTAAATGTATAAAATCTCTATAATGGGTTGTTGTATATTCTAATTTACCATCTATAAGTTTTTGTAGAAACATACCTTGTCTTGGCGAGCTGTTATATACAGTGTGAAATCTCATACCTAATGTATTAACATATCTTTCTGCGGCTTCTTCTACACAATATTTCGAAGCGGCATATGGGTTTAGGTCTGGTTCATACGCACTGCTTGAACTTGCGTATAGTATACGTGTGTTAGGATATCTCGCAAATAATCTTTTTGATACTTCTACATTGTTCCGCCAATAACTTGCCGGGTCATTTATACTTTCCCGTACACCGCTTTTTCCAGCAAGATGTATTATCAAATCAAAATTCTCATTTAATTCACAATCGTATAAATCATGACTATTGTTAAAATGATCTCTATCCCATCCGTCTTGTAAATCGAACCCAACTACAGAATATTTTTTTGTTAATCTCTGTAATAATCTACTGCCTATAAAACCTCTATGACCAGTAAGCATTATATGCATTTTAGTTTCTCCCAAGTGTCTTGCCAGCCTGTTACTTCAATTGCATGTCCTAAATCAGCATCTATAATTATTTTCTTTAACGGATAATCGTTACCCATAACATCCATCCTATCACCATAAAAATGTAATACATCATCTGGATGAAAGTCAATAACAATTTGACTTTTATCTTTGCCTTTAGGAGATATATCAATACCGGTTTCTCCTCCTGGTCTTGCAATAAGTTCTGGAAATTCATTGTTAAACTGTTTAGCAATTATATCACGTTCTTTAGTAGCATTATCATGATTTACATAAAGTTTACGTTCACCCATTGTTGCATTACGGCCAACTACACTAAAATTAACCATGCCAGGACGCTCTTCTATATGCAATCCTGTTCTTAAGGGAAATTTGCTTTCTTCTAGTTGTCTTATTAAAAATGCTCTTGTTATTGGTCCGATATGCCAATCATCTGTGCGTATATGTTTTTCTCCTTGCCATACATCACTGCCAGAACAGTTATATACTCTTTGTGCAAGACTATATATTTCCTCTCCTATTTGTTCAATTGTTTTTTCTTTATCGCTACCTGTGACAAGATAGACAGAATTATTAACACAAAAGTCTGAAAAAAATACAGCAAAATCTGAATCAATTTGTCCCCTACTTGGTGTTATTGTTCCGTCAACATCAAAAATATATCTATTCACAAACTCTCCTCCTAAGATCACTTGAACTAAAACGATGATCTCTTTTGTTAAAATGTATTTCTATATCTCTTTTCCTGCAAATATCTTTTCCTGTAAAATCTTTATCCCTATATTCTTCTCCAAGTATTCTTATATTAATTGGATACATAGATAATATATCTTCTAGATCAGATTCGGTTGCATAAGGAATAATTTCATCTACATACTCAACACCTTTCAATTGTGTATAACGTTCAACAACAGTTTGTATAGGTGCATTTTTCTCGTCTCTATCAACACTTGGATCTATTTGTAGACCACATATTAAATAATCGCATTGTTCTTTTGCTTCACGCAACATAATTACATGTCCTGCATGTAATAAATCAAATGTGCTACATGTAAATCCTACTTTCATTTTACACTCCGTAATTAAAACTTATACTAAATCTATCTTTGTCAGAATTATTTTTTGTGACTCTGTGTGGTATCCAACTGCTGAATATATATAAATCATTAAGTTTACTTTTATATTGTGTTCTTGGTATATTATAAGATGTTGTTTCCTTAACTAATAATTTAGGAATATGCATTTCACTATTATCATTTCTTTCAAATACAATATCGCCTTGGTCTAAGTTTTCATCTGCTTCTAAATACCACACTCCACTAAATAGAGCTCCTAGTTTATCTCCATGATGTAAGTGGTTATGAACAGGATTGTCAACTCCCGGAGGATTCCTATTCACCCATATGTTATATAATTGAACATTATAAAATCCTACATCTTCACAAATATTTGACATACATTTATCGAGGTTAGTTACTAATTCTTGCACAGCATCACATTCTTCTAGGAAAATATCAGTACTATCCCAAGGTCTTTCATCCTTCATAAGTGGATTTGTTCTTTTTTGTTTGATTTTATCTAGCGAATAATTTTTTATTTTTTTATTATCTAAATTTCCTATATTACCCTTCCAAATAACATGAGGAAATAAAACATCACTATCTAGTATCATTGTAGGCTTTCCGGCATTGTAAAAAGTGCTTTAACTCCTGATCTATCTTCAGGTTGTTTTCTAGCAAATACGACCCACTTAGGGTTATAATCAAAAGACATTGTTCTATAATGTTCATAACAATATTCTTTAAAACTTGCACCAGTTGTATATACATCATCAACAATCATAGGTGGACCTACAGTTGCATATGGTTTCAATGCTCTTGCTAAAGGTAATCCTCCTCTAGGTATGCCTTCAACTGAACCGAAAGGTCTTGTTTCATAGTCCATAATCATACGAGCTATTCCCTTCCAATCATCTTTTGTAAGAGCATCACATTCTATTTTCCAATTCAGAGGTAATCCTGCATGACTTATAAAAAATTTTTTTTGAAATAAATTAGTCAATTAAGTCACTCCATATTTTCAATTTTTCTTTCTTTGCACCACTTCGGGCATAAACATGTTTCCAATCTAAAATACCATGTTCACACATTAAATCAATCATGCAATATACATCGCCTACTTCATCTAAAAGTTTGTTTCTTTGATCGTCTTCAATTTGTTCTTTCTCATTGTATTTTCTTATTATTTTTGAACATCTTTGTGTCAATTCTCCGCATTCCTCAGCAGTGATAATCATTAATTGTTGCAGTTTGTTAATAGGACTGTTCATATTATACTCCAAAATCAAATAGTGTATTAAAAGTTGTATTTTGTTTTGTATCTTCTAATGGATAATTCAAAACACCGATTAAGTTATCAAGTTTATTATCGATAATTGTTTCAGCCATTGCTGAATCATCAAATGGAAGTTCTTTGAACCATTCAGGCAAACGTAATTCATCTGTTGGATATGCAACACTTGTATAACCTAATGGATTTTGTTTTAGTTTACAAACAATAACCTTCATACCATCTACAATTTCTTGCGAATACTTGTCTCCGTTCATACGTTTTAGTGTATTCCAGTTGATGCTTGCTCTTACATGTCCAGGCATGTTGGCTTTACCTTGTTTTTCTTCAAGTCTTTGATAATGCCCAATTTTGTTTGCACGTTTTGGAGATCCTTTTTCCCATCCTGGCCTAGCAGAAAATTCTTTTCTAAATTGCGTAATTCTTTCTAGTACTTCTTCCTGCGGTTTTTCTTGTAATACCATCATTAGTATTTCACTTAAAAATTCTTGCATGAACACAGGAGTATCAGATCTACGCAAATCTAAGCCCATTGCTTTGACTTTGCCTGGCTTGCCATCTACATCACTTCTAAAACCTTCTACATCATAAACTAATGCCGCATAACGTTTCTTTGTAATATACAATCCGCTTTCTGCAACAATTTCTCTACCTGCCGCGATAACATCTGCTCTGCTTTTAGGACAATGAAATGCATCATACATAAAATCTTCAAATGTAGAATTTGCTTCTTCTGCAACTTGGTCATATAGGGTAATCACATTGTCTTTTGACCAAGGCAAGTTACCGTTATCTATTTCAGTTTTTAATGTAGGATAAGCCGAAAAATATACTGAGTCAGTATCTCCATAAATTACACTTTCACCTGTATGATCATACGTGCCTGTAATTACCTTGTTTACTTCTGCACTCATATGCTTTACAATAGTTCTACCAGAAAGTGTAGTAGATTGTCCAATACGTTTGTCAAAAAATCTACAACCAGGATTAAGAATAGCACCATACAAACTGTTCAAATTAATTTTCTTAACAAGTTGTCGCTTGTCCCAATATTCAATTTCAATTGCGTTGCCTGCATCTTTTGCTTTTTTAAGTTGTGCTTGTAAGTCTTTACGTTCTGAATACCAACGTTTTAGAATACCAGGGATGACACCTTCAAATTCAGTTGTAAATATAGTGCCATTTGAACTTAACATCCAAGGCATATTACTATCGAATATTAATTTATAAATTTCTGCACCACTTAATACATCACTTGCACTACCTGCTGGCTCTTTTCCTTTTTCCCAATCTACTGTAAGTGCAACATCTTTTCTTTGTTCCATTACAGCTTCATATTCTTCTGTACTAAAGCGTCCTTCCCAACTACCTGCAAAACTCTTCTTTTTAAGAGTCATATCTTCATGCACACGGGCTTCGCTTGTCTCTGGACGTATTTGCCCAACAATAGTTTCAGGAGCCATATTAAGAGCTCTAATAACACTAGGATATAGACTGTTCAAGTCCATTGATCCAATCCACTTGTGCAATCCTTTTTTAGGAAATGCTACGTAAGCACCTGCCGCTTGTGTATTCTCATCGTCACGTCTTGGTCTATTAGGAACCTGTAGTCCTCTATGATGTGCTTCGTTAATAATTGCTTGTTCTGTAACTGCAACTGCACCCATAGTGGTCTGTAGCAAAACAGTATTTGCATGTGCTAGTTCGTTACTAAGATCAATAAATCTTAGTTTTTTGTCCAGCTTGTCCAATAGTGCGGTATCTTGTATGTTGTATTCGATGAATTTTCTAAAGTCATTGTTGTACAACTGGTCCAAAGTTCCTTCATAAGGCACTTTGTTTTCACCAACTTCAACCTCACCAATGGCATCAAGCCTATAGCTGTGTCTTTCTTCATATGTGTATTTACGATATAATTCTAAACTATCTAAATGCACTCTGCCTATTAGGTCAAAGGTTACAGCTGATTTACCATACTTCTCATATTCCCGTTTCTTAGGAAGTTGTCCCCACAAACAAAAACGTCTTGTGTCGTCCTTGCTTAGTACACGACTGGTTCTATTAACTGTGTAAGGAATATCATAACCTTCGCTGTTCCAACCTGAAAGTATATCAGCATCTTCAATTAATGTTAAGAAAGTGTCAATCATATCACCTTCTTTTTCAAACAGCATTACATTTTCAATTCCTTCTAATTCTTTCTTTGCTTGATCCATTGTAAGAGTCTTAGGGGGAACAGCTAAACATACCATTGTTTCAAGCCATTGTAAATATACAGATATACTTGTTATAGGCATAAATGGATCTGCAGGATCAGCAAAGCCACGCTCTGGATCAAAGTCAGTTTCGATATCAAAAAACGCAATGTTTAATTTAGGAGCATCTTGATTTAGATAGTTTTCACTTAGACACTGGAATATAGGATTGATGTCGCTTTCAAAAAGCTCTTTGCCTTTGTTTATTGCAACTTCTTTTCGAAAGTCTTTTGTATTCTTGCATACAATACGTGATAACGGATCGCCAAATACACTTTTATATTTGCCGCGATCGTCTTTGTAATAGAATGTATATTTTGATTGATATTCGTGGAAGTGTCTTTTACCATCTTTGCGTTCAACTACACGGATCATATCTTGATCACGATCAAAGAAAGCGTCTACGTAACTCATTTTATCTCCTCGTTGCTTGTGGCCAACTTAACCATCTACATGCCATAGGGCGTTATTCATTCATATAAATTATCTTTAATAATTTTCATCATTTTACTTTTAAGTTTATGCCTTGTAAATGCCTCATATGATTCTGCTAATTTATGTGGAACAAACCACTTTGCCTTATAATGTTTGAAACTTAAACAACGTTCCATCATTGCTCTTGTTTCTGTATTGTTACTATCAAATTTAACTAATTTTATTTTCTTATTTGTATTTACTCTATAGTATATTAACACATCGCCTCGTTTGATGTCAATAGTTTTATCTCCAAAAAATTTAATTGCAATATTCCATTGTCTTACCCAACTACTTACATCAAAAGATCCTGACAACACTCTGCAATTTTTTGTGAATTCATTTTCTTCGTAATATGCAGGTAAACTTGTTATAGTAAGTCCTGGTTCTTCTGAAAAGAAAAGGTATGCAGGATATCTTAATTGATGTATAGCTTCTGCATTAGGTGGACCACCATATGCTTTATTGAACTCATCACCATAATCATACTTGAATGTAGCACTATCATTCTCATAATCATAAGAACAATAAAAGTCTATTGGTGCTTTTATTGCGAAAGTCCTAATCATTTCATCAGTCATTGCAGGACATACACTTGCACTTGGCCCTAAAAATTTTTTTACATCTAATGTTCTGTTAACTGGTATCGGTTCAAAATATTTTAATTCTGATAGATCATCCGATAAATCAAAAATATTTCTTGTACCTTTTATTAGCGGTGACCAGTAAAGTGTAACAGTGTCATCCTTTACCACCATGATGCGGCAACTCCATATCCAAATATATTAACACATACAAACCAACCTGTTAATAACATTACCCATGCCGCTCCTCTACGCATTGAAGCATAACATTGTGTAACACTTCCTACAAAAAAAGCAGGATATACTATTAGCATGTTAGGATCTTTAGCAGTTAGTGCCAAAGTCATACTAGCACCTACAGTGAAGATAAAACTAACAAGCTCAAATGCAAATGCAATTTTGTCAGATTTATAACTTTGTATCCAAAATTGTTTTATTTTTTGCAAAATTTATTTGTCCTTACCAACAGTAACAACTAAGGTTTCTAGATCTTCGAATTCATCATTAACTCTGTCCCAGTCACCTTTTTGTGCAATTTTTATAGCTTTGTTTATTAATCCTGGTTTTATATCTAGTTCTTCTGCTACTGCTTTTACAGTTTCTTTCAAGCCTTGTTGCAGGTCTTCTACTTCTTGCAATACTGTTACACCCTCATTGACAAGACGCTCCAATTTTGCTTTTTCTTCGGCTCCGTAAGTACGATCGCTCATAGTGTCTCCTTATTAGTTTGTAATACTATATACTATAAATTAGGATTTGTCAAGTGTTTTTTGGCGTTCTTCCCATGCTTTTTCGAAAGCTTCGCAGTATTCATATAAAGGAGCACCATTACTGCCAGCTATCCATAACCGACGAAAATATCCATCTGCACTTGCTATCACTGTTTCTGGGGAAGAATTAAGATGGCCCTTTACCATATAAAATAATCTGTACTGTTCTTTTAGATCATTTCTTAACATGTTGTATTTAATCTAAAGGTTTTGTTGATACGCTAACAAAGACTATTTTGTAGCGTTTAGGATTTTGTAAAGTTCTTGTTTTATTGATTCTGTTTTTTTATTAGGTAAATTTTTATGTTTTGTACTTGCAAAGTCTTTTGCATCTTTTTTTGATATATCTCCTGCTACTTTGCCTGCTTCACCACCTTTTGGCATATCGCCTTTTTGCATTGCTCTTACTATACCAAAAAATTGTTGTTGTTTTTTGCTAACTGCTTTTTCATCTATTTCTTTATCTGTTTTGTTAACTATCCTTTTCATAGCATTCAACCTTGATAACAATCTAGGGTTTTTCATGATAGTAACAAACAAACCTACATAAGGTTGTAGTGCTTCTCTTTGTGCCATTGGAAGCGTATCACCTTGTACAGCATTAATTAATCCTGCTGTTACTAAAGATGCTGGATCATCTCCTAAATCAAGAATATTGACGCCTCTTCTAAGATCATTTGTATCCTTCTCACCTACAAGTTTATCCCTAGCAGGATGAGGAGATTCATTTCCACCTGGTGTGCTAGATTTAGTAAATGCATCTTTGCCTTTAAGTTGACCTTCAGGACCAGTTTTTTGTGCTTCTGTAACTCCTGCTAATTTTGCAAAATCAGTTATGCTATAATCTTTGTCCATAGATAAACTACCTTCTTTTACAGAAGCAGTTTCGGCTATATAATCTTTGTTTGCAACTTCTTCTGGTGCTCTGTTCACCATATTCATAAGTGCTTTTTTATCATCTTCTGGATTTGATGGAAATAAGTCCTTCATCATAGAACTCATTTTATAGAAATCTGTCAAATGCCCGGTCCTTTATTCAATGCAATTCGCATAGCTCTTTTAGCATCAATTGGTTTTATTTTAGGATATTTTTGCATCAACATTTTTAGTGTTTTTTTATCTCCGTATCTATAAATATTTTTTTTGATAAACGGAATATATTCATCTTCCATTTCATCGCCTGAAAAATTACCTAAATATTTTTGTACGAAGTCTGTAAATCCTTCATTAGCAGATGTTTGTTGAAAAAATTGTAAAAATTCTTTGTGTCTTTTATGGAGTTCAGCGATATCAGGATTTTTTAGGTATACCTTAAGCCAACCTTTGTATTCAGGATCGTCTGCTAGTGTCTTTTCTTTCTTTTTGAAAAAGTCGAATATACCTTCAGATACACGCATTAGCCTACCTTTACACAGTTGTCTACAGTTCTACCACCTTTTTTCTTGGTGCCTTGTAAACGATAGCCTTTCCAGCAAGCCTTTCCGTCTAAGCCTTTTTCTTTACCTTCAGCTTCTCCTATGTTAAATGTGCGCCAACTTGGCTTTCCACAATCTGGACATAATGCATCTGCTGATTCGTTTTTCTTTGCTGTCTTTGCCGCGTCTTTCCAATCTTGATCAGTAGGTGCTCCTTCTTCACCTTTCTTACGAGGTTTTTTTCCGGATTTCTTGTTTTTGTTTACATAGTAGTACAAGCCCTTAGGCTCTTCTTTTAATTTACTCTCAACTTTTTCGGAAAGGGAATTTAAGTATGATTGTTCATCAACTTGTACTTTTCTTTTCATTATGTTTTTTGTAGATCTTGATTCAGCAAATTTCATGTCGTAATCCATTGCATGATATACTGAACCCATGTAGTCTGCAGCTTTTGTAATTTTAGATTGTTGCCAACCTTGAATGCCTTCAGCTTCGGAGACTGTTTTTAGCATATCATGTAACTTAATAGCATATTTTGCTATTTTGTACAAGTCTGCACGAGCCATTTGAACTTCGTGATCTCGTTCAGCTGCATGAGCTAGATCTCCTAAGCCGCCTTCTTTTAGTTTTTTAGTCATCTTTATCTCCGAATACTTTGTAGTAGTATTTATGCTTTCTTTGTCTTCTTTGATTTCTTTTTACCGCCCAGCAAATTACCAAAATCCGCTCCGTTTTTCATTGTACCATCTGCATTATACATATTACGACTTTGCATAGTGCCTACGTTACCGCTCACTGTTGCTATTGAAGATGCATTTGTATTTTCTGGAATACTATTGAATTTTAAATTATTTGGAATAATTGGTTTAGTATATGTTTGTTTTTTGTTTTTTTGTTTTTTCGGTGTAGCTCCAGATGGCATGTTGGAAGCTCTTCGTTTCTCTCGTTCAACGTCATTAGGATTCATAGGACTTTCTTCATTACGAGCTAATTGTTGTGCTTGTTGTGCAGTAGGCTTTATATTTGTTCCTTTGTAATTTCCTTTATCGTCAAGTGATGCTTTTTCTCTGTCGGTTCTTCCATACTGTAAAGCTAGTGCTTTACTATCCGCAGCCATTTTTTGTAGTTCTGGCATTTGCGACATAATACTATCGTATGCTTTTTGCATAGTAGGTAAATCATTCGGACTATATTGATTAGTATCTATTCCTTTTTTGATTGCACCAGCCATTTTTTGCATAAATTCTAAAAGTTTGCTCCCCATGTCAGCTCTTGCCGCTGTGTAAGCCATATTTTTCATCATAGGCATCAATTTGTTAAGATCCGCATTTCCTGAATCTTTCATAGCTTTTATTTGTGCCGCATCTTGTTTTAATCTTTGTATATCTTTGTCGCTTATATTTTCTTTAAATAATTCACGTAATTTCATGACTTCTTCCTTTTCTTTTTGCGACCACCTTTCATGTTTGCACACCAATGATACATTTTGGCACGTTCGCCGCTTGCTTTTTTTGCCTTTTTGCGTAGGCTTGTCACGCTTCCTTTACAACTAGCACCTGAACGTTTTACACGCCCTGGTCTGCTTTTGCCTTTTTTCTTGCCGTCTGCAAAGTTTTCTTTATATACGTTACCCCTATTCTTTACGGTAGCAATTATTTTTCCACCTTTTTTTAATACATAGCTTGGGACAGGAGTATTACGTTTTGCATAAACTTTTGCTACAGCATCGTTAAAACTATTCCATTTATCTTTAATAGTTTCACCTTCAAAATCTGTTATATCGTATTGCTTTCCGTTATCCATTACAATGATTAATCTTTGATTGTCATTGTTTGACATTTGTTCGTTATTACGTTGTGTAATAGGTGGAACTTTGGATCTTGATTTATCTTTAGGATCAGTTTCTCTTGCGCCTCTTTCTTTTGCCGCTTTTGTCAAAGTGCCTTTAACAAGATTTCCTGTTTTAGTAAAATATGTTCCTGCCGGAGCTTCTTTAGTTTCATCAACAGGGGCATTCATTTGTTGTTGGATAGCTTTTGCAGTTCTTTCAAATTTATGATCTTTATATTTGAATCCTATACCTCCTGCAGATTCCCATTGGTTAATATTTTTACCAAAGTCGTCTATGAGAATATTTGGAGTACCATCTTCTTTTGTTGCGAATTGAGCTTTATTATGTGTTATGTAAACATTTTTTGGAGGAAAGAATGCTAAATTTTTTTCTATCCATTCACGCTTGTGTGGCTCTGATCTAGGATCATCTGCAAGCGGAGAACTGCAAATATTGTATTCACCTTTTATTTGTTTAATTAAACTGAGTAGTTGTTTTGCTTGTGGAAGTAAAGGTAGTTTAAGCCAAAACTCATCAGTGTCTCTAATTTTTTGTAAAGCATCTTTAATGTCATGTTCTTTATCAATTTTTGTAAAATGATCTACTTGCATTATTTTAGCCCATTCTCCAAAAAAGTCAGCTAAAACGCCATCCATGTCTACATAAATTTCTGTTGCCTCTGCTATCTCGCCTAAATTTTCTTTCATTTGCTCAAAGTATAACACAGAATCAGGATCATTGTCAACCGATTCTGAAAACAGGTGTGGCTTTCTATTTGCCCATTTACGCATTAGAATGCCAGCTACACTATTAGCTTCATTTTCGTCTCTACTACCATCTGCGCCATCTAAATCGTCTTTGCTTTCTCTTTGTACAAAATGCACTAATTCATGTGCAAGAGTACGCATAACATCCATTTGATGTCTGTTGGCATAGCTCACTGTAATAGTTTTATCATCTATATCAAAATACCCAAATGTTTCAGGAAGCTCTTTTGCTGTTAATTTTATTTTAGGTCTATTGTTAGGCTGAAGTTGGTTACAACAAAAATTTACAAATTGCTTGTAATTATTAATTTTTTCTTTATCTAAAGATTCTGTAATGCCTAAGTTAAATAGGACATTTGTCTTTGGTCCTTTTATTTTTTTTGGCATGTTTGCAGGACGTCCATCTTTGTCAACAATATTACCAAACTTTTTTGCTTGAATAGAAATTTCGTTAGGTCCTACATCAACAGTTTGATTCTGTTTTGTAATACGTCCTACTCCTTCCCTTATATCGTTATACTTCATTTTTTACGTCCTCTGAATTGCACAGGACCTGTCATATAAGGTTTGGAAAACCAAAGTTTGAACCAGTCTGGATCACCAGGCTTTAAGCCTAATTTATCTTGTCTGGCTTTTAGTTTGGCTGCGGTTAGCGAAGGATTTTCGTCTATTTGATACTCAGTGTAACCTTTGTATTCATTTACACCTGCAAGTCTTTTTAATTCTTCAATACTAGAATACATATCATTTCTCCACCGCTTGTGTAGGAGTTTGAGGAGCTCTCATTTTTGCTATCCTAGCATTTTTATCTTTATTAGTTTTATTTAAAGAAGCCCACCATTCTTGAGCACCTGCTATTGCTTGATTAGCAGGAATACTTCTGCCGTTTTTCAAAAACGTAGCATCGGTTACAGCTAACATTTGTCGTAATTGTTTTTCATGATCTACATTGGGCATAGGTCTGCCTAATGCACTCTGTTTTGCATATGCCGCGTATTTGTCCATAGCCTTTTGTATTTTTTCCTTACCATATTTTTCTACTTTTGCTGGGTTGGATTTTAAAACTATTGTTACATCGTTAAAAGGATCAAACATTGCATCTCTTGTAGTAATACCGGACTTATCCGCACTTACTGAAAAAGTGCCAGCTCCTGCTTTTACAGAACCTGAATCTGCTATCTTGTTTCCTTTAAAATCGTACATAGCAGTTTGATCTGTGTTGACATCTCCTTTACCAGTACCAACTTTTATTGGATCATTCGAGCCTGGCTTTCCAGGGTCAACATCTGTTTTAAAATTAGTTTTTATATTACGTTGAACATAATCATATGTATATTGTAATCCTCCTATCATAGGAGTTTTCCATTTGACCATGCGTGAACCGTCGAATGTATATGTTCCTCCTCCGTCACTTACATGCACTAAGTTATCATCATATTTGTCCTGTATATATGTAGTTCCATCATCTGCGGTGTAACCATTTCTACTAATTGGTATTGTTGCATCTGGTGCCTTTGGTGGATTTTGCGGTTTCATTACCTTTATTTTATTTGGTAAAGTATCTTTTACTTGTTCTTTTATAGGTTCTTCTGCAGGTTCTGTACCCAATGCATCGTCTAGCAACTTACTTGCTATCTCAGCATTTCCAGGATACATTAATTCTGTAGCTTGTATTTTTTCTTCCGGAGCCATTTGCGGCCAAGCATTTCTTAATTCTGTAGCACTGCGTATTGCCATACCTTTGAAATCAAAATCTATAGTAGGGCCATAAGCCATATGTGCATGTCTATCTGCGGTAACTAAATTATCATCTGTAACATAACTTATAATATATCCTACATTGCCGTCACTTTTTCTAATTTGATCGGGCAAAGGATGACTTGTTTTATCTTTTTCACTACGCACAAAGACTAAAGCAGTTTTGCTTGTATCTCCAAGAATATTTTCGTAGCTTAAAGCATTAAAAGGTGACTTAACTTGTATAAATTTTTGTGCAGGAACACCCGCCATAGTGGCTAATTTTTGTTTTATATCAAATGGAAAAGGTCTGCTTGTTGTATCATTTGTAGCGGCTACGTAAACATTTTGTACACCAAATGTACTAACTGCCCAATCATAAAGACTTTTATGTCCTGGATGAAATGGATGAAATCCTCCAGGCATAACTGCAACAACCTTAGTTGCTACATCTTCGAACAGTTCCCTTAATCTCATTTATATTCGCCTTTTTCAATTTCTTGCATTTCTTCTGAAAAAAGTTTATCTATTAGTGCATCTTTTTCTTCTTCTGAAAAAAGTTCTTCGGGATTTTTTGCTAAGTTATATTTTTTACAATATGCACTTATGCCTTTGTCTATCATAGGTGCTAATTGTTCTTTAGCATTATATTGCTTTCCGTCGCGATGCATATCAGCTATCTTGCTAAATGTAGGAAAATATTGTTGTCTATAAAATGCAGGATCGTTTCTCATATAGAAACTAGTATCATCAACTATATCGAATTTTGGTTCAGTTATTTCATTTACACTTACCATTTTCTTCTAACCTTTTTTTTAGTTCCTCTATTTGTTTTTGTAGTTCAGCAATTTTTTCATTTGCCTTTTTTAATTCTTCAAGGCCTCTATATCCATATTCAGTATAACCTTCTACCATTTACGACAGCTCCAGTAACGTGCCTTATGACGCGGTCCTGGATTGTCACAGTTGTGTCTTGCACGGAAACTTCTTCTTCTTTTTGGATTAGATTTTTTAATCCGCATTTTTTTATCCCCAAAGTTTACTTTGACTACATTACCTTTTGGGTTTTTCACATATACTTTAAACTTTTTGACATCGCCTGCCATAGGCTTACCAAGTTTTACTTTTCGTCCTTGATACTCCGCTTCATCAACTTCATCATCTTCGTTAAACCACATGACGCCAAATTCTTCATAAAAGTCATCGCCGTCGTATGTCACTTCAGTGACGTCTTGTTCTTGATCTGCGTTAACATAGATATCAAAATCTTCATATCCTTCTGCAAACAGATAGTTTGCTAGACGCTTTGCATATTCACCTGATTCTTGCTCTGATAGTGTCCTCGGCAATGGAATCTGCATAACAGTTGTATCCTGTTCTGTATCAAATGTTTCGTACAAAGGAAACACAGATTCGTCTAGTTTCTTTGTTTCTTGTTTTTCCATTACTACTGTTACAAAATGTTCCATATTAAACCCCTTTTGTATATTTATCCTGTTGGTGCTGAACTCTTATATGGGTGACTCACGGGTAAAAGCGACTCTGCACCCCATTTGTGTGCTACATATCCTTCTGCTTGTTCTATGTATGTCATGTCAGTTCCTCCTGTGCCAGGCAATCCCTTCACGCTCAAAAATTCAAACATTGAACCACCAAATGTTTGACTGCCTCTGTTACGGAATATTCGCAACAGTTGGTTGTCTTTTAAGTTGTTGTCATAGTCTGTTTCAGGAG